GGTTGGGAGTTCGAATCTCTCCTGGGGCACCATATTCTTTCCGGTATAGCTCAGTTGGTAGAGCGAAGTCTTGATAAGGCTTGTGTCGCTAGTTCGATTCTAGCTGCCGGGACCATCTTCAGAGTTACGCAATGTATCGTGACGCAGTGAAGTATAAAGACACTTGGTTAGCTCCAGGGTCTGAAGCAATGAGGCTGTACCAGCTAAAGGCGTTCCACGCCCTGGACAAGCACCTCAAAGAGCTAGATGCAGCTTACCGTAAGCTCTCTGGCCTCAACTAGTTTTATCGGGGTCGCATGTTCCAAGGGCAGGCGATGGTGCCTTGCACGCACCGTGTGATGGGTTCGATTCCCCTCGGCTCCACCAATTTCAATTTTACGACTTGCGGCCTAAGCCGCTAAAAGTAAAACGGGGCAGACGCCCCCTTTATTACAGCGTGAGTGCTAAAACTGTCTGGTGATGTTACCCGGCTCATAACCGGATGCTTAGTGGTTCGATTCCACCTCTCGCTACCATATTTGATCGTGAAGATAACGGCCACACTCGATTGTGGAGATAGAGTTAGGAGCTTCGCGGATTTCAGACCCGGACGATCAAATCGAATCCATGGCCCTCCCCATGCGTACAGAGGCCGCTTCTCTGTCTAAACAAGTGCGGCACAATTTCTTGGCGAGTAAGCATAGCGGTACTGCGGCGGACTGTTAATCCGTTTTCTCGAAAGAGTCTCGTTGGTTCGAATCCAACCTTGCCAGCCATATTCAGCGATGTGCGGTTTTATGCCCACGACCCTTCCAGGGCTTACTTGGTTGCGGTGAGAGTCGCGTTTAATTTGCAGATCCAAGCTACGATGGCTATAAGCGAGGGCGGGCGAGCCATATCGACCCTCATCTGCAATTTGTCCGCTAGGCCCAGACATTAAACGGGCGACGATGAACCTTTGTCCGAGTTGCTTAGGTCGTGGATTGCAAACCCACGTAGACTGGTTCGATTCCAGTAAGGTTCTCCAATTTCCGGTTGATGAAATAAGGTGCTGGGACACCAGGGCGGCTGTAAACCGTTCGCTGACGCTATGCCGTTCGATTCGAGCCATTAACCACCAACTTTGCCGAAAAGGTGCCATACCCGAAAGCATTCTCCAATCAGGGGGCGTGCAGTGAGGGCAGGTTATCGTCCCCTCCCCTAATGATGGGCGCGTGTAGGGCGGCAAGCGCGAAAGAATAACTCTCACGGCTCAATGCCGCACCAGGGAGTTAGTTACATCGAGACGTTGGCCGACCGGCGCTAGGCAACAGGCTTTTAACCTGTTTTAATCTGGTTCGATTCCAGAGCGTTTCACCAATTAGGTAAGCAATGAAGACTTGTACTGGCTGTAAGCTAGAAAAGGCAAGGTCAGAGGTCTTCTTTGCTGGCTATGTAATACCGCACTCGGTAAGTTCCACGATGACATTGATCGGCTCGCTAAGGCTATCGAGTACTTAAAACAACAGTAGATTGGCAGAGTCAGGTCGATTGCAGCGGTTTGCTAAACCGTAGGGTGTAACAGCCCCGTGCGTTCGAATCGCACATCTACTGCCATACAACGCAGCCGGATTACATGGTCATCCTTGAGGGGTGACGGAGTACGAAGCAAAGGGCTGCACCAGACGATAAGAGAGCGCTATGTGGAAGAGCGGTAGGCAAGGTACGGGTTATGCGCGTTTAACGCTCCTGGCCACCTCCTGGCTCGATTGCCACGTACTTCGCTACCCTCCGGGCGGGTACATACCTCCACACACCGATAAACTGGTGGACGGCAGGAAGCACTTCAGGATGAACATACGCCTTACCGGCGACGATTCATTCAAGTGCCGCAAGGTACTCTTCAAGTGGTGGCGTGTGGTGATCTTCCGGCCTGACTTGCATGAGCATTCAGTACCGGCAGTCAAGAAGACTCGATACATGCTCAGCATCGGCTGGGCGAGATAGATACAACGGCTTGTGGCGGAATTGGCAGACGCACCGGATTTAGGTTCCGGCGCCTTATGGCGTGAGAGTTCGACCCTCTCCGAGCCGACCATTTACAACGATTGTAGGTTGAGCCTATTGCTCCCTCTCGTTACAACAGACTTCGGCGGGTAGGGCCCATGGCGGGCAAGCGGTCTTGAAAACCGTCCTACTGTAGAGATATGGTAATCGTTCGATTCGATTACCCGCCTCCAATTCAACGCACGTGACCAGAGGCTGCAATGCCCGTGCGACTCGGCCTATATGGCTCCCAGCCTTGAGCGGGTATGAAAGAGTAATGCTGATAACACAAACAAAAACACCGCCTTTCGGCGGTGCTTCGGAACGCAGTGAGAATCAGCCCAGCAGGGTAGCCCAGCTCTCAACCACATCGCCGCCCCACTTGGATTTCCACTCTTTCAGAGTCTTGTGGTTGCCGCCTTTGGTTTCGATGACTTCACCGTTGTGCGGGTTCTTGTACTGCTTGACCTGACGCTGACGGCGGGTTGCGGTAGGCGCATCACCCGACTTGCCTGCCGGTTTCTTGCTCTTGCCTTCTGGGTCGAGCAGCAGGTTTACATCACGCAGGGATTTGCCGTACTCGCCCATCAGAGTACGAAGCTTACCTTCGAATTCCAGCTCTTCTTGCAGCTTGCCATCGTTCTGGAGTTGTGCCAGTCGGGCTTGCAGCTCAGCAATAGCTTGTTCTGTATTGCGGTATTCGGAAATCAGCGAGGCCATGGGTGCGTTCCTTTCGGGTTGTTCGTGAGATGTGCCGAGAATATACAGGCGAATATCTCTTGTAAAGCCCTAGTGTCAAAGATTTTCAAAATTCACTTCGAGTCGCCTAGTCTGGTTATGGCGCCTGCTTTGGGAGCAGGAACAACGTAGGTTCGAATCCTACCTCGAAGACCAATTCTGCGTGATTAGTATAGTCTGGTGATTATGCTCGGCTTCCACCCGAGAGACTACGGTTCGAATCCGTAATCCCGCACCAATTTGCTCGGTTCGTCTAATGGTAGGGCCGCTGCTTTACACGCAGCAGACGGAGGTTCGATTCCTTCACTGAGCACCATATTGCGGATGAATGAGGTGTATGCCCTCAGCCCTTCGGGTGCCGCAACCCACATTCCTGAAGCCCAGCCCTCTGCTGGGCTTTTTCGTTCCCGAGAAAAGATATGGCCGGAAATCCCAACCTCCAGAAAGGTGGTGCCTCGCTTAATCCAGCGGGACGCCCGAAAGAAACCCCCGAACAGAAAGCCGCCAAGCTGAAACAAAGCAAGCTGCGGAAGACTGAGCGCGCCCTTCTCAACCTCAACGCCGCCGCACTGGAGAACATTCGTAAGAGTGTCGATGGTGAGGACGTAGATAAGGAAGTGGTCAACACTTCTAAATGGGTTGTAACGACCACCGTGACCGTCTCCAAGGCCGCAATGGTCGAAGAGATGGAGCTGAATGGCCTGAAGGACAAAGCAGCCAGGGACGCCCTTACAGAAGCCCAGGCTGAAGACGATGAGTCTACCGGCGCTATCGCTGAGTTCTCCCTTCACATGCTTCCTACCCCGGCTCACCTCAAGAGTACGAAGTAATGCCAGCCGGTCTTCAGGTATTCAATTCAGCCGGTGCTGTCCTTGTAGACACTTCGGTACGGATTGGCAAGCTAGTCGGCAGCGTCACCACGAACAAAGTGGATGGCAATATCTACACAGATACGACCAAAGGTACGCCCTTCTACTACGTCACAACGCCGGAAGATCCTTCCTGGGGCGCCCTCTTCCCTGAAGTAAGCTTTTCAGGCAACACAATGTATTGGCAATACTCGGATGTTCGCGCAACACACCGTGTAAACGCAATCATCATGTACGGGTACTTCTAATGCCTACAGGTTTTCAAAGCGTTAACGACTGGGGCACCGTACAGATTGATGAAAACTACAAGACGATCAACGCCCGGAACGCTCCGGTAGTCACGTTTTCTGGCCTGTATTACTACGACTGCGCAGGTACTAACCCAATGTTGTTTCTGGGAGACACGGGTGGGCAGCTAGTTACCATTAGAGCCAGGGCTAGTATCGGCGCCAATGTCTGGCGATTTCAGCTCTTCTGCAATAACACAGTTACTGTGCGCCTCTTCCATTTCGATGACGGCCCTGGCTGGACAGGTAACGCTGGCATGCAAGTCTTTAACGCCTCTGGCGAACTTGTGTACGACAGCAGTAACCTAGTGCTGAAACTCCAAGGGCTGTATCAAATCCCCCAATCGACTTTTACCTCTATTGACTTCCCACAAGACGGGAAGACATACGCTGCCGCACTTTCTTACTACGGCAAGAAATCATCCCTAGCGAACGTTCACGAACAATATTGGAGCGTAAGCCAGCAGGCCATTGCAGTAACTGCCACGCAAGCTATTACAGGCTTCACTAACGTGGGTATCTACCAAGGCTCGGATCTAGGGGATAACTGGGGCGGCAACCTTGTAAGCGCTCGACCTCACATCATCGTAGTTGATGTTACAGGCATTTAAATAAGAGTTACACATGACCGAACAAGCAACCGCTGAGGTGGTTACTACTGCTGTAGTAAAACCCACTAAAGCCAGCAAGAAAACAAAGAACGTTAAGCAGAAGATCACCCTCTTCTCTGCTGACCCTATGATCCTTATCGCCAAGCTTGAGGAATGCATTCTCGCAGGCGCTAAAGTTGATCCGAACGAATTCCCCCACCTCAAGACATTGCCAATGCGAATTGGCCTGTACGTGGAAGGCCCAGCCGATAAAGATGATTGGCTGTGGAAGAACGACCCGTATCTGAATTGCTTCGGCATTGATGTGGCTGAATTCACATATGATGCAAAGGCCCTTGAAGCCCTGGAGTGGAACGACTTCCGTAAAGTCTGTTCTGCCGTAGGCGTTAAAGGCCGCGACCGCGCCAAGATGACTAAAGAGTATCTGGCCGCTATTGCTGAGTGAGGTAGGCCATGGCCAATCCTCCATACCAGCAAAAGGAGATGATTGGCCCCGCCTCGCTGAAGCAAGTAATGATGCTTCAAGCCTCCGCATCCACTGCCGTTATTGGTGGAGCGGCTGGCTCTGGTAAGAGTCACATCGCCCTTCTATTCCCTCTCAAGTACAAAGACGACCCCTACTTCCGTGGCGTTATCTTCCGTAAGACCACAGGCGAGCTACAAGACCTGTGGGACCGTGCTTGCGAGATGTATCCCAAGCTCTACCCGAAAGATGATCGTGGTAGAAGCCCTGTACGAATCCACCAACAGAAGATGCGTATCACGTTCCCTTCTGGTGCCACTGTTCTCTTCTCTTACCTCGATCATGAGAAAGATAAGTACAAGCACCAGGGTAAGGAATATACCTTCATTCTGTTCGATGAAGCAACCCACTTCTCACAAACTCAAATTGAATATCTACGCGGTCGTCTGCGTAGCTCCCGCTCTGAAAACCCAATTCAGATGATCCTCACTGCAAACCCGGATCCCGACTCGATTTTGTTTAATTGGGTCGAATGGTATTTGCACGAAGACGGACTGCCTAACCTCGATAAAGATGGCGTTGTACGCTACTACGTGATGGAAGGCGGTGAATACATCTGGGCCGACACCCGCGAGGAACTAGAGGCAACTTATGGTACGGGTCACGAAAGTGGTATCCAGTCATTCACGTTCATCTCTGCAACGTGCTATGACAATCCAGTCTTGCTCTCCAACGACCCTTCCTATCCGAGCCGCCTTAAAGCGAACAACGAAGTAGACGTACAGCGTCTTCTATATGGAAACTGGAAAGTACGACCGTCCGCTGCCGGTATCATGAAGCGTGAATGGTTCCGTGAACTAGATGTAGAACCCGCCTGGACTGAGATAACTAAGTCAGTGCGTGCGTTCGACTTTGCGGGTACATTAAAGAGCGATTCAAACCCCAGCCCCGACTACACTTCTTGCGTGAAAATGTCACGCCTGAAAGATGGCACTTATCATATCCACGAAGTAAGACGTACCCGTATCCGCTATGGAGATTGGGTTAAGTGGATCCTGGCCTGCTGTATAGATGACGGGCCGAAAGTCGATGTAATCATCCCCATTGATCCCAACCCTGCCGCTGCTGCTGCATCCATGATGCTGGCACGCACACTAAGCGAGCACGGCCTATATGTTCGCCGCTTTAAAGCCTCGGGCAAGAAGATCGACCGGGCTAGGCCATTCGCCTCGATGCTGCTTAATGGTGGCGTCTCTATCTCCAAAGACTGTGCAGTCGATGAAGAAAACAAAATCAACTACGACAACACTTTCTACTTTAAAGAATGCGAAGCATTCGATGGAGAAAAGAGGAAAGGTGAGAACGGCCACGATGACATGGTGGACGCCACTTCTGATGCCTTTATGGCCCTCGCCCAGAAAGCTGTTATCCCCAATATCTCTCACGGGTTGAAGCAATTCAATACCGCCTTCAGTAACCCATTCGCTGGGTAGTAGGGAACACTAATGGATGAAGATAATATCTCCCTGGAGACGGGGAGTAACGACACCCCTACGCTTACGATGGGTGAGATTGGCCGCTCCGGTCTTATTGTTCTGGGCGGAAACATCTTCGAAGAGTGCCAAGACGAACTTCGCTGGCCTGAAGCAGCAGACACATTTAAGGAAATGTCGAAAGATGCTTCCATTGCTGCTGCTCTCGACTATGTAGACAACAAAGTCGCCACTGCTGAATGGGAAGTAAAGATCCCTGAAGGCTATGACGAAAAGCTCAAAGACCATGCAATCTTCCTGAAGCAATGCATGAATGACCTTGAGCACCCCTGGACAGACTTCATTAAGCAAGCTGCTTCTTTCGGTCGCTACGGGTTCGCCCCTATCGAGAAAGTCTATCGCTACCGTGATAAGACGAAGGGCAGCAAGTACAACGATATGTTGATTGCCCCTCGGAAGCTGGTTCTACGCTCCCAGGACTCCATTGATAGATGGAGATGGGGCACTACCGGGAAAGACCTCCAGGGCTTCTACCAGAACGTCTGGAGCATGAATTCCAACCCGGTCAATAGCGAAGGTTGGGGCTACATTGATGGCCCACGCACGCTGACCCAGAAGTTCATTCCCCGTAAGAAGTTCCTGCTCTTCCGCCACAACCCACAGAAGGACAGCCCCACCGGCACATCCCCTCTGGCGAGTGTATGGCAAGCCTGGAAAATGAAGACGGCATATCAAGAGGCCGAGGCCCTTGGTGCTGCCCAGGATGCAAACGCATTCAAGATCCTGTTCTTGCCCCCAGAGTATCTGGTGCAGGATCCAGACGAAGATAAGAAAGAAGCCCTGAAGATTTACCAGAAGGCACTTTCAAACTCTCACCGAGCCCTGGAATCAGGAATCATCCTGCCTTACGTCACAGACGAACAAGGCAAGAAGGTGTTCGACTTTGAAATTAAGAACATCGCTGGTACATCCCGCTACGACACACACTCCATTATCAACCGTTACAACCAAGAGATTCTAGTCGGCCTATTCGCTGACGTACTTGCTCTGGGTAACAGCGGTGGTGGTAGCTACTCCCTCTCTGAATCAAAGCTATCGGTTATCGACCTAGCTGTCCGGGCTCGCCTGGATGAGATTCGCAACCAGATCAACCATGACCTAGTTCGTCAAATCTTCGAACTGAATGGTTGGGACACTGAAGTAATGCCGTACTTCGAGTACCGGCTACCAGAAGCAATCAACCTTGAAGAACTTGGGAAGTTTATCCAGCGCGTTAAAGCGGTGGGCATGCTGCCTATTACTCCGAAGGTTGTGAACTGGGTACTGAAGCTGGCTGAAATTCCTTACCAAGTAGATGAGAACACTTCAACAGAAGAACTCATGAAGCTGATGGGCACCGATGAATCAATGGTCGGGGAAGGAATGAAAGAGGGGTTGAGTTCGGGAACTGGCAAAGCGTCAGGTAAGGGCGGTGACGCCTCTACCGGCAACAAAGAAAATGCCTAGGAGTAGAAATGGCTCACACCCTTATTAGACTACGGGAGAAGTATTTCAATACTCCCCTGCTGGTGGACAGAGAGACTTTCGACTCTGTTATGTCCTACCTCGATACACGCAACGCGGGTGACTTGAATGTCACCCCTGTTGCTGCACTCGATGATGAGGGCGGGTATTCCCGCTTCCTCTACAACGAAGACACACTAACCGCCGTTATGCACATCGAAGGCCCACTATCTTATCGGGCCGTAACCTTCATGGGTTATCAGTGTGGCGGAACAAACTACACCGACCTGAAGCAAGACGTTGAAACGGCCATTGAAATGGGCGCCAAGACAATTGCCTGGATGGTTGATAGTGGTGGTGGTGAAGCACATCAAATGTCGGACTCGGCTCGCTATATCCGCAAGCTACTAGACGACAATGGTGTACGCCTCCTGGCGTATGTAGATGGCCGCTCGGCCTCTGCTGCTTATGGCCTTACAGCAATCGCAGATGAAGTTATCGCAGCTCGGGATTCTGAGCTTGGAAGTGTGGGCGTACTTGTACAGCTCATTAACGATTCCAAGGCTCTGGAGAAAGAGGGCTACGAACGGACATTCATTACAGCCGGTGACGACAAGATTCCATTTGCTGAAGATGGAAGTTGGCGTGAAGGCTTCTTGGCCGACCTCCAGAAGAAAGTAGACATTTGCTACAAAGACTTCACAGAGCATGTTGCTGAATTCAGGGGCATCTCAGTCGAAGCAGTTAGATCAACTCAAGCCCGCATGTTTATGGCTAATGAGGCTGTTGAGTTGGGTCTTGCTGACCAAGTAATGACTCCTGAAGAGTTTTATTCATATCTGGCTGATGAAGCCCAGACCAACATGAGTGGTGCCTCCGTGTTTAAACCACGAATTTTTAAATCAATGTCCGAACAGGATGACCCTATGAAACTTGCTGAACTACAAGCTCAATTCGATGAGCTTACAGCCAAACTTGAAACTTCCGAAGTCGCTCTTGCTGAGAAGACTTCTGCTCTTGAAGCTGTCGCTAGCAACATCGCTGAGATGACTGCGCAGCTCGAAGCGGCCACTACATCCCTAGCTGCCGCAGAGAGCGAACTAACTTCGCTGAAAGAAGAGAAGGCAGAAATGGCTCTGGCTGCTCGCAAAGCCTCCCTTTCCGCTGCTGTAGCTGCTGACCGCGTAGACGGCCTGATGACAAGCCTTGCCTCACTCGATGACGCAACTTTCCAAGCTGTAGTTGATGGCTTCGCTGCCACCAAAGCAACCGTAGAACAGTCCGCACTAATGACTGAACTCGGCCAGGACACAGACCTAGACGCTGATAAAGCCGACTCTGAAGTAGACCCGGCTGATGCTGCAACTCGTGCCGCTGTAAAGCGCATGACCCGTACTTAATCCAACCCCACATCAAGGAATAACTATGCCTTTCCAATCGCTACCAGTACGCGACAAGCGTCTGTCTGACCTAGTTCTCTTCGAAGGCTTCGAAGTCATCGAAGGTTACAACCGTCGTGATATCAACATTACACCACCAGCCGCAAGTGCTCCAGTAAAACTGGGGACCATTGTGTTCCGTGCTAAGTCAACAGACGAAACAGCACCGTTCGCAGTTGTAAGTGCTGTGGGTGACATTGCCCTGACTAACGAATATGCCGTTGTCCTAGGTAATCACTATGGCTACCAGACTTCGTTCAAGCCTGAAGCAATCGCTGCTGGCAAGTTCAATGCCATCGCTTACACAAGCGGGCCAATGAAGATTAAAGACTACCTGCCTAAGCAGATCCACTCGGCCCTTAACGCAACTCAGTTCGCTGCACTTGCTCAAGCCCTGGAAAAGCAAGGCATCGTCGTGATCGACACCGTTGTTGTTTAACAACGGTTTCCCCGGCTACTAACCACTCATTAGAATAACGAGATTCTATCTATGCCAATTACACTAAACCGCAACAACCTAGGTAAAGTTGTTGATCGTACAGATATCCTTGTGGATGTTCCGTACACAGCAGACATTACCGAGGCGCTGGGCATCTTTAGCGACTACTACAGCACACAGAAAGTTGTTGAAGTAGTTCGTAAGACTCACAACCAACAAATCATCGGTGATAGCAACTGGGACGGTCGCGGGCAAACCCTGGCGTTCGAACCAGAGCGCGAAGCACTGCAACTGGCCATCCCGCACTTCAAGAGCGAAGATGCCATCTACCCGCACGACGTTGACGGCGTAGTACAGATTGATGACTCGGTTGAAGTCATGAACCTGGCTCAGGTCGCGGATATCCGTGCTGAGAAAATGCTGCTGCTGAAAGAAGCTCACAACCTGACCCAGGTTGCAGCCCGCTTCCAACTGCTGCGTGACGGTACTGTATACGCACCAAACAAAACACTGCGTACTAGCTACGGCGATACCGTTAACTACTACACCGAGTTCGGTCTGACCCGCGATAGCATCGCAATGGACTTCGGTAACACTGTAGACCCACGTGCTCAGTCCCGTGAAGTACTGGCCAACCTGCGTAAAGATATGCGCGGCGCCCAAGGTACTCTGCGTGGTGTAGTTGCACTGTGCGGAAGCGAGTTCTTCACCAAGGTGATTATGAACCCGTATGTTACTGAAATGCTGAAGAGCCTGCCGACTTCCCAGTCGCTGAGCACTCTGCTGGGTGTTAACGCCGATGATCCGCGCTTCGCTGGTCTGAATGAGCGTTTCCCAAGCATCAGCCTGTTCGGTATCACTTACGTTGACGTAGGTGTTTCCGGTTACGACGTAGGTGATACGTTCGTTCCGTTCGTTGCCGACGATGAAGCCATCCTGCTGCCTGTTGGTCTGACCAACATCGCTAAAACCTACTACGCACCGGCTAACCGCTTCTCGGCTGTTAACAAGAAGTCGCAAGGTTCGTACTGGTTCGAGAAGGCAACCGACGAGAAGATCCAGATCACAACAGAACAGAACTTCATGAACGCCCTGCTGTATCCGAAGGCGGTCAAGACTCTGACTCTGGCGTAACTGATTGGGGCGGTCTTGTGCCGCCCCTTTTCTTCCCTCTAGGAGAAGTATTGTGGACCTGAATCAATTACACACTAAATTGGGATGGATTGCAACCTGCCGTCAAATCGCAGCTCAACTTCCTGACCAAGCGGGCATTCAAGCCCTGACCCCTATCGCTACTCCAGCCTCAGCAACAGCAGAGCAAGTGGCGACCAAGCTCAATCAGATCATCGCTGCTCTGAAAGACCTTTCGTAAGGAAGAAGCATGGCGTATCAACTCCCTAACGGATCAACCTTTGAATTTGCTAGCGGGTATACGCCGTTCTTTCCCATCACATTCGTGACCCGTGCCGCTAACACAATTTTCACCGCTGTTGGTCATACCTTCACGATTGGCCAGATCGTCATGATGAAGTCTGGTTGGTGGGATCTCGACGGACGCGCCTTCAGAGTCTCATCGGTGACTGGCAACACCTTCACCTTGCAAGGTGCTGACACAACAGACACCAAACGCAACGCAGGGACGAACTACGGCACAGTACGTGGCGTCACCTCATGGGTAAAAGTACCTCAGATTCTCAACCTCGAACTATCGGGTGGAGAACAGCAATACACCACGTACAGCCCTTCCCGCTCGGGGAAGGAAGTTAGTCGCCCAACCACCAAGTCTGGTTCGGTTATGACTATCGAAGTAGCTGACGACAAATCCCTTCCTCTGTTCGCCACTATCGAAGCGGCAGCAAGAACACAGGAAATTCAGGTGCAACGCCTGAGCCTAATCAATAGCGACTACATCGTCTATGCAAGCTTGGCCTCGATCACGAAGACGCCCAAGTTGCAGCGTGACCAGTTGATGACGCGAACAATTACCCTGGCCCTCCAGGGAGACAACACCAGATATTAAGGAAGCAAGATGGCTGCAACAACTGAAGAAAGAATTGCGTTTATCAAGCTCCGTATCGGTGATGTAACTACCAACCCCCTCTATCCCATGTTCACAGACGACGAGTACACAATGGTACTCGGTACAGTTGGAGAGAACATTGATAAAGCCACGCGCATTATGGCAATCAGTGCCACGATGATTATTGGCTCTATCAATACAAGAGAAGTGATTGGGGACTTGACGATTGAAAACACTTTCGCCCCCAACTATCTGAAGGCGATGGACTACCTGATTAATGATCCAGTAGCTCGCATCCCACCTAACTTGATGCCATGGGTAGCGGAAGTTAAGAAAACAAAGCTTGATCGGTCAACAGACCTTTCATGCGAAGGACAGTGCAATCCTTGGAAGTTCGGTAGCCACTGCCGTAAGCACTGCTCTTGCGATACACCATGCGGGTGCTGATATGGCTGATATGTTTGACCGCCTAAGAGCGATGACTATCCGCCGTCTCAAGCCACGTACTGAAGGCGGTAACGGAATGGCCGGCCTCCTTCTTCGCCAAGACTATGTTTACAACCCGTCCACCGATATGAACGAGATTATTGAGTCCGCTCATGATATCTCAGGACTACGGGCGACCTACTCCCTGCGGCATGTAGACGGCCAGCTTATTCGAATGAGCGACGTTAAGTTCTACCTTTGCCCTGTACTGCTCGATGACACACCCTGCCCCACTCCACTGACTACGGATGAAATCCAACTAGACGGTACTTCATATACGATCATCTCGGTAAAGAACTGGGATAACGCTGGAGTAAAGTGTGGGTGGCAAGTCCAATTAAGGACTGCCTAATGGCGAAAGAATTCGATTCCTTCACGAAGGATCTTGAAGAGTTCGGCAGACTTGCAGAGCAGGCCATGACGAACACCTACCGTGAAATCATGATTGAGGTAAGCGGTTGCCTAGTTAAGTTCTCTCCAGTACTCACAGGCCGATTCATGGCCAACTGGCAAATGACTGTAGGCTCCGCTTCAACTCATAGCCTCAACTCTTATGACGAAACAGGGCAAGCCACACTAGCCCGACTCAAGTCTATTGCGTCAACTCTCACTCCTGGGCAGACAGCCTACATCGTTAACAACCTTGATTATGCGTACCAAGTAGAAGTTAAAGGTTGGGCAGTTACACCCGCATACCAACCAGCTCAAAGAACTCTCGCTGAGTTTGACGCCCTGGCTGAAGAAGCCATTGCAAGGAACCGGGTGAAATAATGAGCGATAGCAAAATTCGCAAAGCTTTTAATGACATTGTTCGAGAGTATGGAACATCGAAAGGCTGGTTAGTGGTTCTAGAGAACTCTGTAGCTACTCCACCCCCTTATCAACCTTATCTCAAAACAACACTAGGCCCATCCACCCCACGGGCCTCTACTTTAGCGGGTGATGGCAGGACGTATCGCGGAGTATTCCAGATTCAGATTGTTGTTCCGGCTGGAGAAGGAACAGGACGCATCACAACCATCATTGATGAGTTGCAAGAACTCTTCCCGCTCTATGGTCGAGTTAGTTACGGTGATTTTGAAGCCGTGATTATGACGCCTATTCAAACCTTCATGGGTATTACAGACGGCGGTACATACATGACCCCCGTCTCCTTTAACTACCGCTCTGATACATACTAACGAGGAAACTCACATGGCATATGCATTGCCGAACGGCAGCACCTTTGACGTTGCAAACACTCTTGCAACAGCAAAAACTTTTACCGCTATCACTAACGCTACTGCACCGGCTGTAAGCTCAACTGGTCACGGCCTTGTTGTTGGCGACTTCATCGTTATCACCTCTGCCTGGAGCAAGCTGAATAACCGCGTGTTCAAAGTAGCGACCAGCACAACTGACTCGTTCACTCTGGCTGGTGTTGATACCACAAGCACAACACTGTTCCCAGCAGGACAAGGCGCTGGTTCGTTCCAGAAAGTACTGACCTGGGTAACAATCCCACAGATTACTGAAGTATCGTTCTCTGGTGGTGAACAACAGTTCATTAACTTCGCCTTCCTCGAAGACGTTGATGAGAAGCAGATGCCTACTTCTAAGTCGGCTATCTCTATGTCTCTGACTGTTGCTGATGACCCAACCCTGGCTTACGTGCCTGTTATCGAAGCGGCTGATATCGACCTGAAAGCTCGCCCAGTTCGCCTAAACCTAGTCTCTGGCTCGGTCATGGCTTACAACGCGATCATCTCGATCACAGCAACTCCGACTGTAACCCGCGATGAACTGATGACCCGCGTCATTACCCTATCGCTGCAAGCACGTCCAACCCGTCTGTAAGGACAATAGCCGCCCTTCGGGGCGGCTTTCAATAACAAGGAATTAGTTATTATGGCAAAGTTTAAAATTGCCCAGAATCCAACCTTCACTGCTACTGTGGGCATCCCACGTGTCGGCGGTGATCCGATTGACGTAAGTTTCACCTTCCGCCGTCTTGGGCGTAAAGAGCTAGCTGCTCTGTACGACAAGTGGAGCGAATCAGCTAAAGGATTTTCCCTAGATGATGATGACCTTACGTTCTCTGCCCTGGCTGAAGCCGATACCAGCATTCAGCATCAGCAGATCAAAGACATTGTAATGGGTTGGGGTTTCGAAGATGAATTCAATGACGAAAGCATTGAAGCTCTTTGCAACACCAGCGCTTACGCTGCACAGGTTATTGTTGAAGCATACCGCAAAGAGTATGCAGAGGCTCGCCTAAAAAACTAAGAAGCGCCGCCCGTGCGCTTTACGACAGAGCCCCAGATGCTTCCAAGATGGCGGCCTGGGGCTTTTCTTTTGGGGATTTGATCGAAGAAGAGATTGAAATCTGGCCTGACGTATGGCCAGCGTTCCTGCTCTTCGAAGCAATGTCCACTCAATGGAATGTCGGTATGGGCGGTGCTATCGGTCTTGACTACAAGGCTATTCCGGTAGTTGCGAAGTACCTTGAAGTCGATGAAGAAGATATGCCCCTGGCGTTTAATGATATCCGCGTTATGGAAGCGGAAGCTTTGAAGAAGATGGCCGAGGGGAGAGATAAATAGCGCCTGGAGGCACAATGACGTTTATTGCTAACTTGCAAATTAAGGTTGACTCCACGCAAGTAGAAGCAGCCACAGACAAAGTTAATGAGTTGATCCAGGCTTCCAAGGGGCTAGAAAATAGCCCCCTGAATAAGCCAGCTCCGCCCGTTAAACCCACTCCCCCACCTAAAGCCCCTGCTCAACCTAAGCCCGCTACGCCGAAGCCTGCACCGGATGGCAACAAGCTGCTTGAGCAGATTGATAGACAGACCAGCAGCCTCAACAAGTTGGCCAAGCAACAACAGCTTCTCAATGAAGCCCGTGCTGCTGGTACTTACTCCGATGAGACTGCCGCGAAGTACAACCAGATCATTGACACCCAGCGCCAAAAGATCATTGAGCGGGGGAACGTAGTTGAGCAGGTCAACAAGAAAGAGGCGGCGGCAGAAAGACAGCGCCTCGATGCTTGGTACAGTAGCGCCGAAACGCAGAAGACTGTCCAGTCGGAATACCTCGACTCACTAGCCAAGGGCTCCCAGGCTCGCCAGAAGCGAAACGCAGAAGAAGCAGCCGCCGAGGATCAACGCCTTCAAAACTGGTATGCAAGTGCTGAAAAGCAGAAGCAAGCCGAAGCCAAAGAGATTAACGACCGGCATTCAGCCCTGGCCAGTGCTTCAAAGGCTCGCCAGAAACTAGCTGAAGAGGAAGAGGCCGCTGAGAAGTCTCGCCTTAACAACTGGCTGAAGGAAGGCGACAAGCAGAACAAGGAATACCTCAAGCAGGAAGAGGCAACTGAAAAATCTCGGGTTAAATACCGAAATGATGCTCATAATCGCCTCTTGGCTCTTGACAAAGAGAAAAAGAATAGTACACTTGCTGGCATTAAGGCTGATAATGACTCAGCCGACGCTGCCGTAAGTAACTCGAAACGCCGCAAGGCTTCTGCTGAAGACGAAGCGAAGGCTCTGGATAACCTCCTAGCCGCCATCGACCCAGTTACAAAAGAGCGTCAACGTCTAGCCAAGCTCGAAAATTCCCTGAATACCGCGTATGCCAAAGGTGATGTTACCGAAGAGCAACGCACCAAGTATCAGAGCAAGATTGACGAACTTCGCGCCAAGACTGACCGCTACAAAGACTCCCTAGGCCGCACTGCCCTGACTGCTAAGCAGCTTCAGATGGCACAGATGGGCCTCCCCGCTCAGTTCACCGACATTGCAGTATCCCTCCAAGGTGGCCAAGCCCCTCTGACCGTGTTCCTGCAACAGGGTGGTCAGATTAAGGATATGTTCGGCGGTGTTGGTCCTGCCCTTAAAGGTGTTGCCCAGGGCCTTATGTCCCTAGTTACACCGGGTATGGCCGTAGGTGCTGTATTCGTCGGCCTCGCAGCTATCTGGTATGACACAGAGCGCCGTATGTCGGCCCTCAACGCTGCCATCTACAAAGGTAATGAGCTGGTCGGCACTTCCAAGTACGGCCTGGAAATCATTGCTGAAGGCGCCACAGTCGCCGGTAACTCTATCGCTGAAGCTCAGGACGCCATCAGGGCTCTTGCTGCTACTGGTGAAGTTTCCGCTGGCCGTCTAGCCAATTTCGGTAAGGCTGCGCAAGCCATTGCTGTAACCTCCGGGCAAGACATTGCCAAGGTTGCCGAAGAGCTTGCAACCCTGGGTGATACCGCTGCCGAGAAAGCCGAGAAGCTTAGTGCTAAGTACGGTCTTGTTACCGCTGCTCAGTATGAAACTATTCGCGCCCTGGAGAAGAAAGGCGAAACCGAAGAGGCCATGGACGTATTGAGCCAAGGTCTTGCAGACAACGCCCAGGAGCGACTGGAGCGCTATCGTGAATCTCTCTCCGACCTCGAAAGAGATTGGATGGATGTAAAGACGGCGATCAGTAATGCTTATGGTGCTGTACGTGCCGAACTCTTCCCCGATCTAAACGATGAAATCGTGCAGATTCAGCGGATCCTTAAGACCCGCAAAGAGGGTGGCGTTACAGGCTTCGTTTCAAGCTTTATGGGCTTCGGTGCAAACTCAGACGAGGCACTTGCTGAGCAACTTCAATCGCTTATCAGACGCCGCGACTTCAAGAATAAGTACGACGAGGAAGTTGCAAGGCGAACCAAAGCGAACCAAGAAGTAGTAGAGACTGAGAAGAAACTATTCAAGGATCTTGAGAACGCCGGTAAAGACGCCAAGAAGAACACATACCTCGAAGCGCTTAACAAACAGTTTGATGACCTCGTAGAAAACGCCAAGACGCTGAAGACCCTACCAAAGATGCTGGAAGGCGTCACTTGGACGAAGGAAGGCGGATATAAGGGCGGTGCTTACGACACACTCAAAGCTGAAGCTGAGCGTAAGTTTAAAGAGAAGCAAGGACGTAAACCACGTTCCGCCATTCTCGATAACACAGACGCCAATGAGTTCCAGAACCAAGTCAACGAAGTTAAGGCCCGGTATCAAACCCTGAATGAGGAAATCATTCAGCAGCAGAACGCCGGTACTATCGGGTTGTCTGCGGGAGTTGAGAAGCGTAAGGCTCTTCTGCAAGAGGAAGCCAAGCAGGTATCACAGGCTTACCAGAATCAAATTGATTCTCTGGAGAAGCTGAAAGGCAGTAAGAACATTTCTGCTAACCAGACCATCTCACTTGATCGGCAAATTGCTGATGCTCGCTCGAAGATGGTGGTTGCCCAGGAAGAGTCTGAGAAGAAGCTGAAGAAGCTTGCCGGGGATGAAGAAGCCCGACTGGCTAAGCAGAATAAGGCTATCTCTGCCTACGCTGAAAACCTCAACCAAATGGTTAAGAACCTGGAGGTTGCTGGTCAACGTCAACGCGCTGCCCTCTCGATGAGCAGTGGCCAAGCCGGTCTGCAAGACCAGCTCAACGCGGAAGATGATCGTTACAACGACGAACAGCGTACTCTTACCCTGCAACTGCGTGAGCCAGGGCGTGACCAAGAGGAAGTGATTGCCAACCTTCGTGCATCGGCTGCGGCCCACACTGCAATGAAGAAGCAGATCATCAGCAACTACGAAGATATGAAAGCGGCCCAGGCAGACTGGGGTGCCGGTATCAGCAGTGCTTACAAGCAGTACATTGAGGATGGCCAAAACTACGCCGCAATGACTAACCAAGTCTTCACCAATGCCTTCAACAGCATGGAAGATTCGCTTGTGAGTTTCGTTACAACCGGTAAGGCTTCATTTGCAGACCTCACCAAGGCCATCTTGAATGACTTGGCGCGAATGGCTGTGCGTATTGCTACTTCACGGGCTCTCGCTGCTGTGTTGACTATGTGGGCCGCTCCAAGCGCTCCATCTGGTGCTTCCATGAACAGTGCTTCGGCAATGGATATGGGCATGATGGCTGCCAAGGGAGCTGCATTCGACGGCGGTACTCAGTACTTCGCTAAGGGTGGTGCTTTCACCAACTCTATCGTTAACAAACCCACCTCGTTCTCTACCAACAAGAGCAACAACAACGTCATGGGTGAAGCTGGGCCAGAGGCAATTATGCCACTGACTCGGGCCTCAGACGGCTCTCTGGGTGTTCGTGCATCGGTCGATGTATCTGGCCTGCAACAGAACAGCGGTGGAGGTGTACAAGTTTACATCACCATCGACGGACAGGGCAACAAGCAGACTTCAACGTCTTCGCCTGATTACTCTTCGTTCGGAAGCCAGGTAGGTGAGTTCGTAGACCAGCGCTACAAGCAACTTATCAGCAAAGACCTACAGCCAGGTGGTGATATCTGGAAATCAATGCAAGGTTGATTTAAGGGGGCCCCGGCCCCCTGTTTCTTTGAGGAAGTTATGGCAACACCAACATTCACTTGGGTAATCAGTACCCAGGCCCAGCCCACTATTGGCTATACCGTTCGCTCTGCTCAGTTCGGAGATGGTTACAGTCAAGACGTAGGTGAAGGCGTTAACAACAAAACAGAATCCTGGGAAGTGAGTTTTACCGGCACGGACACTGAAGTCCTCGCCATTATGACCTTCCTTGATGCCCTGGCTGGGTATAAATCGTTCTTCTGGACGAACCCTCTAGGCCAGATCGGCTTGTACAAGTGCAAAGACCCTAAGCCAATGGAAGTTGGCGGGAATACTTTCTCCTTTACAGGCACGTTTACCAAAGCATATGCAGCTTAATTAGGAGAGCTGATGCCTATCAAATTAGATGTGCAGAAGCTCGAACCGGGCCAGCGGGTCCGACTAATCGAAGTTGACTGCACAGAATTCAACGGTCCTTTGCTGCACTTCCACAACTACAACGTGGAATACACACAGTCCGAATTACAAGCAGCACAATATCTTGGTACAGAGCTACCGCCGAAGAAACTTATCTGGCAAGGGCAAGAATACGCTTGCTGGCCATATGACCTCGACGGCATTGAGATTGATGGTACTGGCTCAACAGCAAACCCGACCCTATCGGTTGCAAACGTTGACGCCACAATTAGCTCTCTGTGCCTTGCACTTAATGACCTTGCCCAGGCAAAGGTAACTATTCACATCACCTTCCAGCACTACTTGGACGGCGAACCTGGGGCTGACCCATCCCAAGAGTTTGTACAAGTCTGGTACATCGACCGCAAGACTAATGAGGATAACGTTTCCATTTCATGGAGCCTATCCAACCCAGCGGACACTACCGGCAAACTCATTCCTGCTCGGCAGATCCACAGCATTTGCTATTGGATGCTCCAGGGGCAGTATCGCGGAGCTGATTGCGGCTATACAGGCACAGCTTACTTCGATGCGGATGGCAACCCAGTAACAGACCCAGCCAAGGATAGGTGCTCAGGTCTGCTCGGCACCGGCTGTAAGCCCCGCCAGGGGGCAACAAACCCCCTGAGTTTCGGCGGCTTCCCTGCAAGTGCCCTAATGAACTAAGGAAGTACATGGAAGTATTTGAAGATGAGAATCTGCGAGAGGACATTCGTCGTCACGCAGCCAAGGAATATCCACGGGAAGCCTGTGGCGTTATCGTGAGTATTGAAGGCCATCCGCAATACTTCCCTTGCAAGAACGTCTCTGAAGATCCCACCCAAGAGTTTCAGATGTGCCCGGAAGATATGACTGACGCCCTGGACCTGGGAGAGTTGGAAGCCATCGTGCATTCCCACCCAGACGCAACCAGCCAGCCCAGTACATTCGACTTAGCCTTCATGGAACGCTACTACGCCCTGGAGCTGGCCTTAGACCCTGAAGCCAAGCCAACCCCCTGGATCATCGTATCGTGGCCAGACGGTGATTTTAGGCAGATTGTAGCCCAAGGTGGCGTACCTCTCACTGGTAGGGAGTTTGTTCACGGCCTCCACGACTGTTGGCAGTGCTGTGCAGACTACTACTTCCGCACTTCTGGCCTCACCTTCCCCAACTTCCAGCGTGAAGATAACTGGTGGGAAGACAAGGACGGAGTTTCTTGGTACGAAGATAACTTCAAAGAATGCGGCTTCTATAAAGTCCCCCTAGATGAAATTCAAGTAGGTGATTTGATAGTGATGCAGATTGGGCGAACTTATCACCCCAACCACGCAGCTATCTACCTCGGCTCAGATCCAAAACTTCCAGATGAAGAGTTGGATATCTTCGGCCAAGGTCCATTCATCCTGCACCACATGCATTCGCGTAAATCGGCTGTTGAAATCTACGGAGGACAGTGGCTGCACCGCACATCCTTTATTCTAAGGCACAAAGATTATGTCGGAGAGACTTGTTAAAGTAAAACTCTACGGCCACTTGCGAAAGTTTGGCCGCGAGTTCGAAGTTTCTGTGAAGAGCCCAGCCGAAGCCGTTCATGCCCTGGGCGTGATGCTTCCTGGCTTCAAACACTTTATCGAAACCTCGGAGTACCGGGGTATGGCATTTGCCGTTTTTAATGGCAAACGGAACATTACTGAAGAAGAACTAACGCTAGGCGCCAAACCAGAAATTCGTATCGCCCCTATTTATGGGGGTCGAAAGAATGGCGGTGGGTTCTCGGTAGTTCTCGGCGTAGCACTTATGGCCATTGCCGTTGTTGCTACAGGGGGTGTAGCCGGTCTTGGCGTACTAGGTGCGGCAGGCTGGGGTGGCGCGCTCTCCGCTGGTGGCTTCACTGGGGCTCTGGCAATGGCTGGCTTCGCTATGGCCGTAGGGGGCGTTGTTCAAATGCTCACCCCCACCGCTAACACTGGTTTAAAGACCAAGAGTGATGGCGAGAACACTTCGGCCTATGCGTTCGGCGGGCCAGTAAACACTACAGCTCAAGGTACGCCGGTTGGCCTCCTATACGGAGAGCGTGAAATCGGCGGTGCCGTTATTTCAGCCGGAATCTTTGCAGAGGACCGGACTTAAAGAGGAATCAAATGGATCAGAAAGTTCTGCAAGGCCACAAAGGCGGCGCCGGGAAACAACATACTCCCGTAGAGGAAAAGAATACCCTGCTATCGAAATCATACGCCAAAGTGCTTCTAGCCATTGGTGAAGGTGAGTTCGCTGGCAATCCCACTGCTGAAAACATTTTCCTTGACGGCACCCCTCTTCAAAGTGCGGGTGGTCTGCAAAACTTCGGCGGAGTTAAGTGGGAATACCGTTCTGGTCGCAGCGATCAGTCGTATATTACAGGCGTGCCGGATGTATCGAACGAGTTTGCAGTTAACCTTGCCCTCACCGATCAAACCCCATGGACCCGCCTGATTACAACCCAAGGTCTTGATGCTATTCGTGTAACACTCGCCTTCCCAGCAGTGTTCGAACAGAAAGACAATGGCGATATCGTCGGCTACAACATTGAGTACGCCATTGACCTGTCCACCAATGGTGGAGCATACGTTGAACAAGGGAAATGGAGCACTAACAGCCAGAAGACTACTGTAGAGTACAACCGTACCCACCGTATCAACCTGACTAAGCCAGGAACTTCTTGGACAATCCGCATTCGCCGCCTTACACCGAATAAGAACAACGGTAAGTTTGGCGATATAATGAGTGTTAAGTCGATTGCAGAAGTGATCGACGCTAAACTACGCTACCCGAACACAGCCCTGCTGTTCGTTGAGTTTGATGCTGAAACTTTCGGTGGATCCTCGATCCCGAAGATTTCCGTAAAGACTAAAGGTCGCATGGTTCAAGTACCATCCAACTACAGTCCTGAAACAAGGCAGTACACAGGAGTTTGGAATGGTACATTTAAATGGGCCTGGACTAATAACCCTGCCTGGGTATTCTACGACCTAGTTACAAACGAGCGTTTCGGCCTTGGTGCTCGAATCACTCCAGATATGGTCGATAAGTGGACCCTGTACCAAGTGGCTCAGTACTGCGACGTACTAGTGCCGGATGGTAAAGGCGGAACAGAGCCCCGCTACACTTGCAACATTTACATCCAGTCTCGCAAAGAAGCGTGGCAAGTCCTACGCGACGTTGTAGCCATCTTCAATGGTATGCTGCACTGGAGCGGTACACAGATTGTTGCAACAGCGGATATGCCTGTTGCAGTAAATACCCTGCGTACTTACAGCCGTAGCAACGTTGTAGACGGTAAGTTCACTTACGGCTCTACTTCTGAGAAGACGATTGCCACAACGGCCCTTGTGTCGTTTGACGACCCGGATAACCACTTTGAAACCGCTGTAGAGGCCGTTAACGACCTCACTCTAGTCCAGCGTTACAAGACTTGGAACCAAGCTGAGATTGCTGCTATCGGCGTTACTAGCCGTGGCCAAGCCCAGCGTAAAGGTAAGTACCAGATGCTTACCAACAGCATTAACCGTATGGTGACTTTCAAGCTTGGCTTGAACGGTTATCTGCCCCGCCCAGGCGAGGTAGTTGGTATTGCCGACCAAGTGTTGGCTGGATCCAGCTTCTCTGGCCGCATCAGTGCAGCTACCCTCAAGACCGTAACTTGCGACCGCGTACCAAACTGTGTTGCTGGTGATATCCTCTACGTTAACAAGGCCGATGGAACTTCAGGAGAAGGCCGCACCATCCAAAGTGTTAACGGTAAGGTCATTACTGTAACAGCTAACTACTCCGCTATTCCAACCGCCGAGCTGGGATGGTATGTAGAGAAAACAACACTCAAGTCTCAGCTATACCGTATCACGAAAGTGGTCTGGGCTGAGAACGACGCCAAGTTTGAAGTAACTGGCGTGCAATACGAAGATAGCAAGTACGCTGCCATCGACACTGGGGCTCGCCTGGAGAGCCGTCCAATCACTAGCATTCCTGCTGGTGGTCAAGATGCGCCTACAGGATTAGTGCTCTCCACATTCACATTCATTGAGCAGACGCTGGCTGTAACAACCCTCTCGGTGAAGTGGAACCCTGCCAAGGGCGCCATGAATTATGAGGCTCAATGGCGTAAAGATGGTGGTGACTGGAACAACGTCGGCAACACTGCAAGCACCGGCTTCGAAGTCCGTGGCATCTACTCCGGCGCCTATCAGGCCCGTGTACGTGCGATCAACGCTATTGGCACCCGCTCTGTATGGACTGAATCCGCTAATACGCAACTGAATGGTAAGGAAGGGCTACCGCCTGCTACTGCTTCATTCAGCACTGCTTCGGAAATCTTCGGTATCCGCCTGAGCTGGACATTCCCTACCGGTGCAGAAGATACCGCGTACATCCAGATTCAACAAGCAACTTCTCAGACTGGAGCCAATGTAACTGAGCTTACAATGGTTGCATATCCGGCCACTAGTTACGTTAAGACGAACATGCTTGGCGGTGTGTCTGCTTACTTCCGTGCTCGATTGATTGACCGTACTGGCAATCAAGGTCCGTGGTCTGCTTGGACTTACGGTATTTCCGAGTATGGTACGGATAAGATCCTAGAGTCTATTACCGGTGAGATTGGGCGTACTGAGCTTGGCCAGGAACTACTGGGCGAACTTAATACTACTGCGACCACGCTTAACCAAGTTAAGACTGATGTAGGGACAATCCAGACCGATGTTGCTAAAACTAAGTCGGACATTACAGCCCTGGATACCAAGGTTAAGTCTGATGTTTCAGCGATCAATACCCAGATCACCAATGTAAAGAACGACCTAACCAATCAAGTAGGCTCGCTCAATACTCAGATCACCAATACGAAGAACGACCTAAATAGCCAGATCACTGGTGTTAAAGGTGATGTAACAGCTCTTCAAACAAGCGTAAACAACTCCGTTACCTCGTTGAACCAAAGTGTTACTACTTTGACCAACCGTGCGAATGCAGTTGATACCACAGTTGCTGGCCTGCGTACCGACCTCGATGCAGCTGTTAAGGCTGCTGAGTACGACGCAACCAAGACCTACGCAGTTGGCGATATTGTCCGCAAAGGTCAACGCCTGTATCAGGCTCTGATTGCCGTTCCGGTGAACAAGACTCCACCTAACGTGACGTACTGGAAAGACGTAGGAACCATCCTGCAAGAAGCCGGTGCAACAGCCGCCCAGGTGAGCACAAACACCACGACGATCACGAACCAGGGCAACACCCTTACTTCGCACACATCGCAGCTCACAGGGCTCACAACACGCATCACAAACGCTGAGACGAATATCACTGGAACCTCAAATGCCCTGAGCAATTTGAGCAGCACAGTAACTCAGCAAGGCAATACCCTGACCTCGCAAGGTCAGTCGATCACCAACGTCCAGGCGACTGTAGACGGTATCGCAGGGTCTGGCACTAACCTGCTGGAGGATACTTATAGCTGGTTGACCTCGACCACCCTGCCCGCTGTTGCAAAAACTACGGCCCTGACTACGGCGGCTGTTGCAGTAGCTGAGGCTGATTCGAAGTTTGGCTACCAGATCGGTAACTCTACGGCTAGCAGCCAGTTCCTGATGCTCTCGCCTACCAATAACGCTGCCGGATACAACATCCGCATTGAGCCTGGAACTTACCTAGTTTCGTTCTACATCAAGGGTAACAATGCTGGGCAGGTTATCGTTTCTCTGTATGACGGCACACACCGTTACACAAGCCTCGGCAACTTCACCACTGCCCGTACACGTGTAACCCTACCGGTTACTGTAACGGATAGTGCTCGCACTGCCGTAACCATCTACCCGAACCGCACTAACGTTGCGGGAATGGAAGTTATCATTGATAGCGTGATGGTTGAGAAGCGTATCGGTGCAACAAACACTGCTTCACCATTCGTTGCTGGTACAAGCGCTATCTCGGTTACGAACGCAGCAAGTGCTACAAGCGCTTTGACTGCACGTGTTACTACTGCCGAAGGGACGATCACTTCTCAGGGAACGTCGCTAACCAATCTAACCAACCGTGTAACAACAGCGGAAGGCACACTAACATCGCAGGGAACTGCAATCAGTGGCCTGACCAATACCGTTACTGCCCAGGGCGGATCAATTACCTCTCAAGGTACTGCGATCACGAACTTGAGCACAACAGTTGGTGCGATTAGCGGAACAGGTAGCAACTTGCTCCCTGCCGAGTACTGCACATTCAGCAACACAGCCCCAAGCATGGTTGTAGGTGGTGGCATTACTGCTGTTGTAGAGGCAGATGCAGGAACATTCGCTGGCTACGCTCTGCGCTTCCAGAAGGACTCAGGGACAGCCACTGTTTACCTCTCACCTTCCACAGTGATTGGTTCTGCAAACATGCAGATGAAGCAGAAGAAATACATCGTCTCGATGTATGTCCGAGCTGGAACAGATGGACACCAACTACGTGCTGGTTTCCGCGCTATCCAGACCGATGGCACCGTAGTCTTCCACTACCCAAGCAACATGACCGTAACGACCTCCTGGGCACGTTATACCACGATCATTGATATGACTGCTTCCCCTGCCGAGAAGATGATTCTCTGCATTGATCCGAAGTCTGGATCAGGCGCCTATGGCGTTCCGGTGTGGGTCGATAAGATCATGGTCGAAGAGCAAGTTGCTACAGGGACAACGCCTTCCACATTCGTGATTGGTAATAGCGCAGGCCAAGTTGCAGCACAAGGCAATGCAATCCAGTCTTTGACTAACCGCGTTACTTCGGCTGAAGGTAATATCACTTCACAAGGTCAAGCGATTACTAGCCTGACCAACACAGTATCAAACAAAGCCGATAGCTCTGCCCTCCAGGCCCTGACCAGCCGAGTAACTACCGCCGAAGGTAATGTTACATCCCAAGGAGAAAGCATTACCCAGCTTGATAACAAGCTAACCGGTTCGCTGGACAATTCGCCAACGAAGGTTTACCAAAGCGTCTTCGGCGCTATGGCAACCGATAAGTGGGTATCCAATGCAAGCACTTCGACTGCTACAGCCGTTTACGGTACTGAGGCAGGCAGCACCAATGACGGTGTAATGGTGCTTAGCGGTGGAGCTGGTAACGGTCACTGGTGGGGTGAATCAACTCGCCGCATCCGCTTTGACCCTACCCGCGTGTACAAACTATCTGCCCGCGTGAAGCAGGTTTCAGTAAGTTTGGCCTCGCCATCCACATACCTCGGCTTGAACTGCTTCGCAGAAGACGGTGTGACCCGTATTAATAACTCGGGAGCAAACTCCGTAAGTTCGTCGCACTACTTGCTGATGAACAACGTCATTAACCCTACTGGTCAATGGGTAGAAGTAAGCGTACACATTAAGGGACACACATCACCAACTGAGAACGGTGGTGCAGGTGCAGGTACTGCGGCTGACCCTAAACGCCTGAAAGCAGGAACCGCATGGTTCTCGCCAATGGTGATTGCGAACTACAACAGCAAAGGCGGTGTAGCGGTTCTTGACTACTACACAGTAGAAGACGTAACCGAGCAAGTACAGATTGATGCAAACTCTTCCGCTACTTCGGCACTTACGAGCCGGGTATCGAATGCAGAGGGTGTAGCTACTGCCCAAGGGCAAAGCATCACCAACTTGCAAACAAGTCTGGGTAACACATCGCAAGATGATGTTCTGCTTAACCCGAACTGGGATCCAGCGGGCATTCTCAAGACCGAGAACGGTAGCCTGTACCAGATGGACTATGCCAACGCCACAGACAGTGGTGTACCGGCTAACCCACCTGCTGGAAGACTGCTGTGGAGATTGAAGAAGGCAACCGATAATAACTGGGGCGGTGTTGTACTTACCTCCACAAACAAGATCGGGAACGACTATCAAATCTTCACCAGGGCGAACGCTGGAGATGTAATTAATATCTCATGCCATATGTTCTGTGAAAACGCTGTTACGAACGCCGGTAAGCTCTGCATTACCCCGGTCGATTCGGCAGGCAACACAATCAGCGTAGGTAACGTTCGTGTACTGGGCTACGTTGCTGCAACAGGTGGCTGGCAAGCCCTCTCGACGCAATACACACTCCCTGCTGGATCTGCTGGATTCCGCGTGTATCTTGCGACTGAAGCAGTTTCCCCGGTTGGCTTCAAGATGTGGCTGGGCAACTTGCGCGTTGCTATTCAGAGTGCTGGTGAGGCTGCTAACGCAGCAGCAACAACCGCTCTAACTGCAACAGTTACACAGCAAGGTAACACAATCACTTCGCAAGGTTCGGCACTAACTAGCTTGACCAACACTGTAGCGAACAAGGCAGACAGCTCCGCTGTAACAGCACTGACTAGCCGGGTAACTGCTGTTGAAGGCACAACAACTTCGCAAGGCCAGAGCATTACCAACCTAACCAACAGCGTTAATGCGATTGGTGGTAACGGTACTAACTTGATGCCTTCCGAGTACTCTGTGTTCTCGGCCAATGTTCCGCCTATTGGTGCAATCAACGCAGGACTGACTTTCACGACGGTGGTTGATGCTGCATGCCAAAATGGCTACGCACTGAAGTTTACTAGCTCTTTGGCTACTAACTCCCTTGCCTGCTACTTGCATGTTTCAAACGCTACTGCTGATGGCTGGAATATGTCTTATGATAATGCTAAATACATTATCTCGTTCTACGCCAAGACGAACGTTGCTGGTCGCCAGATTCGTGCATACCTCCGTGCATTGAATAGTTCTGATGTTGCGGTGAACGCCGTATCCGCTCTAATCACCCTAACCACAAGTTGGGTTCGATACAGCGCGGTAATGGATCTAACCAACGCTTCGACATTCAGCGGAAACCGTATGGCTTTCGCACTCATGCCGAACAACTCAGGTGTATCGGGTACTGAAGTTTACTTCGACCGGTTCATGGTTGAAAAGCAAGTTGGTGCATCCTCAGAGCCATCCACGTACAACGGCGGAAGCAGCTACACGCAAGCCGCTGCACAAGGGACCGCACTCCAGGCACTGACCAACAGAGTTACAGCCGCTGAAGGCACGATCACTTCTCAAAGCAGCTCGATCACAAGCCTAACCAACCGTATTTCTACGGCTGAGGGGAATATCACTAGCCAGGGCAGCGCTATTAGCGGTCTGACCTCAACAGTGACCACCCAGGGCAACACGATCACTAGCCAAGGGAACTCACTCACAGCGCTTCAATCGTCGCTCTCACAGTCGCCAGATAATCTGGTACTGAAGGGTACTTTCGAGGATGGTGATATCGGTCCTTGGACTAACGATCCAACCGTAGTAGGCATTACAGCCCACTCTGCATACGGTAAGGCTATCCAGTTCTACGCTAATAGCTTCTGCGGTACTACTCGCAACATCATCACAGCACCAGGGGAAGTATTCGACACCTCTGCGGATATCTGGAACAACTACTTCACTGCTGGTCAGTGGGCACGCCTCCAGATGCAGTTCTTTGATAAGAACTCAGCGAACATTGGTTACTACACTGGCGCGCAGTGTGTGGCTGGCACTAACGGGTTCCAGACTTACACTGGTAGCATCACTGCTCCAGCAGGTTCGGTATCTGCCCGGATTGTTATCCGCCATGAGACGACCGACAACGTAGGTCGATCACTGTGGTGCAACATTATGATTCGCCGCCGTACAGCAGCGGATCAAGCCAACGCTGATGCAACTACAGCCCTAACTACCACAGTAACTAACCAGGGTAACACGATCACCTCTCAAGGTAACTCGATCACATCCCTGACTAACACTGTGAGCAATAAGGCTGATGCTTCCGCCCTTACCGCCCTGACTAACCGCGTAACAGCAGCAGAAGGCAATATCACCACTGCGTCAAGCAACATCACGCAACTGGATAACGCTTTGGGTGATGCAGGCGCTGAGAACTTGCTGTACAACCCGACGTTCACCCGTACAAGTGCAACTAATGCGAACTGGCCGGAAGGCTGGCAGCTAGAAGGCACAGCGGGACTGAATCCTAGCCTAGTTACATCTTGGATGAACTCAGGCGAACGCGCACAGCGCGTAGCGATTACAGGAATCACTAGCTCTACCCCTTATATGTCGCTGCTAACTACTTCGACAACACGGGCTAAGGTTGCTGGTGGGCAGACCTTCACTTCATCCATCTATGTTCGTAGAATGGCTGAAGCTGGCCTGATGAACATGCGACTGTACTTCCAGTTCCTAAACGCTGCCGGAACACTGCTTTCAACACCGTCGAGCAGTTTGACCCCGATCACTGTGGATGGATCACGTATCACCTTGACTGCAACAGCCCCGGCTGATGCTACTCAAGCGAACATCTACTACCGCGTATACGGTACGACTGCTACTGCCACAAACGGAACAATTGAGTTCGCAAGACCTCAAGTTGAGGCGGGTTCTAAAGCAAGCGGTTGGCACGATAACGGTCAAGGCTTGGCCTCGGATATCGCCGCAACATCAAGCGCTCTAAGTTCTCTGACTTCGACTGTGACCCAACAAGGTACAACAGTAACAAGCCAGGGCCAGAGCATTACCAGCCTGACTAACTCCTTCAATGGGATCAATGCTGCTGTTAACTTGATGCCCGCTGAGTTCTCCGTGTTTGGTGCCACAGCACCTACGCAACACAAGCAGGCTAACGTCACCATTACAACTGAGGCGAATACCTCTGCGTATGGTAACTACGCTCTTCGTGTTGTGAGCACGGTATCGCAGTCCAATTACTTCTATCTCACAGCATCCTCAACTGATTGCCCACTGAAATTGAAGCCGACTAAGAACTACATTATGTCGTTCTGGGTTCAAGGTGATGCGGCAAGGACTTCACAGTTGCGCCTTCGTTATAAAAACGCAGCAGGATCATTTGTAGAGGTAGCAGTAGCTACAGTGCCTGTGACCACAACCTGGACCCGCGTAAGTGCGGTGATTACAACTCCAGCAGCAGTGGCGGGTGATGCACAGATCCTTGTCTTCCAGAACGCTACTGCGGGAACTAGCTCACACATCTACGACGGCTTCATGCTGGAAGAACAGATTGGTACTGGTACAGAGCCAAGCACATTCAGTGTTGGTAATAGTGCTCGCCAAGTCGAAGCACAGTCTACGGCGCTAAGTTCTCTAACCAACCGCGTTACAAATGCAGAAGGTACGATCACTAGCCAGGGCACTTCGATTACCAGCCTGCAATCAAGTGTTGGCTCGGTTGCTACAGACAACTTGGTCAATGACCCGACGTTCTCGGCTGGTCACGGCACTAACCAATCTGCTGTTACCGTTGTTGCTCGATCAGATGCCGGTGTACCAGATGGATCCCCAAGCGCTCGGGTACTGAAGTGGGCTCTAGCAACAGGTGCAAGCAACTTGTACATGGGGTTCATCGTAACTCCAAACGTCAAGGCTCCAGAAACCGGTGTTACTCATAACATGGTTGTTGCGGCTGGTGATACATACGACTTCGAGATGTACGCTTACACAAGCGCCTCTCGCCAAGTAGGTATCTGGATTCAGATGTACGACGCTGCCGGTACTTCGATCACTCATGATTGGGTGGCTGCAAGCGGTGACGGTGTGCGCCTGACTAGCACCGCTGCGACTTGGACGAAGCTGACTGGAACACGTGTTATTCCAGCCGGTGTTATCCGCATTGCGATGTGCTTCCGTGTATCAGCGGGCAACGCTAGTGATGTGTTTGTATCGTCACCTGTGATTCGTAAACGTGCCGCCCAGGACTCAGCACAAGCTACGGCTCTGTCTGCCCTGGATACCCGAGTAACATCGGCGGAAGGGACAATTACAAGTCAAGGCACCTCGATCACCAGCTTGACCAACACAGTGGCGAACAAGGCCGATAGCTCTGCTCTCGCTGCTCTAACGTCACGTGTAACCACTGCTGAAGGGAATATCACTTCCCAGGGCTCTTCGGTAACGACGTTGCAAAACCAAGTTGGCGGAATCTCTGGCTCGGGTAACAACTTGCTCAGAGATGAGTATAGCTGGCTAACTTCCGTAGCGTTGCCGACAACGAACGGTAGTGCAACTACTACTGTTGGTGTAGCTGTGTCTGGGTCTGCTTCAGGCTTCGGATACAAGATGACTTCAACTAGCACCTCGACGGGCTGCTACTTGATGCTCTGCCCTACCAACAACGTAGCCGGGTTCAACATGCCAATTGAAGCGGGCACATACATTGTGTCGTTCTACGCTTCAACCCCAACCACTGCATCTGTGCGTATGCGTCTGTATTCAACTACGACAAGTGCGTATTCAGTAGCACAGACTGTAACTTCCACTCGGACACGTTACAGCCACACCGTAACCATTGGGGCTCCAAGCACAATGGCTGTGTTGTTCTACTACAACATGAGCGGCGTGAGCGGCCAGGAAGTAACTGTTGACTCCGTGATGGTTGAGAAGCAGACAGGCCCAGGAACAACGGCTAGCCCGTTTGTTGCAGGCCCAAGTGCAAGTGCCGTATCGGCCCAAGCTACCGCATTGACTGCACTAACCAACCGCGTAACTTCTACGGAAGGTGCTCTAACAAGTGCATCCAGTAGCATCACCAGTTTGACTAACTCCCTCAACGGGATTGGAGGCACTGGTACTAACCTGCTGAGTGATGAGTATAGCTGGTTGACTTCCACGACCTTGCCGCCTGTGGTTCCAAGCGGCTTGACAGCGACTGGGGTGGCCGTTGCGGGCTCGGATTCAGGTTACGGGATTAACTTGGTAGCGACAGGCAGCAGTAACACTTATGCAGCCCTCTACCTTGCGTCCGCCACCAACACAGCAGCAACGAACATGACGTTAGAGCCTGGAAACTACATTGTTTCCATGTACATGCGAGGCACTACTGCCGGTCAGGCGCTGTTCAACTTGTACGACATGACTACATCTCGGCAAATTGCAGTCAACTTCACCACTACACGTACTCGGCAATCAGGGATTATCACAGTCCCCACAAGAGCAAAAGTTTCACTCTTGATCTACCCGAATATCAATGGTGCAGCAAGTGCAAACTTGACCGTCGATTCCATCATGGTGGAAAAACAAGTTGTGGATGGTACTACACCTTCACCGTTTGTTGCAGGGCCTAGTGCCCGCGCCCTGACTTCGTTAGCTACAACAGTAACGCAGCAAGGTTCAACTATTACCGCGCAGGCATCGTCGATTTCAAGCCTAACCAGTACGGTTGGAAGCCATACGTCTAGTATCTCGACACTTTCGTCTACCCAGTCTTCTACGAATGGAAAGCTTAACGCTCTTTATAGTGTGAAGTTGGCGGTGAACTCAAACGGTCAGTACTACGGTGCCGGTATGGGTATCGGGATTGAGAACACGCCGAGCGGCATGCAGAGCCAAGTGCTCTTTGTTGCTGACCGGTTTGCAATTCTCAACTCGGTAAACGGAACAGCGACTTCGCCGTTTGTTGTACAGAACGGTCAAACGTTTATTGCTGACGCCTTTATCAATAAGGCAACGGTAACTAACGCCATCATCGGCTCTGGCATCTACTCAGCATACCAGACCAACTGGGGTGGCCCTGTTATGACACAGGACTTCAACGTCGGGAACGTTATTACTCGGCACCCAACGCGGGCAAATACTTACTCTGTATTCAACCAAGACGGCATTCAAGTTGTTGTTGATGGGGTACTAAGAGTGCGTATGGGAATCTGGTAATTCCCTTCACACAGGCAGCAGGGTAATAGCTGCTGCCTCACAACTAAGAGGTAAGGGGTCAGGCATCTGCTCGGCCCTATTTTTAAATGGCAACAAAAACCAATATCACACAAAAGGAAGTTTCAAACATGCCATATGTAGCAATCAACTCAACCAACGTCTACGACGCAAGCAACATGGTCCGCTATGCCACTCAGGCAGAAGCAGATGCACGGGCTCGGGACATTCTTACTCAACAGCCAACAGCAAAAGTATTTGTTGCCCAGGTGCTGAAAGAGTACGCAGCGGTTGTAACCATTACTGCAACAGACCCAGAAACACCTGAGTCTGGCGAGTAATTGAGGGGGCTTATGCCCCCTCTTTTCATATAAGGGTAAACAATGATTAGCAACGGATTCCCTCTGCCGCTAAACGTCCAGTATATAAACAGCTCTAAGAGCTGGAAGCTCCTGCAACCTTATATCTTCGTGGATGAGGTAGAGGGGCCGATTGAAATCCCCGCCCGCTTCACTACGAACGGTCTAACCCTCCCCCGTATTCCCCTTATCCTGGCCCTGTTCGATAGCTACGGCTTCCCTGCCGCTGTTGTGCATGACTACCTATATGGTGACTCAGGCATTGGGCGGAAAGACGCTGATAAGGTGTTCTACCGTGCTCTAAGGGCATGCGGTGTAGCACGCTGGAGAGCTGGGCTTATGTATGCGGGAGTTAGGCTGTTCGGACGCTTCTACTACCAAGGTAGATAACCGATGAAAGTAAACATCACAAGTTCGCTTAGGCGTAAGGTGTTTGCTGCCCTACTTGCTGCCGGTGTATCCGCACCTAGTGCCTGGATTGCCGTCGATCATACAATGCCCTCTGAAGGGTTTCACACGAATGTCTATGTTGATCCGGTCGGACTTAAAACCTACTGCATCGGCCACATGGCCAGGAAGGGTGAAGTACTCAAGAAAGAGTACACCGAAGATGAGTGCGTTGCACTGTTCGTCAAAGATTGGGTAGCACACGAAAAGCAACTAGACAACGTGGTTAAAGTGCCCTACCGCTCTGAGTGGATGAAGGGAAGTGGAACCGACTTCACCTTCCATATGGGCATCACCAGCGTGGCATCATCTACCTACCTCACCAACCTTAACGCTAAGCGTTATGACGCCGCCTGTGAGCAACTTACTAGGTGGGTCTATGGTCGTGTGAATGGTGTGATGACGAAGATGCCAGGGCTCGTTATTCGAGCCACAAAGCGATACGAATACTGCATGGGTGAAGTACCCTCAGACTATCGCACCACCCTACAATCGTGGGGTTACGGTAATGAGAAATAAGCTTTACAAACACCTCTGCCGTCACTACCACCTCTATTCCTTTATCGCCAACCTCCTGAATGCCATCTCCATGGCCGGACTAGCGCTACTTGGAATTCTGACCGACACACTAGCTGTTGCATGGCTGGTGGGATGGGGGTTCATGTTCGCCATTATGTTTGGCATAGGCAAGCTCTTAGATCAGGAGATTGATGACTTGGATAAAGTAAAGCAGCACAGTTGTGCCGAGGACGTTACTGATGAACGCACTAATTAAAGTCGTTAGTTCGCTGCCTCTAGCGACCGTCTGGAACAAAATTAAACTTGGACTATTGCTGGGTGCCGTCGCCTTCATGGTGTGGCAGGGCTGGCAAATGTCCACGCTGCAACAGGACGTAACTAAGCTGGAGGCTACACAAAGCACGCTCCAGGCCCAGGTGCAGCAAATGTCTGTGGACTATTCAGTCCTCCGCGACAACTACAAGAACAACGCACAGACCAGCGAGCAATACATTCAGTCGCTCAACCAACTCAACGGCAAGTCGAATGAGCTGGAGAAGTCCTTTACGGCCCTCTCGCAGCAACGGAAGGCTTCAGCCAGTACTACCCCAGGGGTTAACCATGAAACAAGCTCTACACAAGCTCTCTCGGGCCATGCCGGGGCTGGTGATGGTGGGGCTACTGATGCTGAGTGGCGCCAGTTGCTCGACAACACCTTCTGCTCCACCTTCCCCGCCGACAACAGATGTTCTAAGTGACATTCAAGTACCACGCTATCTACTGGTCGGTTGCCAGTATGAAATGGTGGACTGGAATGAAGAACACGGCCTAGAAAAAGCATACGCAAGAAACTTGCTTATCGGAAAAGGATGTAACGATAAGATTGAGGCATTCAGGAATTGGGTAGACGGTACGTTCCCAGTTTCGAAAGATAAGAGTAAATAAGATGGCCGATAACGGAGAAATGAGTACAGTGGGTAAAGCCCTGCTGGACTTTAGCAGCAAGTGGATGCTCCCCTTTGTCCTGGCCTTTGTATCCTGGCAATATACCGAGATATCGAAGCTGGAGGACCGGGTAACTGCCTTGCAAAAAGAATCAGTCTCTCATGCAGAGCTGCAACTATCAGAGAGTAGGATGGTCGGCCTACTTGACCTAAGAATCAAAGCCCTATCTGAGAATCAGGAGACAACAAATAAATACCTGAAGATTCTCATCGACCAAAAGACAAGCCGCCCATAGGGCGGCTTTTTTATTGCCTCTAAGAAAGTTCTCTTTGCTGGGACTCTAGCAGGGCATGCTTCAAGTCTCTCATTGTGTTCTTTCTGGCCCTTGTGCATCGTGGTGTATTGGATGCGAAGACCGGCTTGGTGTTGGGTCGCCTAAACACTAAGTGCTGCCCCTTAGATACATCGCATGAAAAGCCCTGGGCCTTAGCCCAAGCAACCAAGTCTCTTAGATCGTTATCCCCACGTGGTAGCTTTGCCTGCGACATTACCGACCCCCACTAATTATCTAAGACTTTATTTATACAGCTCAGCCCACTTCAGTTCGCGTGCCGCCATCTCATCTTTCCATCGCTGGATATCAGCGTCAATGGCCAGCCCGTTCCGGTAAACCCGCCCATTGCTGTAAATGACGAAAGCGTATACAAGTACCAGTATTGCATTCTGGGCAATCTTCCAGATCGACCCGCCATCGAGCTGCATGATGGTGAGCGTGACGAAGAACATGAGGAAGATCGTCATGAGGGCCCTAATCGTCTTCAGTGTACGATACTTCTTAGGGTATGAATTGATTGACTTGACTACCTGATGCAGCGTATAACCAGCTAGCGGTGTGATGATGTAAATCCAGTCTAACTGCTGAGTACGGAGGGCATATCCGATCAGAGTCATGAACGAGAAGAACACGGCGGCGTAGCGTGCAGTCATTGGGCTTGCCCTTCAACTTGCTTCAACATTGCATCTACCTGGGCGTTCACGTTGCTCACTAGGCGAACGGCTTTGTACAGGTCGCGCATCACATAGAGCAACGCAGCAGATAAGACGGTGAAGAGAAACCCAGTCACATAGTCTTCGACTTTGAAGTTATATGCAGCCACGCCCGCAAAGCAAGTTAGGCCCAGGGCATAGAGGGTCATCAGCGTTGCTGCCGTTCTGCTCCACCGAAGAGGGATTGGATACTCTAGGACTTCGCCGGTTACGGGGTTGTGAACTCTTATTTTGCTCATTTCTGCTCCTGGGCGCCGCCTTCAGCGGACAGCATAACCATTGATTCAGCGTGGGCCTTGGCATGCCGCTTGTCAACTAGTCGGTTGGTTAGCAGCGTCTCAAACTGGAACACCAGAATACTGAAGTTCATAGCCACTAGGCAGGCATCAAGCATGGCTTCGCCAGTCTGGCACCTTTCCCAGGCATCTACGCCCATTTTCCCAATGTAAATGACCGCCACAACGTTCGTGAAAGCGCCCAGCAGTAGTACTTTCTTGCCCTTTAACCAACTCATGCGTTTTTCACCTTCCAAGCTGCCCGCAACCATACTGCTGTGACAATGAACTGCATCCCTGCCCCCGTGTAATCACCCTGGATTGCAAAGCGGATACCCATCGCAAAGAACATCCCACACACAATGCAGAGGCTTGGGAACAAGTCTTTTGCCTCAACTTCTGGTTTGCGAAACTTCTGCGCCATGTGGAAGAACACAAAGCACACAATGCCGCCGATCACGCCCTGGGGGTAGTCGTCCGTGTAAAAGCAGTTCCAGCTAATGAGGCCGCACCATGCCGAGACAAGATATAGGCCGATAGTAAGTAGACGCTTTCTCATCTTTTTCTCATTTGACTCTAAGGGCCTCTAATTCTCTTTTCAGTTGCTGCCGCTCAGAGAGGGCCACTTTGCTTCCCATCCGGCGTCCATCGTCGTAGCCGGTCTGGTAACTATTCTCGGCTGACTGCAAGACCTTGACCTGCTTGTGCAAGGCTTGGTTCTCCAGTAGCAGTCTACCCAGGGCGCCGTAGCAGTCGGCCAGAAGGTTGTTAGCCGCATCGAGCTTGACCTCTCCCCGCTGGCACGCCTTCATCAGGGCTTCAACATGGGCGGCAGTCATCCCGCTAGGGCCTCACGCTTGAACGCGGCGCTGGTCGATAGGGAGTTGACGAAGGCCAGGGACGCCCACAGCAAGCTGGCCCACGGTTGGTTATCAGCCAGGGCCCAGATGGATACACAGGCACAAAAGGCTACGGCCCCTGCTAGGGCCTTAGTCATCCCCTCACCCGCTGAGCGTTGAGCTTGGTGGAGCTGTAGGCCAGGCCGAACTCCAGCACAGCGACGAAGAACGTCAACGCACCCAGGGCCCATTCGCCCCGCTTGCACAGCGCGATGGCCACAAAGCTGATGACCAGTGCCACCCCGAAAAAGAATTTTCCCGCCCAGCTCATTTGCTTCACTGCCTAACGTCCTATCTGCATTACTAAAAGTGTCCGAGATTCTACCTTACGCGGCCCCTGGCCACCAGTGCCGCTGAGCGTCTAGGCCACAGCCTGCCTGGATTACACCGTTAGTTCTTAGTGTGCGAGAAAATTTTCTCGCTACCTATTGACTTGTCGGAATGAATCGGGTTGAATGCACCTCGTCGAACGTATCGCCATGTTCAACAACCAGAGGGCCCCCAGCCCAACTGGAATTTCCCAACCGGGTTGTTGTTTTACCCCAAACTCGCCCGGTCTGGGATCTCACAATACAAGTCTGTCCGCTGCCTGATGGAGGTATTAACCATCAGGCTTTGTTGCGTCCAGAGTTTTTCAAGCCCGGATTTGACCCGATAGAATAGGTCCGTCCAGGGTAGTAAGGCCGTAAGACCGTAAGTCAGTAAGAATCGGAGCCGGAATGCGTAAGCCAAGCGAAGTACTGCAAATTGCACTACAGCACCCCCACTACCTCAACTTCGAGGTTGCTATACCAAACTTGTGGCTCTGTAGTTGCATTGGCGATTACAAGTTCCACAACGCTATCACCGATGAAGAGTACACAGCCGCATGCTCGGCAGTGCATAAGTCGCTTGACGGGTATGTATTCCTGAAGTCCTTCATGGCTCACAAGGGTATTCTCGCATTTGAGACGCCCTATGAGTCTGAAGAGTACCGCAGTGCAGCACATGCACACTGGAACGCACTCATTGCTTCGCTACAGGCGCAAGGTCTGTGAGCAAGAAGAAAAAGGGTAAGAAGAAGAAGTCTCTTCCCCGCAATTTTGTAGCTAAGAATTTACCTAAACAGCATAAGTCCGTCCCCCATAGGGACAAGACCAAGTACAACCGAAAAGACCGGAATAAATACATTGACTAAGTTGCCCGTAGCAGTTGAAACCTTCGCACAGAAATACTTCGCGGCTGAAGCCCGTGGCCTGCCCCGCCGAGGCTTTGGTACAACCTTCCGCACCAAGGACAAGTTGATCCTGGCTGCTGAGTGTAAGGCCCTGCTCGATAGCGGCGCGGTGGAAACGCTCAACCAGCTAGCCCAGGACTTGGAAGACTACACCGATGGCGATGGCCATCCACGTGTGACCCATACCTACCGCTTGAACGCCTTCGCCAAGGTCGCCGGTATCGACTACCCAATGCGCGCTATGGCCCCGGCTGAGGCCGCTCCTGTGGTCGTTCACCGCACCCATACCCCGGCCTTCGGGATCCGTGCTGAGCTGAGTGAGAGCTTCGCCAAGTGGCTTGAGAAGGGCATGAGCCTGAGTGCTATCCAGGCAGAGGCCCAGGAGGTACTGGTGGCCTGCAATCACAAGGTGCAGGTGGGCAAGGTGACTAGCAACCTGCAAGACCTGATGCGCTCTACCGGCATGACCGCTGGCCAACTGGCTGATATTGCCCGCAGCCTGTAAAGTGGCCTTCAGTAAGCTCCAAACAGGCGGTATCCGTGTGAGTGAACTTCCCCCGGTTATCTTCGCAGCAACTAACGCCGGAAAATCTATGTTCGCTAGTTCCCGTGAAAAGATTGAGCAGCACCTGATTAAACAGAAAGCCCGTGCAGTTGAGCGTGTTCCGACCGAACACCCTGCCCTGGGTGCCCAAGCCAGCCGGTGCCAATACCGCACCTCGGAAGGCCAGATGTGTGCTGCTGGTTGTGTGATCCCTGATGAAAAGTACGACCCAAAGATGGAGGGCCTTACCGCCTTCCAAGTGGCCTACGCTTTCCCAGATGCTTTCCCGACCGATATCACACAGCGGGAGTTGGAGTTGTGGCAGGCGTATCACGATCAAACAGCAATGCAGGGTGGTGAAACATTCAACTATGGCCTCTGGCTTGCTGGTAATGAGGCGCACCACCCTACTAAGTTCAAGGAGGCTGTTGCCGATTGGATTCCTATCGCAGCGGGGTAATGAGTGGCTAATGTACTAGCGGTAATTGGTGGCGTAGCAGTGCTGTACTTCATAGTGTGCGGCATTGTAAGCGTCTGTAAGAAAGTAAGTCAGAAAGATAACGTAAGTCAGTAAGACAGGAATATAATGAACTTCATGCAGAAAGCTGGTATTGGCCTTGCAGCCGGTGCCCTGGTGCTTGTTGGCACCTTCAATAGCATCTTCGTATACAACGAAGCAGGCTATCAAACTCACATCCGAACCATTACTGGTGAAGAGAAAGTAATTACCGAAGTTGGCTACGCCACCAAGTGGTTCGGTAAAGCTACGCCCTGGAAGCAGGCTCAAACCCTGCAATTCAGTATCGTCAAAGAAGGTGAAACTAGCCGTGAGATTGACGATGGTGTGGGCGTAGATAACTACCGTGTAACCTTCCTGGGCAACGTAGACGGCAAGGTCGAAGCCTCGACCCGCTTCCGTATGCCCCAGGGCGAGCAGTTCCTGAAGATTGCGCGTGAATACCGCACCCCAGAGAACTTCATGCAGACCGCCGTAGTTCCAGCCGTTAAAGAGACTCTGCAAACTAGTGCCTCTCTGATGACCGCTGATGACTACTTCGCCGGTAGCCGCTCTGAATTCAGTGCGAACTTTGACGACCAACTGCGTAACGGCCAGTTCGCTGTTAAACGCAAGGAAGTTCAACAGGTCGTAGAGAGCACTCGTAGCGAAGGCGATAAGTTGGTATCCGGTGCCGGTGCTGATGGTGAGCAGAAGCGTGCCGCGTTCGTCACTGAGAAAGAGACTGACGATAAAGGCCGTGAGATTCGCAAGCCGCAAGTGTTCGTCGGTATGGGTGTGGAAGTTGTAGAGGCACGTGTGCCGAACATCCTGCCCAATGACCAGTTCCTGGCACGCATGGTGAAGGTGCAGAGCGCCCAGGCCGACCTGGCTGTAGCCCGAGCCGACCGCCTGAAGGAAGAGGAAGCCAAGCTGCTCTCCACCGCCAAGGGTCAACGTCTGGTCGAAGATAAACGCCAGGAGACGCTGCGTACCCAGGTCGAGAAGACCACAGAGGCGGAAACCGCGAAGAAGTTGGTCATCACCGCTGCCGAGCAGGCTGAGCAGGAGGCAATCATCGCCAAGCGTACCTCCCAGCAACTGCTCGATAAGGCTGAAATCGACGCGAAGGCGACCAAGACCACTGCCGATGCCGAAGCCTACCGCAAGAAGGCTGTAATCCTCGCTGACGGCGCCCTGCAAGCCAAGCTCGATGCCCTGGTGCAGATCAACCATGCATGGGCCGGTGCGGCTGCTACAGCTCCTGTCCCGAGCGTCATGATGGGTGGGGCCGGTAGTGAGGGTTCGAGCCGCCAAGGTGAGATCGGTCAACTGATGCAGATCATGGCCGCGAAGGCTGCGAAAGACCTGAGTGTAGACCTTTCCACCAAGTAAGAGTTTTACAACTAAGTGCGACGGAATATGTCTCGTTACTTCGAAGTGCGGGACTTTTCCAAACATTGTCGGCTAGTTTCCTGAGAGAAGTGTACTAGTTTTTAGTACGTCAAAAGCGAGTAATCAAGTAAGTGGGTAATTCAGAAATGTCGAAAGAAAGTTACACCGTATTGGCTGCACCATTGAAGGGGCTAACCGGTGAAGTTCGGTTCAAACATATCCGATTGAATGTGTGGGACTTGGAACGAGGGGATCATATTCACAACAAGGGCGGGGTAACTTTGGCTTACAAGTACCTGACCCCTACTGAGGTGGCCAAGGCCCTGGGTGCTGAAGTGGCACTTGCTGAAGAACCGGCGATTGCGGTGGGGTTTGCGGGTTGTTCCTTCGCGGATAACTTCGACCGCAAGTTGGGTCGAATCATTTCCCGTCAACGGTTGGCAACTAGCCGGGTAATCATCTCGGGTGTGGAACCTATTCGCCGTTTGATGGTCGCCAAGGATCCAGCCCATGTGGCCGATATTCTGTTTGGTGCTATGCGGGCCCAGGGTATCCGCCTGGAACTCTGTGCCTAGTTGGCCCAGAGGCGCTAAGTTACTGATTCCATTGAAGAAATTCTTCAAGGTTTATTACCCCTTACACAGCGGACAATACCCGTTTGGTTGACGGATTTATCCTGCAAAAAGTTGTGTCGTAGGGGTGCGAATCAGTAGACAGGACGGACCTATCCCTAATATAATAGGGTCTACTGAGTCGAGATTCCCGTGCCTGCTAAAGCTGAGAATTCCCCTCGACTCCGGGCCTAGGGTGCTGGTAACACCGCTTGGCCACTTCAAGGCCCCTCTTCGTGAGGGGCTTTGTCGTTTCTGGGCCAAAGATTAGCCCCGTTCGAAACCCGACGCAATACCCAATCGTAAAATCCTTTTTTCTTGACACGGCGCTGGCCTCTGGTGTAGAGAGCTGCGGCACGGCGGATTGGCCACCCCAGCGAAGCGCCAGGGTGGACGATGCGACGGGACGTAGCCGCCAAGCGAAGCGCGGCAGTGTCGCATCCCCCACCGTGTCAACCCTCCGAAACTGGCCCTAAAAGAAAAGAAGCTTTTGCGACCTCCCGGTTTTATTACCGATTTCCGATTTTCCCTAATAAAATAGGTTACGTGCCTTTCCGATATAGGTTAGGTAGCGTAAGCTATTTCATTAGGAAAATCGGGGTCGCCATCTGAGCACCTGGGAGCATTTCTAGATGCATCCTCTAGTACCTTGATTTAGCTGATTTTGACCACCACCAGAGGGAGCACGAAGCTATGGCCAACAATGCGAAAACGATCAAACATCGTACAGAAAAAACCACCATCGACAAGCAGACGGGGGAGGTTCTGAGCGAAGAGACGACAACCACATACAGGTTCGCCCAGGAGCCCGCCTTCGTGAAGGTGTACACGGAGGCGATGACCGAGTTGGGGTTGAAGTCCCACCATGCGACCATGGTTCACCATCTCGGTCACAAAATGGAATACGATAATATGCTCTACCTCACCCCAGGCATGCGGGTAAGGATGAGTGAAGCGATGGGTATTCAGGTGAACACTTTCAACAACTACTTGAACGCCCTCCTGGGGCTCGACGTACTGAGGCGCATCGGTCACGGAGAGTTCATGGTTAACCCCACGCTTGTCGCCAAGGGCAAGTTTGAAGAAATCCAGCCCCGTTTTAAGAAGTACTACCAGATAAAGCAGGTGAAGACTCAGAAAGGACGCGCACCGAAGCCGAAGGAAGAGGCAGAAACAGTGGCAGAATGATAACGACGAAAGGGCCGAAAGGCCCTTTTCTTTTGTCCGCTTATTGTGCAGCAGCAACTAAAGGGGCCATATGGCCCCTTGCTATACATCAGATCCCACTAAAACCCGTTGTGTGCCAACCAGATTTCAATGGCCTCTACCCCAATCTCTTGGCCTGTAAGGTCAGTCTCATACCGCGCCTTTTCGAATCGCTCCAGAATTGAGCCTTTAAGCTTGACACTCAGTTGAATCTGGTCGGGCTTCTTTTTGCGGGCATGTACCGGGGCCGCAATGCGGACTACTTGAAGTTCTGAAGGATTGTTCAAAGCTGCATCCGGCTGTGCGGGCTGTATTTCGACCTTACGAACTAACTCTGGTTCCGGCTCAGGCTCGAAAGTTGGTTCCTGGGCAACTTGTTGCGGTTCCGGCTTCGGAGGATCCGGTTTGACTTCAGGCTTGGTGGCAAGCTCCGGTTCTGGTTGAACAGCTTCCTTCGTCGCCTCGGGCTCTGGCTGAGACACCTGGGCAACTTTCGCTGCATCTGCATCCGGGTCCATCGGAGCTTCTGCTACCGAGGATGGGCTTGTGGGTTTATGTCTTACTAGGCCCGCTGCCGCCAGTGAGCCTCTTTGTGCTTTCGCTACCATCTTAGTGTACCTGCTTGTCCGCTTGCGTGGCTAGTCAACTACTTGCTTAACCAAGTGCTTGGCCAAGTGCGTAGGTGCGTGTGTACCCACTCCACCACTTAATTACCTACTCACCCACACAGGTAACTGCTTACGCAAGCACGCAGTTAACCACGCACTTAGGTGCGTGGTCAAGTGGCCACGTGAGTGACCACCTACCTACTCAAGTACGCACGTGCGTAAGTACTCATTTACGCATTTGCGTAGATGTATATACAACCTGGGGGTGGTCGGTCGGTTACGCCTTACGCTTAGCCGAGGTTTTTGCCTTCTTACCCCGCTTGGACGCAAGGTCAATCACCTCGGCGCCTGCCTGGGGTGCGGGCTCATCGCGGACAACAGGTTTCGGATCCTTAACGCCAAGCTGGGCCAGGACGTACTCAGTCAGTGCGTCAACCTGGGCAATACCTGGGTTGTCGTTCTTGGCGATTTCTTCCAGCACATGACCGTTAATCATGCTGCTCACGAACGCATCTTTATAGTGAACAACGGGTGCCAGCTTGCCGAACTGAGAAAGGGAGAGGATCGACTCATTCTCGATCTTGGTCCCCTTCCGTACTTCATTCAGTACGAACACCATAGGCTGTGTAACGCCCTGTGCCTCAATGAAGTCCAGGGAGCGGATGGTGCCTCGCAGGTCCAAGGGACTTGCTTTCGACATCATCAGAATCAGGTCCGCTCGCTTGAGCAGATTATTGACCTGACCGCTCATAAAGCCGGGAGTATCAATCAGCAGGTACTCAACGCCCGCTGCTTCAAGCTGAGCAATAGCTGCATCCAGCTTACTCAGCTCACAGGAAATCAGTTGTGGGTCTTCCGATTCGCGCAGATCCCACCAGTCAGTAAGGGAGAGCAGGGGGTCAGTGTCCAAGAACGCGGAGAAGTAACCGCGCTGGAAAAGGTTAACCCCAACGTGTGCAGTGGTGGTGGTCTTGCCTACGCCACCCTTACCGTTTGCTACTGCGATGATTTTCATAGTACCGCCTCTTTATATGCTCATCGTGTATGAGCATTTCCGTGCCTGTTTACCGCTTACGCGGCTGCTGTGTGGGCAACTGCTCAGCATGGTGAGCAATCGGGTATTCCCCTGGTTACGCATAGAAGCCAGTAATGGCCCAAGTGCGTAAGTATGTACGTCATTAAGTGCTTACGCAACCATCCACTTGAGTGGCCACGCATTCACTTGAGTAAGTAGGTGCTTACCTACCTACGGGCTTACTTGTCCAATTGAGTAACCACGCACTTCCCCACGTAAGCGCTCACTTGCGTAGTTCACCACTTACTTGGCCATCCACTTACGTGAGTACCTGCACACGTAGGGAAGTGCTTGCTTACCCACCCACGCAACCAATTGCGTACCTACGTGCTCAAGTGGGTGAGTGATTGGGTGGTTACGCACCTCATTACCTACCTACCTACTCAAGCACGCAATCACGTACTGGCTCAATCACGTACCTACTCAGGTACTCAATTGCGTGGGTGATTGCTTAATCAATTACGTCATTGCGTAAGAGCTTACTCAAGCACGTGGGTGCGTGTCAACTCACTCACTCAATTAATTGCGCAATTGCTTACTCACCCAAGCACGTAGGTGCGTGCCCACGCAATCAAGCACTCACTCAAGCAGGTAAGCACCTACCCAATTGCTTGGCCACTTACTCAACCACGTGCTTACGCAAGCACGTACTCACTCACGTGCTTAACCAATTACCTACCCACGCACCTACTTACCCAAGCAAGCACCCAAGCAAGCACGTGCTTAGGTGCGTGACCAATTGCGTGATTGCGTAGGCAATCACGTGAGTGCCCACGTGGGTGAGTGATTGGGTAATCGAGTGGCCAAGTGATTGCGTGCCCAGGTACGCACGTGAGTGAGTACGTGCGTAAGCACGCAAATGCGTAGATGAGTGAATGCGTAGGTGCGTATCTACTCACGTGAGTAAATGCGTACATGAGTAGGTGCGTAGATGCGCATTTGAGTAGATGCGTAAGTGAGTAGATGAGTAGATACGCAAATGCGTAAATGCGTAGACGTATATACAAGTAGTGACGCTACGTCGATTCTGAGCGGTTCACGGGAGCTAAGCCCCTGCCTTCGCATCCTAGAGCGTCATACGGCACCAATGGCACTACCAGGCCCTAAAGCGGTACGTTGCACCACGGGGCTCCCAGGGGCCTTCCTGGGCATTTTCGAGGGAAGGGGTTGCAGGGTAGTGGCGAACTATGTAAAGTGCCGCCTGTCGGACGCTTTCACCTCTGTGCCCATCTCCCTGAGCCTTGAAGTGATTCCAGCCGCTGCTTCCTCCGCCTCCTTTGTTGACCGGGGCGTCCGACACTAAAGCCGCCTCCACATGGGCGGCTTTTTTATTGCCTGTAGGATTTGCATCACAGGGGGTGGGGAGGTAGGATGCCCCCCGTAGGCGCCTGGGCTCACATCGTCGGCAGGTTAAGAGCACCACCGAAGATCCAGGGGCAGCGAAGAAAGACAGCGAGCCGCCTTCGGGCGGCTTTCTTGTGTCCGTGAGAACTACCACAGGGGGATACCATGGGGCAGAACCTATTCAAGCTGTTCTCGAATGATCCGGTTGACTACAACCTGAAGCAGGTAAGGTCGCAGCTCGGGATGCAGCTCATTACCCACATCCGGGTAAGGGAGTGGTCAGACCAACTGGCGGCAAATGAGATGCACGTGGACGCGGCAGACGTTAACCGGCTCATGCAGGGCCAGCTAGAAGACTTCAACATTGACACGCTGATGACGATGCTGGTCCGGGCGGGCTACACGCTTGACTGCGAGTTCAACCCAGGACAGATGGAAACCCAGTTGAGAGTCACGCCTGAAGAGGTGTAAGGGAATCCCCGATTGACGGACAGTCCTACAATCAGACGAATGGATCCACATTGGTGCCACTATCCATTGCGATTGGTGCCATCATTGGGTAAGCTGAGCGGGTCGGCTGTACAGAGCGCCTACTCAACGACGACAAACGAGGAGCCGCCCACCGAGGCGGCTTTTCTTTGCTCAGAGGAAAACCACTGTACATTCACACAGCACTGGATATACTTACAGCGTCAACCTCGGAGCGGACTCGTCATCCACTTCACCAGTCTTAGACCGGACTCGTCATCCGATCTTTAGCCGCCCACCGAGGCGGCTTTCTTTTGCTCGATGCAGAAACGAAGAAAGGGCCTTTCGGCCCCTTCGTAGTAATCACTCGTCTGGTAACTTCCAGCTCGCTACAGCTTCTTTACCCCACTGCTGCCGCCAAGCATTCAGAACCTTGTTATTGCCGTGGGTAGACTCGACCTTTTCCTGAGTGTGCGGGTTGAGCCATGTACGGAGCTTAGGCTTCGGATTGGTAGCTACGCCTGGGCCAGCTCCATTCACCTTGGGAGCTTTAGCAGGCTTATAGTTGGGGTCGAGCACTCGATTCACATCGACCAGGGAGCGACTGTGCTTAGCGAGCAACTGGCGAAGCTCTGCTTCGAACTCTTGGTCGGCCTTTACCTCTGGGTCTGCCTGGAGAGCTGCAAGCTGTGCCTGAAGGGCTTTGAGCTGTGCCTCGATGTTCTTTACCTGTGCAATCTTACTCATTACCGCTCTTACTCCCCGTCAATGGAATCTGTGACACTAGCTTGCCACTCAGATGCTGGCACTATATGCTTTCATTCAAGAGAGTGGAAGGGGGTAAGCTCCCTCCAATATGAAAATCTCGCACACTTCCTCAAAAATTCCCTCACAGTGGGTACTCAAAAACTCCATCACAGGGGGTAGGGTAGTTACCCGGTTTCCTCACAGGGGGTCTAGCTAGTTGTCGCTACAGGGGGTAGACTGTTTGCGCTACAGGGGGGTCGCTGGAATGATCCGGGCCAATGGGCTAAAGTCTTCCAAGTCGGGCGGCACCCCCTGTACACCCCGCCAGTATACTTGATTAGCTAACTAACGATTCAGTTGCTTAGCTAACTAACGATCTAAATAGCGCCCACACTCCCCCCTTGAACTCCGGTATCCACCTGGGCGCTTTCGCCTGGCTACGTTCCCGCTACTGCTATAGAGATTATATAGCACAAGGCCCCAGGTCAAGGCCCCGGCTAGATTTATTTTCCTGGCCAGCCCAGGCGCCCGCCCTGGTTTACCTGGGAGCGGGTTCCCTTCATTATATGCCTACGCAAGCCCAGGCCCTGGGGGCCAACCTGGGGCAGTCCTGGGAGGCGCCAGGAAGGGGAGCAAAGATTTTCGCAACGGGGCTTGCTATAGGTGATCTATATCGATAGAGTAACGCCTATCGAAGCAAGACAACCCCGCCCAGTAGGGCAGCAACGGAGTAGGCAAGCGATGAATATTAAGGATACTTTGTGGAACCTTGACGCCCTGGGCGGTGCCGCTGTGGTGGATGCGCAATATAAGGAGGCCGCTAAAGAAGCCGCTTTGCTTATCAGTGAAGTCCGCAACCTGCTAGACCTGGGCCCGCTTGATCCCCTTTCCCACGTTGCCGCCGCTGTGCGCGATTTGCAAATGGGCGTTATGGTGGATGCCTTTTCCCCGGCTAAGGTAGTCACCAGTGTTTCACATATGACTATCCGCCTGGAATACCTGGGGGAGGCATTAGACGGCACCGATACCCAGGAAAGCGCGGCACCGATTGAAGACGAACGCCGCATTATCCTGGCCGCTTTGCAGGCCGCTAAGGAGGTATACGGGCCGCAATACTTTGACGCTAAGTGGCGGGCAATGGGCCAGCTTAGCAAAGTTGAATTGTCCCGCCTGTATGCGAACTTTACCGACTACCGCGACAATTATTGCAATGGAGCGGCGAAACTTAGCGCCCCTGATTTCCTCAAGGAATACGGCCTTAGCAAGGCTTATAAGGTGGCCGAATAATGGCCGCTACCCGCGTAACAATCGACGGCATTTTGTGCGACCGTGAACCGGTACACGTTAACACTATTCGCCCAGGCGATACGGTGGAGGTTAACGGCCACTTGAAAACCGTGTGCCCTGGCGATTTGAAAAAGTGTCCTGATATGGGCGTTAGCCTTTTCGGGGATTCCTACCGCCTGGGGACGGTGCCGGTTATCAAGGCTACGCCCGTGCATGTTCGGCCTAATCTCGCAAGTAAGGAGGGCTAGCAATGGACCGGCAAAGTTTGCAATTGCTGATAACTAAACTTGATACCAACGCTGTGACGTTAAAGGAGGCGAAAGCCTTTGCAAAGCGCCTAGGCGTGGAATCCACGGCCAGGACAAAAGAGAGTTTCATCCGCGACATTAGCAAGAAAGCGTCATAACCTTTAGCCCCTTAATTGGGGCTAAGCCCGTAGAAGTACCCCACGCCACGTATGGCACCAACGGAGCTACAACCATGCAAAAGACCATTGCCGCCCAGGTTCACGACATTGTAAGCCAGCCCATGGCCGCTGTTACCTTGACCGGGGGCTATTGCGTAGACTACGCCGGTAAACGCTATCACTTCGAAGCCGCCCACCTGGAAAGCGAAAAGCGCAACGATAGCGGGCGCTGTACTTTCATGCTGGTTAGCTTCAGCGATGAATCACTGTTGTCGTTTAAATGGTCTGAGAGTGCCGGGGCAAGCTACAAGGTAGAGGGCAAGTTTGCCGCCCCTGTAGTCCCCCAGGTTAATACAGTGACCGTGGAGCAAATCGCCCAGGCGGTAGCCGACAACGCGAAAACCAATAAATGGCTTAGCTGTACTTATCAGGTAGCCCACCCCCAGGCCGTAGGCGGGACCATTGCAGTAGGCGTTAAAGCGTTCGGCAAGTGGGTGCAACGTATCCAATGCGCGGGCCTTGTAGACGGCATTCCCGAACAAAAAACGCTGAAGGCTTTGAAAGCCCAGGTTATCGAACATATCGGCGGCATGATGAAAAGCGCGGGCTTGCCTCCCCTGGATAAGGTGGGCAACTAATGGCCCTGAAGTCTAAAGAACTTTGCCGCCGTGTGCGAGTTAGCGACGGTGAAGTCACGTATCACGTTGTAAGCCCCGAGGGTAAGTTACGGGAAATTGGCGAAAACGCCTACCGTGATTTTGAACTGGGGGCCGTTCGCACCGATACTTTTTACGGACAGAATGACGCTAAGTTTCAGCGTCAATTCAAAACCGTCTACTACGTTTAAAGGGGCCACGTATGGCACGTAACGAAGTTGTACAAGCTGTAAAGGAATTCATTCGCCAGCCTAACGCCTTCCCTGGGGGCTACCCGAAAGTATTGGTAATGGCGGATGGGGAGTGCCTTTGCAGCAAGTGCGCAAAGGAAAATTACCGCCTGATTAGCAAGGCAACGCGGGCGGGCTTGCGTGATGGGTGGAACGCGGCAGGCTGTGATATCCATTGGGAGGGCGAACCGCTACAATGCGCCCATTGTTCCACCCTAATCGAATCTGCTTATGGAGTCCCTGAGAGTGACCAGTAAACACAATATCGCATATCCCCCGGCCATCCGTAGCCGCAAAGCTATCATGGATGCTTTGGCTATCGGTGAAAGCGTGATTTTCACCGGGGAATCAGGGGGCAAAATGCAAGCCTTGCAAGCGTCCGTTAACGCCACCTACCGCCAGCCTCAAACGTTCGGGGGCCAGGGCTTGCAACAGACGGGCGGGCTTATGCATTTTGAGGGGGAGCTACCCACCCCCGTTACGCGCGTTACCCGCGTAGCTGACCCCGAGTAAATAAACGCTTGCTATAGAGATTCTATAGCGATAGAATGCGGGCTACACACAAAGGAAGCGCCCCGTAGGGCAAAGGAGATAAAATGTTAAAAAGTATCGAAGCGCTGAAGGCAAAGCACGCCCGCGAACTGGCCGACCTTGAGCTACAGCACGCCGTGGCGACCTTGCTGCCCCTGGCCCCGTCTTTTGTGCATTTTTCCCAGGATGGGGAAACGACGGCCCGCATTCCAGTAGAGGGCCTGGGGGGAGCATTGGAAGCCCTCAAGCTGTTTACCGTTGTTCCCTTCACTGAATACCGCAACGGCCCGACGTTGCTTTTCAAGCCAATGACCCTTATCCCTGGCATTGATAAAGAAGACTATTGCGACGACTGGGCCGCTAGCCTTATCACTGATACCAGTTTCAGCGGGGCCAGCACTGAGGTTAAAGTAAAGTTTTTCCATCGCATGGATGACTGCACAAAAAGCGGACGTATTGTCGAAATTTTGCTAGAGGTAAGCGAGCCGAAAGGTGCCGACTACCGGCACAACTTTAAAAAGATGGGCGCCCGTTGCGAATGGACGGACGCGGGCCGTCTTCAAATCAAACATGGATCTATCCGCCCTAACTCTGCCCTCTACGGCTACGGGGATAAGTTCCAAGCCTGGGGCGTGCCCGGTAGTCGTGCCCTGCATGAATACCTTTTTAAGGCAGATTATGCCGATCAAGACGCAAGCGGCCCTAAAGAACTTTCCCACCTTTTCGGGCAGTTCCAAAATATGGCGGATGAATTCGATAACCTGGGGGCTAAATAATGTCTGCCTTCGTCGTTAGCGATAAAACTATTTCCGCCATTTTGCAGGCCGCGTTTAACGCCGAACGTCGTTACAATGGTAGCGTTAACCCGTGGCAATATCAGGATGATCCCGAGGCATATCATTATGTAATGAACGCCTTGAAAACGGCGCAACAGCAAGCAAACTTGCTTATGGCTGAAAACGTCCGTTCTTATAATCATTGCTATAAGCATCGTTCGGATGTTTCGCAAGAACCGTTTACAGGTAAAGTTGTTCTTGATTTGAAAGCTGCCCCGGTATCGGTATTGCAGGCGCTCAAATTGATTGATTGCCTAGCTTATCAGTCGTGCGAGTGCGACAACTGGGAGAAAACCCAGGCATTCAAGCTGTTAAATAAGTTGCGCGGGATTCTGATTCCCGCCCTTCCTGGGTATGATAACGAAAAGTGGGGGCTTGATTAATGGCCAGTCTCAAGGGCGTTAGAGTCATCATGGAAAACCCCCGTTATAACTACGTCACCGACGTTAACGGGGCCGTACCCTTTGAAGAAACGCGCCAATACTTTGTCGGGCAGCGCTTCAATATGGGCAGCGACGAAAACGAAAACTTTGTTAAGTGCGTAGACGTTATCGACCTCACCGGCTACAAGTGCTTTAACGTCACCTTTAACGGGCGCTCTACTGGGGCCCTGGGCGTTACCTACGCCATTACTACCACGGTATGGGCGGAAAGCGTAGAGGGCGTGGAAGCGGCCCTTTATGACCATTACCAGGACATTAGTAATATCCGTGATGTTGTAGACCTTGCAACGTTGCCTAAGCGTGGGGAGGCTTGAACAATGGCCAGCTTTAAAGTGTATAACGGTCGAAAGTTGCTGGATACGGTAACTTATGAGGGTAGCTTTACCGCCGATGAAGTGCGGAAATCCCTTGTAGAGCGTGGGGAGTATCCCGCCGATATCCGCGTTACTAAAGCGCGGGGCCCTGCTACCACTGAAGTTCAACATATTGTTCAAGTGGACTATGGGCACGGGCAACGGTGGGAGGACGTAACAGGCAGCACCGACTACAAAGAAGCCAAGCGGGATTTGCAGGCGTACCGAACAAACGTACCTGAATACCCATCCCGTCTCATTAAACGCCGCGTTAAGATAGGGGAATAAAGCAATGAAGCCAGACCAGACAAGCTACAAGGTAACTTTGCAGGTTCAAGACGAAAGCGGGGAGTTTAAAAAGCTTCCTGTTAGTGTCCAAGCCCGCGACAAGGACAACGCCCGAACGGCTGCAATTGAAAAGGCCGAAAAGGACGGCTACAAAGTGACCAACTGCCATACGGTCGAAGTTAACAGCTAGTAGCTATTGGGTTAGCCTATCTGAAGCTGGGTAGGCTAATGCAAGAATACAAGCGGCAGGGTAGAGGGAAAGGCAATGGAAGTTAAAGAACTTATTGCAAGGGTAGAGGCAGCGGGGCACGAACCCCATTTTTTCACCGCTAAGACGATGCGCCTTTTTGGTGATACCGTCTCTAACTATGGCGTGCGTTCGGCTGTCATTACCGTGGAGTATGACGCCCAGGGGGAATACCTGGGCGACGGTAAGGCCCAGGATATCGAAGTCTGGGAGCTTTACCGCAAGCGGCCCGTTAATGGCGGGCTTACTAAATCCGCCTACTTTGATAAGGTCGTATTCTCCCAGCGTTCCCCAGCAAGGGAGGTTAAGCCGTGACTCACAAAAACATCTGCTACCACACGCGCCTAGATAGCCGAAACTCCGTTAAAGTGGTGGGCGGGACTTTCGCGGGTTCGTTCGATTGGCCTACCGTAGAGCGACTGGTAAAGTCACAATTCACGGTTAAGATTAAAGCGTCTGGCCGCGCTGTTTTTGTGGATAAGGGAGGGCGGGAAATTAGCCTTTATGTTTCCGTAGATCCCGAGCTAACCGAGGCCGGAAAGCTTGCCACCACTGAAGACCGCCAAGCCCGTGAAGCAATGGAAAAGGCCGATAGTGAAAAAGCCGCAAGGGTGGACGCATTACTGGCTAATCTATCGCATGACGAGATTATCAAACGTCTATCGCAATAGGGGGCTTTATGTACGTTTACGCTATCCGTGATTCTCATAGCCTTTGTGTGACCCGCAAAGACTGGGTGCCGCTTCAAATGCTAGGGTATGGGGCCGTGCCTATTTTGTCGTATCAAAACGGCCCGTTCTGCCCTGTACGCTTCGACTGGTAGAGTAGGGCCGCTGTAATGAACCTACCGCCCTGGCTACGGCCTTCACCGCCCCCCTTGATTAAAGGGGATCAACTCGACATTAAGGCGCTATCCCCCGAGCTTGCCGCCATTCTAAAGGCGTTTATAGGCAAGCTAGATAGGGAGGGCCTAGGGGAGCTAGAGCGGGCCCAGGTAAAGGCCCTGTATGACAAGCTAGAGCTACAGGGCCCCGCTTACCAACTGGTAAGTAAGGGAATGTTCGACGGGTACGGCCCGCCCCTGGAAAAGATCAAGGCCCTACGGCCTAACCCCCGGCGAAAGTAAGTAAGGAGATTTACTAGATGAGTCCGTTTGCAGAAATCGCGTTAGTTGTAACGCTGTGCATCCCAGGCCCAGGCCCTGGCGTTAGCCAGGAAGCCGCCCAGGGCGTCACACAAGCCACGGGCGCCCCTTGCCTTGATCGGATTAGCGTCCCCCGTTCCTGGGCGTCTCAGAACGTGGCTAGGGCGGATTAGGCCCCGTGCTTTCGTCGGTTTTCTCTGACACTAGCCCTCAAAGTGCTATTATAGAGCCCCGTCCCCCTTGACGGGGCTTTTTCGTACACTTAGAATTAACCCGCTAAGGCGTTCTATAGAAACGCTATAGCATTAACACAACAGAAACCCAGGTAAGGACGTAAGGTAGTGAAAAAGAAAGCGGATCATTATGAACGGCTGCAAATGGGCTTCCACCTTTGGGAGGGCAGCGCCGCACACCTGGGCCGGTCCCGCAATGACGCGCAAGCCGATTTGCGTATCCGTGCTAATGAGCATGATAAAAACTTTGATTTGTTCCGTGATACCGACGTATGGACCCACGACGGTTGGCTAATCACTACTAGCCAGTTGGTCGGCGGCGTCTGCCGTTGCAACGTTCGCAAGGGTACGCAAGTTGGGCTGTACGTGGTAGACGATAATGAAATTTTCTATCACGGGAACAAAGATTTGCCCCATGAAACTAAGTTTGATGACGTACCTTGTGAGGTCGGGCAGGTGACTATCACAAAGACCTTCTAAGTAAAGAAACGTAAAAAGGCTAGTCTAGGGGCTTTACCTTGAGTCAAAATGCCACTAGACTGGGCCCAAGCAAGACGGAAACGGCCTAGTAAGGCACAAGCGCCCAGTAGGGCAAGGGGTAGGGAATGGCTCTAACGGATCAAGAGTATTTGCAGCGCCTGGAAACCCGCGCCAAAGCGGCACGCGAAAGGCAGGCAAAGAACGAACGCTTTGTAAGGGAGGGTGCGACAATTTGCCAGACCTGGGCGGACGTTGCTGAAGGCGTAGCCCTAGCCCTTGAGCAAAGAATTTACGAACTCAAGTTGCGAATGCAACAGAATGCCGCCTAGCCCCTTAATTGGGGCTAAGCCCGTAGAAGTACCATGTTTTAGTAAGTCAGTAAGTCCCGAAAGTTACGGAGTATGGAGCAATGAAGCTAAGCCCGCATAGCGTTACCCTGCCGTTTTCCGGCTTTTATCAGTCCCTGCATGACGGGGCACTAGATAATGCCGTTGAACAAATGTTTTCGGACAGTGCCACCGGCACCCAACGAAACGAAGGGCTAGAGCAACGCCTTTTCAATTTGTGCAACTTCTCCCAGGTGCATGACAGCTATGCAAAGGCATACGCTGAAGCATTCGCCCAGGCTTTCGGGCTTGAAACTCTCAAGTTTGAAAAACTTGTAAGCCCTCGGGAATACAACTTTGATACAGACCGTATTTTTGCCTTCATTGATGGGGCAGAACTTGAGCGGCTGTATCAGAAAGTAAACCGCCAATCCCTGGCCCAGTTGGTAACGGAAAAGTTTACTAGCTGTAGCGGCTTCCATTCGTTCTATTCGAACGACCTAGCCGACTGGGGCCCCGTCTCTGATTGGGATCATAATCAGGCGGGCACGCTGTTAGAGGCCCTGGCTAGTCAAGAATCAATGCACGGGGACTTTAATCAGGAAACTGAATTCGGTTTGTGTGAAGACTTCAGCGGCAAGGGCTGGCTTTCGTCCTGGCTGTATGAAGCGGCCCCAGGTATTAAACGGCTTGATAAAGTTTATGACTACCTGCAAACCCGTGCCGCTCGCAAAGGGGAGGCGTGATTATGCCTATCATCCTTTCCCAGTCGTATGAAATTGTAACCGAGGAAAGCGCGGCTAACGGGGACGTACAAGAGCGCGGCTTTGATTTTGAAAACGTCGCCCATACGTTCCGTGAAACGGTGGAGCTTATCCAGTCTGAAGGCTTTACCGTGCGTAGTGATACGTTCCCAGGTGCGCCCCGCTGGCTATCCACTGAAGTGATACAGGACCGCGCATTCTTTGAAGACGGGGAGAATAAAACCCTTTCTTTGCATCCGGGTAATGATCCCCGGTCCCTACGCTATTGGGAAAAGGCTTGCCGCGCCTCGGGACTTATCAAGGATGATATTTATTGGCGGGGCCTCATTGCCGACGCCCACTATCGGGGCTTGCGTGCTGAAGTAAGCTATAGGGATAAACACGGCTATATCCTTAAAGGGCTTGCGACCCATAACGCATCTAAGGGCGTAGGGCCTACGGGGGTATGGTTTGTTTGCGTTAATAACTTCGTTAACCGCATCCACCTAGCCGACGTTGTAGGTGTGCGGCAGGTCACGCGATGATAGAGCGTAACCGTAACCCCGCTGGGTGCCTTAGCAACATTGTTTTCGGGGTGGCCAGCCTGCTAGATGGGCTTGTGAGAGTAGTTAGCCTGGGCTGGCTTCATACCCGTTTGCCCGTGAACGTTTCCCGCTGGCAGGCGAAAAGCCATATTAAGGCCCTGAAAAGGCGCCAGGGGAGGGCCCAGGCATGACAAACAAGGCTCTAACCCGTATCATGCTGCGCGTTGATAAAGCCCTACTAAAGGCCGTACAAGCTGCGCTATCAGAAATTGAAAAGGAGGCCAGGAAGGCATTAGAGGCAAGTCCCGCAACGTTAAAGGGCTTTTGTATAGCTGGGGATAGTGCATCATTCCACGTTGTAAGCCAGGGAAGCGGGGGCGAACATATACCCCCCGGCGACCTTTCAAAGTATGGATTAGTTAGTCCCCATGCTGAAGTGGTAGCAAAGTTGCTTTATGAATATGAGTGGTTACTGCGCCTAATAAAAGTTCCGATACAAATAAAGCGCAGCACTACCGGCGAACTTATTAAAATTTAAGATTGGTGACTATATGACGACCCGTAATATTCCCATGGATCAACTGCAAAGCATTTTGCAGCGGCAATTTAAGTTTCGCCATATCAAGAATGCCCCGAATGCTAAGGGCTTTTTCGTCAAGTTGGAACGTTGCCCGCTCCCCATCTATACCGATAACGTGCAATACAGCGGGGCCGACGTTATGGCTATGTTGGGCAAGCTTAGCGAGTGGCGTAAAATCATTGATGAATGTGAAGAAGGGTTGTATGACTTCCTTGAAAGGGAGATCAAACACCAGCAAGACGGCACAAGTTCGGACGATGACCACGACGAACGCCAACCCGCCAACCTCACCAATGAAAATAGAAAGCCTGAATTCAGGCACCCAGCGCGGGGCCCTAGAACCCCAAGGCCGCCACGTGACGGCAACCGCTAACCGTTCGGGGGCTAGAGGGCATAGCCCCCCAGGATCAAAAATAGATAGCTTGCTTCACAACTATTAGCCCCGCCTGGGCTTGCCTGGGCGGGGCTTTTCATTGCCTGGGGGGAGGGTGAAGGCATTGCGCTATATGGTGGCACTAAGTAGCATAAGGCTATCAAAGGTAGGGCAGTAAGTAGGGTAAGGGGAGGGGCGATTGAAGGCGTTAAAGGTAATGCTATTGGCGGTGGGTTTAGTGCTACTGGGGGCAAAGGGGCTGGCCAGCTTTAAACCCGCTGGGAGGGCCCAGCAAGCGGCCCAGGCAAGGCCGGATAACCCCGACCTATCCCAGGTGGCACAAACGACGGGGAACGACTACCAGTGTAGGGAGTCGCCCTTTATGAAGGGCTGCAAACAAATTTTCTAAAAAGTATGTTGCTATAGAGGATCTATAGCGATAGAATGCTTAGCACGGGGACGGCAAAGGGCCTCCCCGATAAGCCTAGTAAGGCAAAGGAAGCTAAAAAATGAATACCATGCAATTCGCTCACTTCATCGCCAAACGTGAACGCGCCACCGGTTCCCGCCTCACCTATCGCCAGTTGCTGGGCCGTGCCCTGGCTAACGCCTACCGCCTGATTAAACGTGGCGTTGAACTGGTCGCTGAAGTTGCAAGTTATAAGGCAATCGACCGCCGTATCGCTGGGGAAAAGGCAGTTGTACGCGCAGCCGTCCGCAACGCTATCAAGCTGGGCCATACTGTTAGCGTCTTTGACGGTGAAGAGTGGGCGGTTAAACGCTCTACTAATGAGCGTGAAGTTATGGCGGAAATCTACGCTACCGATATGGAAACTTTAGCTTTCCGCAAGGCAGACGGGGAGCTGGTCGGCAAGGTCTGGCTTGTATACGGCAATAGCGCTAGTGAAGTAATGTCGGATTGGTCGGACAGTGAAGCAATGGCCACTATCCTGGCCCCGGCTAAACGCCGTGCCGATAAATATGCTGAATTAGGCTTGTAAGTAAATCGCCCAGGGGAAACCCTGGGCCCTTTCCCTGGTCGGCTGTAAGTCAGTAAGGAATCGCCGCTATGAATGCAATGTCATTGGCTCATAAGTTTACCCAGGCCCATACAATGGGCGCCACTATCCGCAACTATAAAGAAACCTTTTGCGACTTCCTGGCCCACGCCCATAAGGTCGAAAAGCAAGTTGCAAAGCGGGATGCAAAGCACCTGATTAGCTTTGTGGTGGCGGGAAGTCCGGCAATTGTTGATATCCGCGACTTAGCCCCCTTCAGCGTATCCCGTGACGTTATCAAGGTAGGGGTAGAAAACTGGCGCATACGTGGCAACGTTAAAACCCGCCACGGGTGGAATATTGAAAGCTACAGCGGTAGCTATCTGGATTCCCTTAATGAGCAACTTGGCCAATGGTTGCATTTTGCTGAATACTACAAAGAACTTTGTTTGCTGTTAGAGTTTAACGGCAATCTCTACCGTTTAACTAAGTAATGGAATTACTATTATGCGCCGTGCAAAACAATTAACCCGAGGCCAGTTCGCTAAGTTGGTAATTGACCAGACGCAAAGCATGCTAGCCGCTATTGAAGAACGAACCCCGGTAACTTGCCTGGATTCAATCTTTGATTGTGCCGTAACCTGGGATAGCGGTTATTCGTCTTATACGGTGCATCATAAGCGGGTTTACCCCGGCAATCGGGCCCGGCCTGGGGCCTAGTGTGCGAGATTTACAAAGCTAGTGCCCGAGATTTACAATCCGGCCCAGGGCGGGGGAACGGCCCCCGCCCAGGTAAGGACGAAAGGCAAGGAATGGCACCTAGTAAGCTGGAAATTCTAACCCAGGGCGTTACCCTGGCAATGGTCGCCGCTATGCGGCAGTACGCCCAGGAAGCCCAGGCGGGCCCCTTCACCGATAGCCAGTTGCGCGACCTGCTAAGCCGCTATGGTGGGAGCATGGTAAAGGCCCTGGAATACCTCACATCCCTGGGAGCCGAACGGCAGGCCCAGGCCCTGGCCTACCCCAAAAAAAATTTGCCTAGCCTGTTGCTATAGCGTTCCTATAGCGATAAGATGCTTAGCAAGGGGCAAGGCAATAGGGCCAGCCCCCTGAAAACGCCTAGTAAGGCAAAGGGGAATAGAATGCATACTACCGAAACCAAAATCATGATTACCGCCCAGGACGTTAAACCGGGTGATAGCTATGTAGGTTTGTTCGATCAACCGCGCCAAGTCGTTAAAGTAATCACCAAAGCGGATAAAACCCTTGTCCTGTTTAACGACGATTGCAGTCGTTCGCATGATAAAAGCCATATCGTTACTGTTATTCGCAAGGTTCCGCAAGTTTCTGAAGGCGTCTGCCCTAATACCCTTGCCGCCCAGCTTGTAAACTATTGCGGTATTAAAACCTTGTCGCTGGGCGGTCTGGTAGAGCGTATTAAAGCCGCTGGCACTATGACCCGTGAAACGGCAGACGCTGTAATCGAATATTGCCAGGAAAATAGCCTCACCTTGGGCGGTCTGTTGTGTGTCCTGGCTGGCTACAGTAATAGCGTGGCAGACGCTGAAGTTAGCCCCGTAAATATGACGGCCCAGGAAATCAGCGACTACATTTTGCGCAACTGGTCGGATTATAACCGCGTTCCAAAGTGCGTTAACGCCGCGCACCTTGAGGCAACAGATAACACGCTGGCAACTTTCCAAGAAAACGGCCAGGAATCCACCCCCGTCGAGTTTTACGCGGCTTATATGCGTAACCTTGAGTTTGTACTGACCTGTACGGAGTTCGGCACGGCTGAAGCGTGCGAATGGTTCCAGGCCCGTGGCGTGAAGTTGTGACCCAGGCGCCCAGGGTACGCCTGGGCGATTTATTTTTACTGCCCCTGTTGCTATAGATACCATATAGCGCTAGAATGCTTCCATTGGCGGGGCAAAGGGCCTCCCCGGTAAGCCTAGTAAGGCAATGGAGCAACAGACAATGACTTATGCCGAATTCGTCGCTAACCCAATGGCCCCGCTAGCCGTTGTCGCCCTGGTCGTTTTTGTCGGCTGTATGGTACTCATCGCCCTGGCCGATACCACTCCCACGCCTGAATATACCCGCCTAATGGGTGAAATTGCCGAACGGCAGGCAAAATGGGAGGCTGAAGCCCCGGCCCGTCGTGAAGCTGCCCGCATTGCTTATGAAGAGCGAACCGCTAAAATCCGTGCCCAGGTGCGGGCAAGCTACGGCTTGAAAGGGGAGTAACGGCCATGCCTACGCATGCCCAGGAAGTAATGGCGGCAACTTGCGCAGCCTTCGATATTACCCCAGCTAGTGCCAATGAGATTAAAGGCACTGGCGTAGAGGGTGGGGCCCTTTGGATCAAGGCCCAGGAACTATACCCCAATGTGGTATGGAATGCGGAAACCTGCAAAGTACAGTTTGCAGATAATAGCGCTATTGCCTATATCCGCGACCCGTCGTCCATGTTCTCCACCACTTATAAAGTGGTTGATCCGACCGTGTGGAAAAAGTATCCCCCAGCAAGTAAGAAATTCGTCGTTCGCAAGTTTGAGCGGGAATGGGTGGGAAACTATCGCCGCGAACAATGGGTTATTGTTTTCGAGTCAGACGATAAAGGTCCGGCATCTGATTTCTACTATGCCCAATCGGGGGCATACTTCCAACTGTTAGACGAAAGCGGGGAGCGGCCTGTAATGCTTTCCGGCACCACTGAAGCCTAGTAAGGTAAAAAGACTATGACCGCTAAAACCACTAGCTATTATATCGACTTGGGGAAAGCCGACGCCCTGGCCGGTAAACCTCATAGCGGCAAGTATGCCCCAGGTTCCTGGCAAGGTAGCTGTTACGATAACGGCTATAATTGGACTAAAGCCGATATGGATAAAGAAGCCGCCCAGGAACCGGCCCAGGTAGAGGCAAAGCCAACCCCGGCAGGGCTACCACGTTCGGCCACCTATCAGGCCCAGGTAAAGCGCCTCAAGGCTAAGGGCGTGAAGTTGGTAGCTTGTAGCTGCCCTAAGTGTACAAAGATTATCAAGACGCTACCGGCGCCCCAGGGCGAAACGTGGGATAGTCTGACCCAGTGCCCGCACTGTGAAACCTTGTTTGCTAAATTCACCAAAGGCCGTAAGGCTTGGGGTATTCTGCCCCCAGTGATGAGCCTGGATAACGCGCCCGGCTGTGAGAGTGACGTAGAGTTAGAAGACCGCCAACCCTATGACCACGGGTATCACGCCCGCTGTGAATGCGTGGCTTTGGATGAAAGCCAGTGTGATGACTGGGTGGCGGGCTGGATAGATGCTGATAGCAATATCCGCCATTTGAACAAATAACGAATTCACCACAAAGGAAGCGCAGCAATGGCAAAACAACAAACCCCCAAACCCCAGGCGGCTAAATCGCCTAAGTTCGTTCAAGTTCACTATTCAGAACTTGCCGCCGATACCCTGGCCTATGCCGTCGCTGAAGTATTGGGGACGGTAGAAGACCATTACATTTTTAACGATGACGGCACAATTACCAATGTAACGGAGTTCGCTCCCCAGGACGATTGGAACCAATGCAAAGCATTCTTTGCTGAATATGCGCCATCGTTCGCTATTCACCGCATTGGCGGGCAGCGTTCCTATTATGCCGTATTGGCTAATAGCAAGGTCGCCCAGGTAGTGGGGGCCCATGGCCCAGACCATGCCGTAGCACTGTTGCGGGCTATCGTATTGAACGGCCTAGAGGCCGATGACCGGGGGCAAATCCCAGTTCCCGAGCAATATCTAGCCTCCCAGGTAAAGGCCCTGGCCACTGAAAAGGCAGACGCCCAGGGGCAACTTAGCTTTGATGCTCCCCAGGCACCGGCTACGCCTGTAGCTACCCCAGTGCCTAGCCCTGCAAAGCCCCAGGAAACCGCCCAGGAAGCGAAAACGGCCACGGTCGATCCTGCCCCAGCGGCAAAGGCTGAAGACAAGCCAGCGGCCCCAGCTAAGGCCCAGGAAAAACCCCCAGCTAAGCCCGAGGCTGCAAAGCCAGCCACCGGCAAGCCATTGCCCCAGGGTAAACAAGCCCAGCAACTGGCCGCACACGCTGACCCAGTGAAGGGCGGTAAGTAGGTATAACGCCCCAGGCTACGGCCTGGGGCATTTAGTTAGGGGATATCATGGCCGCATTAGCCCAGGTAGCGACCCCCAGGCAATACCCCACGACAAGGCCCATAGGAAGCAATTCCAGGGCCTTTTTTCTTGCCCAGGATAAACCCCCCAGGATACAGCCGCCCTATGCTTAGGCCCTCTATTAGGCCCCTTTCTGGGGAATATGCCTGTTATTTATCTAATGCATATCTATTATAATAGTGTCGTATACGACACACGCTAACTACGCTCAAGGCTAACGCCTTGCCAGTATAAGGAGGGGGCAGGGGCAAAAAGCCCCCTAATTCAAAAGCCCGCAATGCCACGTGATACGTGGCTTAGAGCGTTATTGTGTGGCGTCATACGCCACGTATTACAGGGCCGCATTGCGTAGCAATGAGTTATCTATTAGCCCCCTTGTGTACTGCCGCGTATTATCCTGCCCCAGGTGTACAGCGCTGGCCCTGGCCAGGACTATCAGCCTAGCATGCTACCTAGCGTAGCTAGGGCCTAATCCCCGTATGGCTGGCCATACAGTCTATTAACCCTCTCATATAGCCAATCTCTACCGTAGGTAATTTATGACGATGGGGTTAAGCCATTCTCTTTTGAACTCAATTAATTATTTATCCCACGTTCCACGTGGAACAATAAAGGGAATAGAGTTAGTTCAATTCGATAATGCGTGAATTGCTGGCCCTGGCCAGGGATAGGGAGGGATTGCGCATGGTTATAGATATGGCCATATCTAGATCATATGGCTATAGATGAGGGCCTAGCCCAGGCAGGACGGGGGCTCTAGCCCAGTTCGTATAATCGACATTATGCGAACTCAGAGGCTGTTATCAGACGAACGGTAGCACTACAGGCAAAGAAAGCGCTTGACCATATTTTGGAATTGTGCATGGCCGGGGGCACAGCCAGGAGCAAAGGCGTTAAGCACCGAGCCACATATTTCTCAAATTCCCCAGTTGGTAAACTTCCCGATTGGTAATTCCCCGATTTGAAATTTCAGGTAATATTTCCCAAGGAAAAACTTCCCCATATTTCAGCCCAGGCAGGTGCAACAAGTAGTTGGATATTTTGGTGGTAGTGCTATAATTCCCATATACAGAAGCGTTCCGCTTCGAAGTAATTTTCAGGGGGTTGCAATGGAACAGATGAAGGCGCAGGTGGAAACTTACTTGGACTATCTCCGTTTCCAGCGTTATGCCCCCGACAATACTGTGTCGGCTAAACAGCAAGACCTGAAGAAGGTCTATGCCCTCTGCTCGAAGAAGAAGGTCAATAGTTGGTCTGACCTTACTGTTGCTCACTTGCGTGATCTGGTGAGAAGTGAACTCAAGGCAGGTATCAACCCGAAGTCGATCAACCGTATGCTCACGACTGTTCGCACCCTCTACCGCCACCTCAAGTCTGAGGGCTTCGTACAGGTCAACCCTGCCGATGGCTTCCAAGGCCCCAAGCAGGCTAAGACACTGCCCCAGGTGCTGGCCGTTGAAGAGTGCTCCCAGATGCTCGATGCCGAGGTGGATGGCTTCCTGGGTGTACGGGACCAGGCTATCTTGGAACTCTTCTATTCCGCTGCTCTGCGTGTCACTGAGCTGGTCGAGTTGACCATGGACAAGCTCAACATGAAGGAAGGCTATGTCCGTGTGATCGGCAAGGGCAACAAAGAGCGTGAGGTGCCGGTAGGCAGCAAGGCCCTAGAGGCCCTGGCCCGCTGGCTGGAGTACCGGGGCACACTGAAGGCTCCAGAGTCTAATGTGTTCCTGGGCATCCACGGTAAGGCCCTCACTCAGCGGGCTGTGCAGAAGCGTGTGAAGGCTATGGGCGAACGCACCCTGGGTAAGCATCTCCACCCCCACACAATGCGCCACTCTTGTGCCACACATCTGTTACAATCCTCCCAGGATATCCGGGCAGTGCAAGAGATTCTGGGTCACGCGAATATCGCCACTACTCAGCTCTACACCCACTTGGATTTGCAGTACACAAAACAAGTAGTTCGTCAGTCTCACCCACGCGGGTGAACCCACGGGGATAATATGGCTAAAGGGACGGCACAGACCGCCGTAGTTGGTAAGACCTACAGGGTTGGTGGTGATGACTGGTGGAGAGCGAGGGATATAGGCTTCATCCTCACCACTGATAAGCTGGTCGTCACCAACAAAGATGAGGTGTATGTGTACTTCGACATATACCGTGATGGCGTAAATGTCTCGGACCAAAGGGTTAACCTGTGCTTCTTCGATGAAGACTTCGAGCGGGTGGGGCAGGCATGCAAACAACAGCCGAGCGAATAGATTGGCTTGAGCGGCAGCTAGTGCAGGTCAGTCAGTTCATTGCCCGTGACAGAGAGCTGCTGGAGAAGAGCCCCGATAGCTTGTCTATCCAGCTCTCCTTGCGGTCCTGGGAATCGCTCCACGCTGAGCACACCCGTGACCTCGATCTGCTCCGTAACGCTAAGGTAAGGCGATAGTGCGAACATACCGCGTCACCCTGCAACGCCAGGGGGCCCAGCAAGGCAGTAAGACCCTTTCCTTCATAGGGGAAGTTGAGGAACACCAGCGGGCAGATGATGCGATGCACGCTGCCATGATGGCCCACCCAGGCATGGTGGCTACGCATGCAAAGTTGGTGAGTCGAGGTAAACCCGAAGGTAGTTGGCCTACGCTGGCCCAGGGGATAGTGCATTGAGAACGTATTGTGTAGCGATGTACCCCACGGGGTCTAATGATCCCAGCAATAGCGATGTGGTCGAGTACATGATTGACGTAGAGGACGACCAGCGGGGCCAGGATGCAGTGGCTAAGGCTCGACTAGAGCACCCTGATATGACCGCCCTCTATTGGGGCCTGAAGCACCACGGCCTGCGTCCCTTGAATCCAGTTATAGAGTAAGGAGGTGAGATGCGATTCCCCGGAGAGTTGTTCTACATCCTAGCCCCGGATGGTAAGACGCCCATCGCCACCCAAGATATTCTGCTGGTTGCGCGGCAGCGTATGGAGCCTGAGAAGTGGATTGTTGCAAAGTCCCGCTCCCAGGACGGGGAAGTTACCGTGTCTACTGTCTTCCTGGGCCTCGATCACAACCACTGGGGTGAAGGTGCCCCCGTACTGTTTGAAACCATCGTGTTTGGCGGGAAGTTCGATGAAAGAATGGACCGCTATTGTACCTGGGATGAAGCAGAGCGTGGGCACAAGATCATGTGCGGCAGGGTTGGTATTGCCTGGAGCAACCACGAAGATAAAGGTAGTATGACGGCATGACTGATATTAAGCTGGCCCAGCAAGCCCGCCTTGCAAGCATTGACTGGCACTTGCTTACTTACGGTAAAGTGAATAGGCAGGAGCATGCAGACCGCTTCGGTCTAGAGGGGGGCCAGGCCACTCGGGATCTTGGTTGGTATCAGACCATAGCCCCACCTGGGCATGTGCGTTATAGCAAGTCCTTGAAGTGCCACGTTACATCGCCAACCTTTAAGCCGCTCTTCAAGCATATGCCTGAGACTGGCCTAGCCCGTGTTGTATTGCTCGGTGACGATGAAGAGATACAGGCACTGCACCGATTGCTTAATTCCCGCTTCGGCACCCCACCTTACCCACTAGTTGAGAACTAATCATGGCAGTAGATATCGACCCAAGCATTACCCTTGCGGAGTTAATGCGGCCCAAGGACCAGCAAGACGATTTCACAGTCTGGATGCTCAAAGAGAATGAGGGCATTTACATCGGTGCAAAGAGACTTCCAGACGGTAGCTACGCCGGGATCATGAAGCTCGCCTTCACTGAAGCCATCTGTCTGGGTGTTACCCGTGATTGTCCAGCAGAAAAGCGCTACTGCTTCCACCCAAGCAACTTCACTGATATGCTACTGGCCTTCTACAAATTGAAGTCGCAGAATGATGAACCCGCTGGGTGGATATCGGCAAGACCGAAGCCCTTCCCCCACCAATACAACACTATCGACTCTGCCCCGACTGATGGAAGTTATATCCGTGCGTTCAACTTCGACCAGTTCGGGTGTATCCAGTGGGGCCGTACAGCAGCCTTCCAGAATGGTTGGGTTGAAGTTGATAGCACTAACGATGGTGAGCCGATAGACCCTACTCACTGGGCACCTTATGTCTGAGTCAATCACTATCCAGAGCGATTCCCAGCACGGGAAGTTTCTTGAGGAAGCCGCTACGCTAATGGAGATGTGCCCGCCCCTGGGCACGCCCGAGAGCGACCGGCTGTTGGCTATTGCTACTGCCGTGGAAGAGTACGAAGAGCGTACATTCTGGCCCAAGTAGCGCTTGCATTCTGCTATCAATGTGGCACTATCGCCTAGAAGAACAAAATTCTCTGGAGCATAGTGCATGAAAGGACGTTTGCTAGTTGCTGGTGTGGCTGTTGCCTTGTTGGCTGGCTGCACCACCCCCAGGTATGAGATGGTCAAGCCTGGGGCCTCCCAGGAGACGATCACGCAAGAAGACGCCAAGTGCCAGAATGCTGCTGCACAAGTCCAGTTCGCAGACTTCGAGTACCGTGGCACCTTCATGGAGGGCGCCAATATCCAGATGAAGCAGCAGAAAGCCTACCAGAATTGCATGATCGGTAAGGGCTACAGCACCGTTCGGATGAACTAGCTATTGCACCAATTACCGCCTAGTGGTACATTGGATCTGCCCATCCTTCCTTATGGGTAGCCAGTAGGGACTCAACACTCTAATGGTACTGGGAGATTAGCGTCTCCTGGGGACGGGTGGACCCCTAAACCCCCGTCTTTTAAAGACACAAAAAAGCCCCGCCAATGGCGGGGCTTTTCTATTAAGCGGGCTGCACCTGCTTCTCTTTGATGCGGAAGCCACGATCAATCCAGTACTTGTGGCCAGCCAGAAGATCATTAATGATGTTCTTCTTGGAGTTGGTTGGCACTACCTCGCCCTTTATGTTGGTGAACGAAGATGGGTTCACCAGCTTGCCGTCTTCCGATACTTCCAGGCCCATGAACTCATAGAAATCCTTCTCTGCTCCAGGGAGCTTCGGACTACCTACGTTCTTCCGGGCTTCGATATGCTTCCCGCCGTGGCTGATAATGTACAGCGGACCAGTGTCGCGGAACGGTCGATTACCTGGGGTGGAATTGCGCTTCTTGCCCTTGGCCAGCCCCTCTTCATTCGTCTGGAGTACCAGGGTGGCCAGCTCATGCACCAGTTCTCGGTAATCCTCTGGATAGGCTCTCAGCAGCTCGGTGAAGGTGTAGCCGCTAGCTACCTCCTTCAGCTTCTCATTGCGGGCTTGCTCGCTGTCCTTGATCTTCTTCAGCTCATCAGTGAGACTGAATATTAGGGCAGTGTTGCCGGTAGTAGCAGCCTCTGCAATACGCTTGGTGATCGAGGCGGTTTGGCTGCTCTCTTTGCCCTGGAGCATACGATCTACCAGGGCATTGGCGGTCGCCCGCGATACTACGCTGATACCGGTGCTGTTAACCAGGGCGCTGTAGGCATTCTCGAAGTCGCCTGGAGTGTTCCCAGTAGTCATCTGGAAATCCTTAGTGTGGGGGAATCCGCATTGTACTGTGATGGCACTTAGACCGCAAGTACAATAAAAAAGGCCCGCTCGATGGCGGGCCTTAATTACTTCGGCGGGAAGAAGTCCCGCATATCTGCCCATATCTCTTGGCTGAAAGCCTTAAAGTGGGCAACATCTATGCTATCGTTGTCCAGTTGCGGCACGTAGCTCTCTTTAGACGGGATAGCCGTATTGCAGAAATAGGGCGAATCAGCCAAGTTGAAGTGTATCCGGCAGGCCAGTGGCCTAACCTCATAGATGCTGCACCGGCCCTGTTTCAAAAATGGGCAGGGAGTACCGGAATACTTGGGTATGTTGCCAAAGATATCTACCCGCTTAGTCAATACCAGGGGCTTACGGCCAACATACTTGCCGATAATCCGTGCTTCAGTGGTGGTGATGGTCGCAGCTATGTTGCAGCAGTAGCTACAGCCCTGCTTACAGGCAGAAAACGGTGTAACTGCCTTGCTAATCTCGGTGCCCAGCTCCCACATCTGCAAAGTCTTCGCCTTTGCGGTGATATTTAGGCCAGCAATACGGTGAAACTTAGCCGTGTACTTGTTCAAGTCGATCTTGGAATTGACCCGAGCAAAATTAGCCTCCGCTTGCCGCTTCGTTTCTTCCCGAAAAGCGGGCAACTGCTCTGCTGGGATCAATTCCACTTGCTTACTCCCCTTCGATAGAGCTGTTGATTACAGAGAGTGCTCTGTAAAGCGCGTATTTCTTACGCTGCGCATTGATCCAGTATAGTAGCGTTCCTACTAACCAGGCAATACCGCTCTCAGCCCCCTCTTTCTCAGCCGCCTGGAACATGGCGTCACGTACTTCCAAAGGGTAGCGGACAACAAACCGGTCTTCTTCGGAGCAGTCGGACAACTTGAACTCAGGGACTACAGCAAGCACTTGTGTGCTCAGCTCTTCGCCCAGGTAGTGGCACAGTGTATCTAGTGCGTTTCTTGAGCCAATACGGCCTTCAATGGAGTCAATGATAGCCATCACCACTTCAGAGTTACGGCTACGGAGCTGAAGGCCAGCGAGGCGCCCCAGTTCTTCGAACATTTCCACGTAGGCCCGGATAACGAACTTGTCTGCTTCGCGGCTATTCTCCCTTTCTGGCCCATGCGGAAGCCACTTCGCGGCCTCGATGGCGGCTTGGATTTTACGAGGGTCAATATTAGTCATTACTGCATTCATATGGCCTTCCTGTCTTCCGTTACGCTACTTAATCAAGTGTGACGAACCATCTTGTACTTCCATTCACGATCACCCCGCTCCGATAGCTTCACTTCATCTCGTTCACGGAATGCTTTACGAATCTCAGCAGCAGTAGCTAGGGCGGGCGCTTCGTCGCCCTCGGGCACGATGAATAAACCCTTCCCTGCCCTGTCCACACATAGTTCGTGGAGGACAAAGTACACCTTCACGTTGTAATGGTCATCGACTACACTAAACACAGCGTTAGTCGTCATCGCCCAAACTATCAATCATGTTTTCAATGTCGCCCAGGATCTCTTCAAGTGCTTCCTTCGTCTCTGCCCTGGAGCGGGTAGTATCACCATAGAAGCGTTGCACCGCATCACGAAGTTCATCAACAGTCATCTTTAGTCTCCTGCGCCGTACTTGTCGTGGATTTTGAACTTATTGTAATGCTGGGGGTCTTTTTCTTCATCCCAGCGAGCAATGGGCTTCTCGCACTGTCCGCAGTATGCGAGCTTTCCTACCTTATTACTGAGGCAGTTGTACATCTCAGTGTTATCTGCCCCTTCGAAACCATCCATTCGACGGTAGTATAGCCCACTGCCCTGATAGCTCTGCTTGATTGCAAACTCATCGTGGCCGCAATAGGGGCAAGCCTGGACTTCAGTGATCGGCGGGAGGTTCTTAGCCATCTCAGTTACCTACATCGAAGTCAGTTGCACGAAGCTTCAGTGCTGTAGTACGTTCCCAGATAGACTTGCAAGACTCGCAAGTGATCTTCTGGCCACGCTTTGGCTCTACTGTGCCGTAAGTGTCGGCTTCCGAGTCGTTTGCATCTAAGCCGCACATTGTGTCGTAGTCGGAGACAACTCCCAGGGCATGCCAGATAACTTCCCCCGTGTCCATCTTAACGCCAATAACTTTGCTCATGCTGCCTCCACCTGTGGAGCCTTTAGCTGTTCAACGGTCAGACCGAACACTACTGCTAGGCGTATCGCTGTGGCCTTCTTAGGCTCCGCTCTTCCCTGCTCATAACGCTGGATCTGCGTATAGCTTACTTCGCACAACTCAGACAATTCGAACTGGGTGAGGCCCAGGGCAGTACGGTGACGCTTGAGGTTTGCAGCTAACGACATTACATTACTCGCTTACGGACTTATCATTGTCTAGACCAGTGTTCCAGCCCCACCATGCACTCTCTACTTGCACTGAGTAGTAATGGCCGGTACGCTTAGAGCGCTCTAAGAAAATAGGGACGCTTTCAGGGTCAACCAGTTGCTCTATGAGCCATTTAGTGTAGGCTGTTTCAAAGGCTGGGCGGCGATCTTCAATCATCGGATTTCTCCACCGAGGCGAAGGTTCGTGTACTGCCGATCTTCTTTGAGAGCTTCATTAGTTCTGCGCAGCACAGCTTATGCTCTTCATCGGTAAAGTCCTCGGCCCATTCCTGCCACAACACTTCCGCGTTCTCAAGAATGCCCTGGGCGAATCCTCTTGCTCGATCAATGATCCACGCTTTTCGCTCTCGATTCACTAGCAGGCTCTCAAAGCTGTATGGTAAAATGCCATCGCAGGGCGCGCACGGGGTGCTTATCGTAACTATCCGTGGGGGAAGAGTTACGACGCCCTGCTTCTCCTTACTTACTCAACTCAATGCCCTTATTCAGGCCAGCCAAGTAGGCATTCTGGCGCTCAGTCCGCATATTCACGGTACTGAATGGCTTCTTACTACGCACAGAGTCGTACCACTCCGCAAAGAGGGCCAGGGACTGTTGTTCGTCCGGCCTTACCTTCGCCCCACCGACGACCATATCCGCCACCATCGCCTCAAGTACGGCAATGCGGAGTGCGGCTTCATCCGAGATTCCTGGGAAGCGGCTTTCGACCTCCACGATATCCGCCAGAACTTCCGGCAAGATCGGCTTATTGCCCAGGACCATATCAGCCATTGCAAAGGCACGATAGCCCTTGTCGTGATCCATGGCGAACATGATCCACTGTTCTTCGGGGTGATGCTCAGTATGGGTGAACTCAAAGCGGATTGGTGTTGCGCGGCGCTCAGAGTACTCGCCCCGGTAGTTGGTATAGCCGAAGTGCCAAGCGTCACCCTTGGCGCCCGAGAACCGGGCGTCTTTCAGCTCCAGGCACTTTTGGCAGAGTTCTTCTTTGACTTCGCGGTCAGAATCGCAAAAGCCCTGGCAACCCAGGGAATGCAATTGGCACTTTGGCGGTGCTTCAGTGAACTTGGAACTGGGCATTGCGCTTCACCTTCTGGCTAATCCGATAGATGACGAACTTGTCTACAGAGAACAGGTTGGCTATTTGCTGAAGAGTTCGCCTTTTCAGTAGCTCCACAACCTGTACCCGCTGCTCTTCTGTGAGGTGCGATAGTCTACCGATGGGGCGTATAGCAATGCCCATTAGCCGAAGGGCTCGAAAGACAGCGTGGTCACTCACCCCAACCAACTTCCCAATCTCAAAGGCAGAGGTGCGTTTGATTAGATACTCAGTTTGAACGATATGCAGTGACGCCCGACTCCAATCAAACTGAGAGTTGAAATTTACTTTTCTCACCAGTTCATCGGTCAACGCCGGAAGCTGTACTTTCGTCGCCAGAGGCTTGCTGCCCTCTTGCACTTTGCTGCCCATTACTTAATCTCTTCTCTTTGGCGGTCTTATCGACCATATACGCTGGGGTTGGTAAATCCCTCAGCACCACTGTCGCTATTACAGCGGCCCAAAGTGCCACTATGAGGGGAAGTGTAAGAGATTTTATCACAGAAGTAAACCGCGAGTGTCCAAGATTTTATAGATTTCCGTCCATCTGCTTGCCCCTTGTCGGAAAGCCGGGAAATAAGCGTACCAAGCACGCTCAGCCCCCGCTTCAGGGCCTCCCAGGCGTATCATTTCTGAAACATCGTCCTCGACCACCCACCGGATTTTTTCTTCCTTGAGCAAGCGAATCGGTAAGGTTAAATCTGCGTCCTCACCACGATATAGGACGACTGTCAAGTCCCTCATTGGTCGGGCTCCAGCGCTGCCATCCAAGCCTCAAAATACTTTGAGTGCGGGAAGTAACCCATCTTCTCGCACCACTTATCGAAACGTTTCTTTTGCCCCATCCGGCGCTGGAAAGCTGGTATGTCTTTTATCTTGGGTGCATATACAAATGCCGTCGCGTTTAGTTGCTCGGGGTATATCCCTTCAGCGGCCCCTGCCCGTATGATGCTGGAGCTACCCCGAGGTGCTTCAGTTGTGAGGCTAATACACCTGTTTGCGGCCTCGCTTATTTCGCGGTGCTTGGCAATCCAGTCTTCACTGAGCAAAGAACACCTCAGCCATAGTTACTGCTCCGGCATCAATTACAGGTGCTTGTCTCCGCATTTCAGCAAACTGTGGCCAGTGTTTCGTCGCATCAACAACTAGGTTTGCATCGTTAGTAAGCATGCCTAGGTAGTAGTTGGCCAGGAACTCTGCTCGGGCCAGACGCTCTTCAATTGGAAGGCGTTCGTATTCTTTGCGTAGCTTAGTGTATTCTTGAAACTTCATATCTCATCCCTTGCTAGAGCGAAGTCGGCTAATTAGGTAACACATATCTCGTGGTGGAATGCAGGTGTGCAGTACGATTTTTGTAAGCTCAACTCCGCCGAACTTATAAACCCATTTATTTGTCTTGTCGGTATACAGCTCCATTCCTTCATCCGGCCATGTCCACCTGATGCAAAGTGAGCTGTCTTCTCCATCAATCGTGACCTTCATCTTTCTTCGGTCAAGTTTGTATCCGTGCAGGTAGCAGTATTCTTGGGCGTGCTCAAATGCTTGTGTGGCATTTTCCATTACCATTAGAATGCGAGGGTGATTGACCACGTTGTCTAGGGTGATTGAAAGCGACATTATTGCTCACCCTTCTCAGCCTGCCGGTAGTGCTCAATAACTACTGAAACACTCCAGCCAATGCTTCTAGCGGCGATTACAACACCGGCCACAACACCTACGATAATCATCAACAACCAGCCCAGGGGCCAAAATACAGCCAGCAGAACCGCCACTGCTTCGGCAAGCTCCCAGCTATCAAAAAGGTTGTTGCACCAGTCCTCGAATAACATCTTTGACACAAAGCCGCAGCTCCCGTACATTAGTATCAAGAATCCGATTCCGGCTAAGTACTCCATATAGCTCCTATAACGCGGTATAAGCGTTTCTGGGGCATGCCCAGTACGTCTGGGTGCCCTTGTCCTTTAATGTTGCTTAAAACGCCTGAGAGAGCGTCTAAGGGGCTGTTTGACCCCACCAGGGTTGCCCTGGGTGATATGGATGCTCCAAGTAGCGTTTCTGGGGCAGCAAGTAGCGCTCCATCAGCTCTTTGATTGCGTCCTGGGGTTGCCCGGTGTAGCTGAAGATCGTCACGCTACCGTTTTCATACGTGTAGGTGATTGAACAGTTCTCCAGGGTCAGTACTTGCGGTTCGCTCATGCAGCCTTCCTTGATTCGAGCCAATCCAATACCCGCTTGCGGTCGTCCTGGCGAGCGAGGTTAAAACGAGAGATATTGTGCTGCTCAGCAATCCTCCAGGCAGTGCGTGTACCGCCTTCAGGGATTCCGTGAATGTCCGGAATAGCCCAACACACTAGGAAGCTACTGTGAACTACTGAAGACCCCAGAAAGCCAGGGCCGAGCACCTGATACACGTTTCGGGCGTGTAGTTGTCGGGCCGAATCGTTGCAGCGATGCCACATGGGATGCACTTTCGAGGCAAGTTCTTCGGCATCCAAGTAGTCGGCATATCTCTGAGCATTGTAGACCCCCGCCTGCGGCTGGTGGCGTTTACCGAAAACGTTCTCTTTATGAATAAATATTTGCTTGTTGTCATTGTCCGTTACTCCACGCTCAAAGAACGTATCGGCGCCTCTGGCGCCACCCGAACGAAGGATGAATCCTGCCTTCTCCAACTCCCGAGCTAAGTCCGTCATGATTAGACCTATGTTCTCGGGAGTATCGCGGCTTCCAATGCCTGCGTAGTACATCTATTCCTGCCTTGTAGGGTACTCCAGCAAATAGCAAGTACCTAGTTCTGGAAACTCACCATAGGCAAACCCGCCATTGGTGATATTGAAAGTACGGATAAAATCGGTTAGCGCTTCCAGTGTCTTAAACGGCCTGCGTGTAAACTGGTCTTGCGGCATTACTTGGCCAACCGAGCCTTCTTCTTCGAACACACAACGCTCCAACTATTGAATCTGTACAATGGTAAAGTGGCCATCTTCCCAGCAGGCGCCGGTATCAAGGCAATGAACATTGCCCAGGACGGTGTACCGTTCTACCGGCGTATGGCCACAGTAAACCGCGACAACGCCTTCAACCGGGTGGGTTCGTCCACGGTCAATACGTGAACGCTTCCACAGGGCTGATGCCTCGAAGCGGATCTGGTTTTCATGGTATTGCGATTTGAATAGAGTCCAGTCGTCTAGCGGTACTTCTGCGTGGACAATCCCCACCAGACCTTTATCAGTCTCGACCTCGATGGCCAGGGGTAAATCATCCAGTACTGCGGCAATACACTGCTGCTCAATCTCAGGGAGGCCGTAGAACCATCCTCCACCGTTGCCGTAGTGGATTGCGCGTGCGTCTGGGAAAGTGGAATTCACGGAGTCGATTAGCAACTGTTCGTGGTTGCCCTTTACCGAGTAGAACCAGGGTTCTTTCATCACGTAGAAGACTGCTTCGTCGCTACGCGGGCCTCGGTCCACCAAGTCGCCTACTGCAAAGAGTCGGTCGTAACGCTTATCGAATCCAATCTCTCTCAGCTTGCGTTCAAGTAGGAAGAACTCGCCGTGAATATCACCTACTACAAAGTCTCTACCGTGCTGGTTCTTTTCGAACCGTTTAAATATCTGTGTCACTGGTATTACCGTCTTACATGCGGAAGTGTACGAGAAAACCACTCCCCGTGTCAAGCCTTTTCGTAGGCAAAAAGAAGCCCCGCACCAGGCGGGGCGTAAAGCCTCATCCGTGAGGCGTGCGAATATGTAAGGTTTTGGCCATTCGCAATGTATCTGCTCTACAGCGGGCAACTAAGGCATCCCAGGCGTAAAGCGTCCACTCAGCCATATCAAGTAAGGTAATCATGCTGCACGCGGTAGCATATGCAGGTAGCGGTTATAATTAACCTCCCCTGGAAGCTCTTTGTGAACATAGTCCGTTACCTTCTTCTCGAAGAAGTTGGAGTGCTTGTTGGCACCCAGCAACCATTCCATCCAAGGCAGCGGGTTAACTGGTACTTCGGACAATTGGCAATACCCCAGTTGGAACAAACGCAGTTGGCACAAGTAGTCGATATAACCCTTCATCTCGGCCAGGGTCAAACCCTCGGCCCCACCCATCTCGAATACCAGTTCAAGGTAGCGATACTCTGCCTCTTTGAACTTGTCGATAAACCGGCGAGTGATGTACTCCAGGGCCATGCGTTCAACTTCGGTCAGGTCGTTACGCATCTCCTTGACGACACTGATGTTGTTGATTACATGCTCTTGCTCATCCTTCAGCGACCATTCGTTGATATCGTTGAAGCCGTTCATAATGCCGCAACGCTTCATGTTCAACAGAGTGGCGAACGCACCGAACAGGCCAACACCCTCGCCCAGGAGGATCTGTGTAAGCTTGATGGCTGCACGAAGTTCATCACGGGCCCCGAAAGGCACCATATCTTCAGCCATTACATCGAGCTTATCGACCATCTCTTTGTACTGGGCAAACTTAATCCAGTCGGAGTTGTTAAAGCCGAAGGTTTCTGCTGCCAGGGCATAAGCTCGCTGGTGTGTAACTTCGCGGGCAGCGAAGGTCAGCATCATGTTGCGGATTTCATTGTTCTTAATGAACGGGAGTACTTCAGTGTACCCGCCCGCAACAGTGCTATCCATCTCCGTAAACAGGCAAAGGGTAGCATCAAGCAAGCCCTTATTCTGGTCGTGAGAGACGGTAGCCGTCTTCATGCCCTCTTTCGAGAAGTACTGCTGAATGTCGTCCTGCAAGTTGATCTGGTGTACATCCCAGAACATCTCAATTGCGTGACGCTGGGCGGCGTCAGCCGCCCATGAGTAAGTGAATGGCCGGTATGACTGGCTCTCTTTAAATACGCTCAAAACTTATCCCTCGCACGCAAGACAAGTAGTATCCGCGTACTCAACTTTTTTCTTCACTGGTACTGCGTTTAGTGGCTTTTCCCCACCGGTCCCGATATCTGCTTTTGCAGTGCCTTCGGCACGGCAGTAGTACAGGGCCTTCAAACCACGGTGCCAAGCGGTAATGGTGATATCCATCATCTCTTGCTTCGTGATGTTGTGCGGAACCTTGATGTTCAAGCTGGTTCCCTGGCAAATGTACGGGGTACGTGCTGCTGCCTGCTCGATGATCCACATCGGGGCAGTTTCCTTGAACGTCTTGAACACGGACTTTTCAAAGTCGGTCAGGAAGTCCAGGTTCTGCACACTACCGTCGTCATTCTTGATGAACTCCCAGACTTCCGGGGTATCCATCCCTTTCGCTTGCAACAGGCGCTCAAGCCACTTGTTCTTGATGAGGAAGGCACCTGCCCGCCCATCAGCAACAAAGCAGTTGTCTGCCCACGGCTCGATGCTCGGTGAAGCTCCAACCAGGCTAGAACTGGAAGCGTTCGGGGCGATTGCAAACAGGTGGCTGTTCCGCATGCCGCTACCGGCACAATCCGGCGCTTCACCACGCTCCAGGGCGAGCTGGAGGCTAGATGCGATACCTTGCTCACGCAGGCGCTTGTAGATCATGTGGGTGTGCTGGATAGCACTGTTAAACCCACCGCTCTCAAACGGGATCATCTTACTTTGCAAGTAAGAGTGCCAGCCAAGTGTACCCAGGCCCAGGGCGCGTTCTTTCTTCGCGGAGTAAACAGCCTTTTTCAGCTCTGGCGGTGCCAGTCGAATGAAGAACTCCAGTACGTTGTCCAAGTAGCGAATCAAGTCCGCAACTAGGGTCGTATCTTTCCATTCATCATATTTTTCAAGGTTAAGCGAGGACAGGCAGCATACAGCGGTACGCTTCTCAGAAGTCCACAGCATAATCTCGCTGCATAGGTTGCTTTGACCCACATAATAATGCGGGTTGCGAATCCAGCCTGGACGGAGACGGTTAACCGTATCACGGAACAGGATATAAGGCTCACCAGTTTCGAAACGCATCTGGTGAATCAGTTCCAGTACTTCGCGGGCATTCAGGAAACGACCTGTAGGACCATGTTTAGGGTCAATCAGTTCGTAGTCTTCACCTTTGATTACTGCAACCATGAACTTGTCGGTAAGAGTTACCGCGTTGTTCAAGTTGAAACACTTCTTGTTCGGGTCGCCACCTACCGGGTCACGCATTCGAATGAATTGCATGATTTCCGGGTGATCTACGTCCAAGTAGGCTGCAATGCTGCCGCGACGGGATTCCTTCTGCTTGAAAGCCAGGGTATCCGCGTCATAACCAGCAGCGTGAGCCATAACACCGGTCGATTTCTCATCCGGGGCCCGGTTGCCGAACCAAACACCCACACCACCACCCATCATCGAGAGCCATTCAGTCTCACTGCGGGTTTCAACCAGGGATTGCTTGTTGTCACTTACTTTGGTCAGGAAGCAACTGATGGGCATACCATCTGGCTTTACGTTCTTCTCCAGCCAGTCGCCCGCCTCTTTGAACTCATCTGGACCGAAGTACGGCCAATTGATTTCAACTGCGTTCGAGAGTACTGGGCTTGCGTTAGTGAACCAGCCTTTAGACGCAGCATCATAGATACGCTGTGCCAGGGCGTAGTCACCGAACGAATAGCAACTTGCTGCCCGTGCGAATCCTTCCTGTGGACTGGTTTCCCAATCTTTCTTGTAGAAGCCCTTCCGGGTCAACATCGCAAAGCCTTGTTCTGGCAGAGATGCGTCACGCGAAAGGTCTACTTGTACACCTAGGTGCTGTCTAATATAGCCGTCTAACACTTACTCGAAGCCTCGTTCCCTCGATACGTCTGCACTCATACTGCGGAGTGCAAAGCGCATACTTCCATCCTTGGAAGACGCAATAATTGCATCTAGTGTCGCAGCGCCGCTGCGGATCCATTCTTCGTCAAGGCGCTCATGGCCTTCAAACCGATAGCAATAAACAGCCTGTTTACGGTCGTTACGGTGATGGTTCTGTACCATCTCTACCGGTTTGTTTTGGTCAATGCCATTCGTATGCAAGTAGGCCAGGATGACTGGATCAAGCACGAACACATGACGCTCGTTACATTCTTCAACTACGTCGTAGTTGGTATTGAAATCTTTAAGGCTGGCTGCGAAGTCTTCCTTAAAGTTGTCGATCAGATACAGATCGCTCTCACTACGGGCTAGATCAACCATAGCTCAGCCTTTCTTTGCGTTGTTTTTAATCAGTTGGCGATGCTGAATGAATCCTTGGAAGTTGCCGGACCAGTAATTACCTTCCCGGTCTGCGTGTGTAACGCCCTCTTCCTCATCGTTAAGCCATACACTTGGGTCGATATACTCTGGCCACTCAGAGCGAACCATCGGGGTTGCCTGATGTTCGAACGGGCTGGCATGTACCGGCTCACTTTCGACAAGACGACTAAAGATCATCTTGGCCTTATCTAGGCTCATATCTAGGGTGCGGTAGCTAACCTGGGCACAGCAGCTCGAACTTACGGCCAGCGCTTCATCTACTGTGAGGTACTGCACATCGTGCTCATCATCACCAAGATACACTTCGGTGTAGTACTTCAGTTCACTACCAGCACGCACACGCTTTACATACGGCACATGCCATTCACCTGGGTAGATATCGAACGCTGGCTTTGAATCCAGTTCGGCAATCATGGCCTTGGTGAGAGCGTGTAGCGTAGGGTCAGCATCTTCGTGGTTGCGTAGCCACCTGAAGTTCTCGCCCTCGGTGTAAGTCAGTACGACTTTCATCCACTGGTACGGCTCAGTTACGCGGTTGGCGACCTGCTTATGGGCACCCACCTTAGCCATCGCTTCGGAGAAGTCGGCGGCAGCGTTTGCGGCTTCTGCCCAAAGGTCTTTAACTACCTCCAGTTCGAACGTACCCAACTCTTCACGCGCCTGCATACCCGGCTGGTTCTTACCCCAGTGTTCTGGCTCTGCCCAGTCTGTACGAACCATCTCCACGACTTTCGTAACAGGGATAGCTCGGCTAGAAGCACTGTTACGGCTGAAGGCCCGGTGCGTGAGCATTTCCGCATGAATCATGCGTTGATAGACCAGCTCGAAAGTTACAATCTCTTTGCCAGTGCGAATGCACCGGCTACGTTGAATAATGGTTGCTGAAATCTTAGTCATTCAGCAATTCCTTCAGCTTCGGGATGTTGTTTCCAACTACCGAGCCCAGGAGCACGTTGTCTTTGTAAACAATCGTGGTTGGGAGTCCACGAACACCATGAGCGTGCAAGAACTTCTCGTTATCTGGGTGGTCGGCATCAATAGTTCCGTACTCAATCCCAGCCTGTTCGAGGGCACGCTTATATGGGCCACACTGAGAACACCAACTTGCGGATACAACAGAAACCGAAATCATTGTTTATCCGCCCGTTCCTGGGCAGCTTTATCGCTGTAGCGTCCACCATAGCGCTCACCCAGCTTGGCGATATTAGCTTCCAATACCTCTTCGCGGGTAATGCTCAGGGCGTCACGCAGACCTTGCATGTAGAACTCTAGGTCGCCCAACTCTTCAACTACGTTCACGCGGTCGAGTGGCTTGTTATAGATCACAGCCTTCTTGATAGCGTCCAGCAGCTCACCGGCCTCGCCAGAGATGCCCATACCCATATGGGCAAGGTGGGCATTCTCTGGCGTCAGCGAGTCAACAATTGCGGCCCCTGGCTTCACCAGGGCGCGTACCATCGTGGGGAAGGGAATGTTCACTCTGCTTCCCCCTGGCGCTCGAAGCGCTGTTCCAGCTTATCTAGGCTGTATTCGATCTTCCGCTTGTCGTAGCTCACGGAGTTACCAGCCTTACCAGCGCCGTTGAATGCACCCCACAGGCGAATCAGGCTCTTGAAGGCGTTACCGGCATCGAAGTCGTTCTTGAAGATGACTTCAATCAGCTCTTCGGTTTTGATGTAACCCGTACCACCAGTGACGGCACGTTCGATTGCTCGCTCAATAAACCAGTCTGGTACGGCAATGTCGTAGTAAGAGCTGGAACCGCCATCGGATGCAACTGCACCGCCAACTTCAGATTCAGCTTCAGGCTCAGACGCAACACCATAGCTGCAATCAGGTTCATTATTTTCTTCAAGGTCTACTTCTCCCAGGATCACCCAATTGCCAGAGACAAACTGGTCGAGAATCATTTCTGGGGGGAAATCGTGGCTATAAACGCCGTTTGCGGTACTTACGGTGTTGCCATCAAGGCGATAGGTGTAGTTCCCCGGCTCACGCGGGATATGAAACAGAATGGTCATGTACTTACTCTTCTTACTGACTTACGGAATTACTTTTAACTTTACTGTAGCGCTCTTTCAAATACTGGAGCGATACAGGCATGGGCAGGGCAAAGCCATCCTTTGCTTCATTGAGAACAATGATGCCTCGGAAATGGTTGTTTCCCTGGAATCCTTTATAGCCTTCGTCGTGCGGATAAGACGCGCCGTTGATAACAGCGAACTGCATCTTGTCGTCAATGGTCGGGCGAATGGCGATATCGAGAGTTTGTTTGTGGCCTACAACGAAACTACGCCCTACCGTTTTCAACTGGTTAAGTGCAGTACCGCCGTATGGCTTGCCAGTCATGGGGTTGGCGAGATAGTGGACGAAGAAGATACCTTCAATCTCGACTGGCTGAAGGAAAGCATACACTTCAAAGCCCCATTTGTCCAGCGAAAGTGTCTCTGTGCCAACAAATCCATCCAACTCGGGCATATTATCAGCCAAGCGGTCGAAGCGATCTTCATGGTTGCCGTGGGTGAACACTAGGCGAGGCTTGTAGACCTTCTTGCGGTTCTCTTTTTGCCGCTTCTGGAGAGCCAGCATAGGAGCAAACAAGATATCCATGGCGTGATTACCTGCTTCGATATCAGCCTTCAGGCGGCGACCCTCGAAACTCTTCTTGCCTTTATCGTAAGATGATAGCGACTCGAAGTCCCACCAGTCCCCGATAATTACAACTACATCCGGTTGCTTGTCGGCAATGTATTCGCCCATGTGCCGGATATGTGAAAGGTCTTGCCCAGGCTTAACCTGCACATCCCCGATAACTACAATCTTCTTACTCATTGTTCCTTGGGCTTCCATAGCTTGGCGAAGCTCAGCAGAGGCGGTACTTCATACGGATCCATTGGCAGCACAACCAGGCACGAAGGCTTACCGTCGCAAATGGTGTTCTCATGACCCTTCCACACAATGAGGCGGGCTGCGATCTTATCGAACTCCTTACGCCCTACTCGCACAACAACCTTCTTGAAGGACTTGGCCAACCAGTTTTGGTAGCGTGCATCACCTTCGAAGTACCGGTGCGCGTTAATTGCACTGTGGGCTACCAGGGTGGGCACCATGTAATCTGGTGCGTCATCCAGAACCGCGATATACATCTTCTGCATTACTTAGCCTTCAAGATCCGTTCTATTTGCTTGCGGCGTCCAGACTCATTCGAGGCGGGGTTGATTCCACGGTCGATGAGCCATTGTTTGTCTAGTTTGTTCTTGCAGAGGTAAATGGCCTGTTTAATGGCCAGGGCTTCATCAAAAGTGATGCCCATCCGCTCTGCATACGACTTAATTTTGTGGGCTTCCTTGTCCACGTACTGCATGTTCTCTTTGCTCGCACATAGGTGGCGAACGAAAGGCTCTACGTCCTCCCAATCTTGCAGGGATACATGGCCTGTAATGTGGTCAATCTCAGCAGCAGACTTACCTACCCAAACTCCTGTAAGGGCGCAGTAGTGGCCACTTTTGGCTCTGCCGGTGTAGCCCGGTGGAGGTGGCTCGCAGATTCCATTCTTGAACTCGAACTTGAGTGGCCACTTCTCCCACACGGCCCTACGGAGATTGCCCCGTAGGAACGCGAAGAACGCTGCTTTGGTTGGCCAGAGATGGGGAGCCTCAATCCATGGCTCACTCATCCCAGGCAGCTCCAAAATACCTAGCTGCATCCCACTTATCGTCCTCGCTTCTCAGCAAGTACAAGTAGAAGGCGTTGTCGTCCAGGCGCTCACGCCAATCCTTTGGGTAAGTTTCCCTGTAGCACTCAACAACCCGTGCAGCTAGGTCCGCTTCGGTCTTGCAATCGGCCAGCAGCTTCACTGCTGTGGCTGGCCCTACTCCATTCACGCGAATGCCGTACTTCTCCTTCAGCTCAGGAGACAAATATTCGATACCCGGAATCTCATCGGCATTATCCCCGGTGAGGCACTGAGTAGCGAAGTTATAGCTCTGAGTGAAAGCATCATTCCAGAAGATCCCTTCTTCCAGTTTGAAGTAGTTCAACATCCAGCCACGGCCATTTGCGGGAATGTCCTTATCGCAATAGGCAATGACGTAGTTCGCTTCATCCTTGTCCTTGTACTTGAAGCTACGGTTGTAGCTTTCCCAGCTCCGCATAACAACTTCGTCGTCGGTTTCCCGATCAACAGCCATCAGCAGGTTGTGGCGGTACTTAGACCGAACGAACTCCTTGCATTTGTGAAACAGCAGTGGCTTCTCTGGTCGAGAGCCCTTGTAGTTCACAAACCTCGATTCGCGTTCCATGCGAAAGTTGCCGGGGCCTTCCATGATAATAAGAAAGTCATCACACTTACCGGCGTTAATGATGTTGGACAGCTTCTGGTCAATGGTCCTGAAGGCGTGACTGGCTTCACCAGTCACTTCAGATTTAACCTTGAACTCGAAGTCTTCCTTTGTCCAGCGGTTCTGTCCTTTGAGCCACGTATTGAACTCAGTCTTTGAGTCCCACAACTTTTCCCGGCCACTTTCCTTGTGGATTGCTAGGCATCGGTTAGTCTGTTGTTGTGCAGCAGAAGAGTAGAGAACCGTATCGAAGTCGATAATCAGCGTTCTCATACTAATCTCAGTCGTTGTAGCCTTCCAGCTCTTCGAACTTATTGAAGACCTTCAGCGTCTTTTCACGCTTCTCTTCGTAGTCGTTCTGAGCCTTGATCTTAGCAGCACCGTGAACATCGGCTACCACTTCCTTGGGTAGTCCGGTCGGGTTGCTCTTCTTGTTGAAGGCGAAGTCTTGCTTCAGTTGCTTAATGTCTTCTGCAAGTACAATCTGTTCGCCAATCAGTACGGCCAAGCGCTCGTACAGTTCCTTCTGTTCGGTTTGCATAACAGTCCTTGTTAGCAGACTACAGAGCCAAGAGTCGTGATGCTCTGGCCTGGAGATGTAGTAATGCCGCCAGAGTAGTAAGGCGTCACTTTGTGGAATACGGTTTTCAGGTGGTCATTGATAGAACGCCACTGAGTTTCGTTCGGGAGGGCGCCGTTATTCAGCTCGGCAAAGCCCTGGAGCCAATAGGCAAATTGTTCTGCGGTCATGCTGTTGCTTCCTTGCGAATTGGTTACGCTGTTCACGACTCTGGTAGTAAGAGTGGAGAGTGCGGAGGTTGCTGCTTGTGAGTCAGTAGATTGAAGAGTCATTTCATTGCCGAGTAGATTTTATAGCCAAGGTAGGTGAAGAACGCACCGATGAGGATTGCAGGAATCCACAGTGGTGCAGTGATCCACAGCCAACTAACTCCAGCCAATGGGCCAGCAAGTTTGAGGCCGAACATCACCAGGAACATCAGTCCTAGAAGTCCAACTTTCATAGTCTCAATCCTTTGAGAATGGGGCGGTTTCCCGCCCCCTACCCTTTACCAGGGAGTGTCACCATCAGCGGCTGGGGTAATCTCTGCACGCTTCGATGCAGAAGGCTTACGGCCTGCAACTTTCGGAGTTGGCTTCGACTCTTCCTGTTCTTCTTCACGATCAGGATCAGCGTCACCTTCACTCGCTTGAGTCTCTTTACGCTTACGCAGAGTGTTAATCTGCTTCTCGATCACGGAGCCTTTGTAGTTCTCAGCACCCTTGATGGTGTTGATAACGTGTTGGCGTAGCTCAGTGATTGCAGAGTCTGGGTTCTCTTCATCGAATTGAACGATGTAAGGGGTGGTGGACAGCTCAGGAACTGTCTGGCCACGGCCCAGGGCTGATGCAAAGCGCAGGTACTCGGTGAAGTATTCCTTCTGGCCGGACTGCTTGAAGTAAACCTGGGCGTCAAACTGGAACGCTTTACCCAGTAGTTCGTCAATGCGGTCAGGCAGGAAAGGTTCGTCGGCCTTGATGAGCTTCGCAGCAACCGCCATCTTGTGCAGCATGTTGTTCTGAGCCAGGGACCAACGCTTGGTTTTGCGGGTCTTATCGAGGTTCACAACACGCAGAGGCGTCGGGCGTGCAACTACCATGCCCTGGCCTTGGATGAAGAACTGGTTGCCGGTGTACAGGCGAAGAGGCTTCGGATCAGATGGCTCGCCGTAGGCTTGTGCCATATCGACAATGATATCATCGAAGTCAATTGCAAGTACCACACACTGCACTGGCTTTTGTGGCCAGCACTTCAGGCGAACTTCTTTCTTGGTATCTTGGTCGATACCATCTTTGAAGTAAGTATCAGGGTATTCAGCCATGATAGCTTCTTCTTCTTCTGGAGTACCGGTGAAGGTAGTTTCAGCGTCCGCTTGTTTCTGCACGCCCAGGTCGATTACTGCTGCAACACGACCCCCCAGAGTTTCACGATCTTGCAGCCCAGCGGCCTCTACGCGATAACGGTTAATCGCTTCGAAGTCAATTGTGGACTCGCTATTGCCCCCAGCAGGGGCTCCTACTGTCTTAAATGCCATTTAATTTGCTTTCTCTATTACTTGCTTACTTGATTTCTGTATTGCTATCTATCGGTCTTACTTTTTCACAGTGAATTCTTTGCCACTAACAGTGCAGCGAACCACTACTTGGCCATCGGGGGCCTTCTTTGCGGTCGGGTTAGCTACGCGCATGCCCGAACCATAAAGTTCGTCTTGAAACTTCGATGCTGCGGAGGGGTTGTGAACAATGTAACCAGCCATCAGCGGATTTCCTTTCCTGCTTTCAATACAACAATGGTAATGCCTTCTTGCTTACCACCTAGTTTTGCCTTCCGTGTGCGAGCTGTATCCCGGTCAGTTGTCCACCCATTGAGGGTGCCGTCTGCATTGAGAATACCGTAGGCCAGCACTTTATCGGGCGACTTACGTTTCTCTTTGGGCTCACTTGCGATGGTCGCTAGAACATCCTCAACGACTCGGCCAGCCTGGGCACCTTCCGAGGTGCTAACTGTGGTCGCTACAACTTCCATATCTTGCGGATTTGCGTTCCAGTCGAGCTGGGAGGGGAAATCTACAATCATGTGGGTGTCGCTACGCAGTTCGGTAACTACACCAATCTCACCAGGGCTTACATTACCCCAATCATAAGTCGGGGAACCAATGTCCTCTAGCACCCGTACCTTATCGCCAACCTTGAAACTCATTCAGCAATCATCCATTGAACTACTTTAGTCTCGACTTCCTTAACTTCGTATAGCTCATCGCCATAGTCATGCTCATAACCGGACCAATAGTCGCCCCGTTTCGAGCAATACTGCACGAAGTACTTGTCGTCATTGCGCTTGTAAATGCGATCCCAGAGTACGTCTTTCATCTCATTGGTTTCGCCGGACTCTTCATACAGGACGTATGTGAATCCACCTATCTCTACTGGGTCGTCATCGTCCCAGAGCTGGCCAAGCTCCGTGGCCAGCGCATCCGTAAGGGTTACGGGCACAGCATTACCTCCCCTTTCTTGGGGTGGTGAGCGCATGATACAGGAAATCCCCGTCGAGTCAAGCGCCTACCACAACATTTTTACAAAATACTTGAAATCAGTGGCAGTCCTTCCACGACCGGCCCAGGACGTACCCGGCATCGAGCGGTACGTTTAGGTTGAATGCGCTGTTGACGCGCTGGACGGCCTCTGAGATGAGTTCGCCCTGGCGGCAGTACGCTACGAACCACGCCTTGTCTGTGTGCTGTACGTCGCTCCAGACACCTTCCTGAGCGGCCTTCCAATCGCTGGCCACCTTCTCGCACCGGGCATCCTCGGCAGCCTGGAGCTTTTTCCGCTCAGCCTTATCCGCGTGCTCGATCTTCTTCCAGCCCAGGGCCTCCTTGGTGAAGACCTTGAACTTGACTGAAGAGCGGTTAACCTCGCCCTGGGCTTCGTCGTGCATGGCGATCATCTGCTGCCACCAGTCCTTTACGTCGTCCAGGGACTGGGTAAAGAAGTCCACGATCATGCCTTCAGCAGCAGCAAGGCGGTCATGCCACACCATTACCAACTTCGCACATACAACCCCGCCACCCTGGAACAGGCTGTTGAGGATTGCGTGAGCCGAGCGGGTTGGAACAAGACGACCATCAATGCCGACAATGCGTTTCTTACCGAACTTGGCCCACTCTTTCTTCAGTGCATCTTTCAGCAATGCTAGTGGCTCGGCAGCTTCCCAGAAGGCGTCATAGATCATCTGGCCGATCTCAAGAGAGCAACCAATGGTCTTGGCGATTTTCGCTGCCTGGGCACCATACGTGGCCCCATACTTAACGTTCTTCGCAGGGCTACGGCCAAAGTCACTATTAATAATCGCACTGATACGCTGCGCCATCATTGTGTGAACATCGTTCGGCTTTTCCTGAATGAGCGAGTTGCAATATGCCTTCAGTTCATCCTGTTCGTGAATCCAGCAGTAGTGGCCTTCAATACGGGCCTCCAGGGAGCTGAAGTCATAGCCAAGTTGCCATGCGACATTGCTGTCTGCCATGAAGAGGGCTCGCATATTCTCGCCATACAGGCTGGTCGAGCGTGGAACGTTTACTACAAGGCGGTGGCGCATCCGAGATGTTGCAGCGTCACACGTACCAGCCGGGGTTGGGATACGTCCGTCTTCACGGATGTTCGCCAAGTAACCCTTGGAAGTTTGTTCGTCCGTGTCGTCTTCGAAGTCCTCGAAGGTTTGTCCACCACCCAGGATAGAGTTACGACGGTGACGGTAGGTCAGGTACTCCGTGATATCCGTGATGCAATTCAGTTCTTCCCGGCTCTCAGCGAGGACTTTCAGATTAGGGCAAATCTCCTTTTCTTGGCCTACGGTGAAGCTTGGGTTTGTTTGAACCTTTAGCCCACCACCACGCTGTTTACGCATCAGGAAGAAGTCGCGCAGCTTCTTACGCACAAAGCCTTCATTGCCTCTCGGATCAACCTCAAGGAAGTCCATACGGTCTTTTCGGAACTCGCTATACATGGTCTGCTCAATGTAGCGGTCAATCGCAGCATCAAGTTTCTCAGGCGAAAGCTTATTCTTCTTCGCATCGACGGTCAGGTCTTTCTCTTTGTACTCCATCGGTTGCCAGCCGAGCGATACAAGCCACTCTTTGATGTGGGTCGTATCGTTGATCGTTGACTTCATTGTCGTTACAAGTGGAACACCTTCGGGCAACGGTAGCTTGTAGTTCTTGCCCTGCCATTCCATCTCATAGCCGTCTACCGTCTCGATAATGCTGCCGCCGATCTTAACAGCAAACTTCTGCATGTTCGCAGATGGCTCCCCCGTAGACTTCTTGAACTGAAGCTTCGGCGGCGTGAAGTCCGACATATAGCCCTTGGTGGCTGGTCGCGGTGGAATAATCGCCTCGATCTTCACGCGGCGTTCTTCCATCATTGCATCCAGCTCGCTCAAACACTCTTCGGCCAATCCCTTGTCGAAGGCGAACCCCCGGTGTTCCTGGCGAGTGATTAGCTCAACGGTCTGCTTCTCCAGCTTCAAGGCCGGGTGCCACTTCTCGTTCCAATCCCACAACGTCATCTCAGCGTCGAGTTTCTTGGCTACCAGTTTGTTAGCCTTAACGTCGAGGATGTTGTAATACACCATATCGGCGCCGCTCACTAGGAAGCGGAAGTCCCGTGGTACGTGTGGGCGGAAGTCCATTTTCTCATCGCTGGAACCTACAGCCAGGTTCTCCAGGCTGTGGCCACCAAAGCGGTCAGGGTTCAACGTCTTGGAGCGAATCATTGTGTCGTCAAACACAACCGGCTTGCCGCCCCAGGAGTCATCACCCAGCGGGGTATCCATACCCACTTCCACCTTGTAATCCACTCCGAAGTACAGCTTGATTACCAGCAAGTCGAAGTTGATCTGGTTATGCGCGATGATACGGCTACCCTCTGGGATCCATTCCAGAAAGTTGCGGAAGTCTGAGAGCGGACGATGGATGTACTCCAGCGGCTCATAGTCTTCGAAGGTGTATGTATACGCATCGTTTACTGCCGAGTAGTCAACAACAAACGGTCGCCCGTCGAATACATACTTGGGGCCGTCGTGGAATGCGACAATCTTGTCATCGAACTCAACGACAATGCAGTGAATCTTGAAGTCGTCCTTCAACTTATAGGGGACACTGGAATAGTCGATAGAGCTGCTGTTAAGCAGCCCAGTCGATTCCAAGTCCCAAGTAATATCCTTGGGTAGCACCTTACTTCCTTACTCTTCGTCTTCCAATAGTGCGGCTAGATGTGGATTAACTTCCATGTAGCGGTCAAAGTCGTGCAGGCGTGCAGTTGGAATGTCATAGAACATACCGCCTGCTGGGCCAGTCTCCGAGAAGTCGCGGTTCTTCAGGATGTTCACCGAAGTTTTGTTCCGCAAGATCGGGTTCGGGTTCTGCTTGTCCCGCTCCAGAGAGAGAGTTAGGCCAGACGCTTTAACGAGGAACGAACTACCTTGGGCGTCATCCTCAGTCAGTGGCGAATCCTTGCCACCATTGCTTGTCTTACGAACGTGGGAAACGATGATCGGAGTAATGCCATACTCTTTCATGATCTTCTTAATCCACGTTGCTACTTCTTCCTGTTCGCTCACGCTCATACCCGATAGCAAGTCAGAGTACGGGTCGATAATCAGCAGGGTCACGCCCATACCGATAATCATCTCCAGCACTTTCTCTTTGATTTGATCCCAGGTAGCGCCACGGTCGTCGCAGACATACAGCGTGGGCGATCCATCGTCCCGCATGTACAGCTTGTCAATTTTGCCGTCGTTCTCTTCCAAGTAGGCTTGACGCTCTTCCTTGGTCATACGGTGCAGTGCTTTGCCCAGGTGATACGAAAGCAGGTTCAAGGAGAACTTACCGTGGTCCTGTTCCAGCGAGAGCACGCCAACAACTTCGTTAGGCTCATACAGGGCCATATGCTCTGTAAGGGCGCTCATTGCTGTGGTCTTACCGATACTGGTTTTAGCCAGCAGCAGGAAGATTTCTTGCTTTACAATCCCACCACCACTTAGGGCGGCTACACCGGCCAAACACTCAGGCAAGCTGATGATCGGCAGGTCGGCGCGGTCCATCGCGGCCTGTTTCAACGCGGTAGAGGCATATACCCCTGCCGGTGTATGCGGCTGAGCGCTCCAGAAGTCGTTAATGAAGTCCTGTTCGGCTCGGACAGCACGACCGGAAGCGTTGTCGTAGATGTAGGAGTTAGGATCTTTCTTCCGCATCTTCATAACGAAGACTTTGCCGCGTGGGAGAGCCTTAACGATCTTCTCTACGGCCTTCTGGCCAACTTCATCGTTATCCATGCAGATAACGATCTTCTTGAACTGGTTGAAGAACTCATACTGGGCCTGGACCTGTTTATGTACACTGCCCTCCCCGCTTGTACCGGATACAACGGCTACCGGGTCGAAGTTCTTGTTTTTCTGTGCATCGAATAGCATCTGGTACGCCGCCAGGGCGTCGTGCTCACCACCAGTGATAAGTACGGTGCCATTGAAGGTCTTAAACCAGATTTGACCAAACAAGTCACACTGAAGGCCAGTCTCACCGAACGGGTTGGGGAACTCTTTCGGGTGACGGCGGATCTTGTAGCCGGTGAGCTTGTAGTTCTTAGTGCAAGGGTAGTAAACCTCATCTACTTGGCCATCTTCCTCGCTGTAGCGATAACGCAACATGAACTTCTTTGAAACTTCATCTCGGATACCGCGATAACCTTTGGTTCGGTCGCCAGTCTCTTCCTTGAGTTGATTGTGAATCTCTTCGTTAAACGGCTTGCCCACTACTGATATCTCTTCTTCCCTTTCTTCATAACCGCCGTTCGCTTCCATGAACTCCACGCTGGGGTAGCTCCATCCGCATTCCCCGAAACAACGACAACCTTTGTGGCGACCGGAAGAGTCCAGGCCGTAGACAACCAGGTTATCCCCTGAATTATCTCGGCCCTTCTTCCGGCAAACCGGGCATGCCACATGGCCCGGAACAGACAGGTCAATGACCTGCCCGTATTTCTTAATGCTGTGTTCCATCACATGCCTTTACTGCGTGTTCCAGTATCTGTTCGTACTTCACAATTAGCGCGTTTGCTACTATTTCAGGCGGCTGTTCTTGCTCGATCAAAATATCTAACTGTTCGCGCTTGGCTTTCGCCCAAGTAAGGTGCGCTTCCTCTGGAGTGTCGAAATACCCAAGGTGACGTTTTTGTCCAGCTCTCCAAACCATCGCCCTAAACTTATGCCTATCTGGCCTGTAGTAAACTCCGATGGGCCAAGCCCCTCGGGTTTTTCCACTATCAGTTACGAACTTATTAACTGCCGCGCTAACAAATGCACAGTTCTCCGGGCTGTATATCTTGTTGCCAGGGCGGATTATGTCTTTGTCTAGCTGTTTGCCTTCCCAGTTCTGCTGCTCCATCCATGATTTGAAGTTTGAAAATACTAGCCACTCTGGGCAAACTTCAGTTCCAATGTACGTTGGCCTCGAAGATTGGTATTTATGGCAATAGCAGCGGGTCAGCATGTGCGACCAAGTGCTGTAATACTTGCATCGCACCTGGCCGCGTGGGTGGGTTACATAGTCGGCATCATTAACACCAACACCATGCACAGTGGGCGCATCCTTGCGAATCGAGTTATCCATACTTACTTCCTAACGGTATTGCTAGTGCAGTGAACGCCTTGCCAAGTACGCTTCGTGCGACAACCTCATAATTTTACCCACCGCTTCAACTGCTAGTACCGCGTCGTGGAAGTTGTCGTCATCGAGCCCCATTGAATATACGGCCTTTGTAACTTGCCTGTACATATTCATCTGCTCGGTTGTGAGCGTATCAACTATCTCAGCGGCTGCTGCGTACAGACTCATAAGCTGCCCTCCAGCCGCATGCGAATTTGATCCAGGGTGGTCTGGCGAACAAACTCACCATTCTTGAACAGCAGCTTCAGCAAGTTCTCTTCTGCGGCTTCCTGCTCAGGAGGTACATCATCTTCTAGGTGGTAGCCCTCAGAGCAGCGACCAACAAACAGCAGCCCACGTGCAGACTTCTTCTTACTATCGGTCTTCGGATCCTTGAAGATCGAGATGCTTTGTCCGTTTACCACGGTGTGAGTCGCCTTAACTGCAAATCCGAACGTATCGCGGGTGTTGCACTGGTATGTATATGAGCCCACGCCGAACACTACGTTTGCCGAGGCAAAGCCAGCGAACTCCAGGCGTTCCAGAATCTCCAGGCAACGCTGTGGAGTGATTGAGTCGCCATAGATCAGACCAATGTGCTCATCAAGCAGCTTGTATCCCTTCTCAGTTACAGTGCCCCCGAAGGTGTTCCACAGAGTTCGGACAGCACCTGCAACGACTTCATATGGAATTGGGGAATAACCGATGGAGGTGTAGCCTTCCTTCACAGTCAGTGGATAGAACTTTCCGCCAATCTTCACGCAGTCTACTTTCTCGAAGTTGAAAATACGGTACTTGATAGCCTGATGGACTTCAGTAACAGTATTGAACTCAACAGCCTTGCGGTTCTCACCGATCACCGGTTTCATGCCGCAAATAACTTGTACCGGATCACCTGAGTCTGGGCGGATCACCAACTTGCCTGGGGTGATGCCGTTGCTCTGGCGGGCCAGAATAACGTCCTTCAGTTGCGGCAGGATATCAGTCAGTACAGCCCAGAAATCGAACGAGTCTGCAACGTAGGAAACAATGCCGGTCGGGAACTTGCGTGTAATCAGGTCACGCATAAACAGCATTTCCGCTTCCAGGCGGTCGGCCATATCGTGATTCAGTTCACGCTCGATCTTCAGGATGTTGCTTGTAGCTACAGCGTGCTCAGTGGCCGGTACGGAGGCTGCAACGAAGTCCTTAGCCCCGTAGTACTCCATGGCGTAAAGCACCGCACCCAGGGTATCCGTACCCAGGAAGTGAGCGAGGTGGCCAAAGCCGCTGCGAGCTGCGTCTTCAGGGCCGCTCATACCACGTGCCGAGAAGTCGTGAGCCTGGAACAGCACACCGGCTGGATCACTACCAGTGACCTGGGCGTAGTGCCTCAGCATTGCCTTGTACTCACCGGCAATCGTGGCGTTCGTCATCGGCTTCCACGTGAGGTCGCTAATCGTGGTTTCGAGGAAGTTCACCAGCCAATAGGCGTGCTTCGCAGTGTTGCGGATAGTCAGTACCGGAATACCCATCGGAACCTTGCGGCCCTCTTCGATGGCTTTGATTTCCAGCGGCAGGAAGCCCAGGTCGTGGAGTTCGGCCAGATTATCGGTACTTACAACGCCTGGGCCCAGGTAATGGTCACAGAGCAGTTTGAAGCGGGCAATAGCAATGCCCTTATCCATATCGAAGAACCGTTGCCAGTTCTCCACAATCTCCATAACAGCGCCCTGGACGCCGATCACAACTAGCTTGCCGTCGTAGAATCGGGTGGCCTTTTGGCGATAAATGCGGTCGGAGCGAGGGGTTAAGTTGCTGTACACACTTTCAGTGCCATCAGCGTACATCGCAGCGTGGCCGAGCTTATAGCCGTCGCTGTTAAACGGAGCGAAGAGATTCAATTGTGCCTTCCTGACTTACTAACTTACGGACTTACTTAGATAACAGTGATCCACTCGACCTTTTCGTTGACCATACCGAATTGGTCGGTATTGCCAGCGGCGTCTGTGTGATATGAGTTGGTGGTGTAAACTTTGTCGTACATACCTTCATCGGTCAGTACTTCCAGGCCCTTAGTAAACAAGCCGTGAGTCACCACCAACTTCAACGCTGCACACTTCTTGGCTCGCAACAGGGTGGCCAGCTCAGTGAAAGTTCTACCGCCGTCGCAGATATCATCAGCGACCAGCAGGTTCAAACCCTCAACATCATCAGAGACTACAGTGTCTTCAATCTTGCCGGTAGCAACGTTGCGTACTTTGTTTGCACAGATGACGCCCTTGGCGCCCAGATAGTTCGCAAGTTTATGTGCTTTCTTATAAGCCCCTGCGTCCGGCGCTACAATATAGTAATCCGCAAAGTTGTCAACGATCTTTTTGAAGATATTTGCCTGCGGCATGTTTTCGCAGTTCTTAATTACTGCGGGTGCAACATCGCTATGGGCATCCAGAGTCAGTACGGTACTAAAGCCGCACGAATTAATCAGGTTGCCCATAACGGCCATACTTAGAGCTTCGCCATTAACGCACGGGCGGTCCTGGCGAGCATACGGCATATACGGCATCCACAGGTCCATCTCAGCCCGTGGGAAGTGGCGGCGGAGTGCATCCACAGTCAACAGCAGTGCAATAATGTCGTCACTGGTTTGTAGTGAGGCGTCAACACGGATTGCTCTTGTGTCTGGACTTGGATTAGTGCTGCCGACATTAATATCGGCCTTCACTTCACCGCCAGGGAACTTACTTACCGATACATGGCAAGTAGAGGCTCCGATACGGTATTTAATCATAGTCGATCCCTCCCCAGGTATCGTCATCTGAGCTTGAATTTTTCTTGCGTGATTGCGGGGTATCCGCCAAGTCCACTAACTCCACCAAGATGCCATTCAGTTTATCCATGGCATTATCCAGTTCTTCACTGCCGTAGCGTGTCGAATTGGTGGGGCCCGATTCCAGCTTGCGAGTATTCCTATGCTTCTTCCACTTCTTGATGAGGCGATAAATCCCCCAGCATGCGAAGTAGAAGACTACCCCGGCGATGATTCCTTCGGTCATACAACTTCCACAATGGTGCAGATGCCTTCTTTGCCATCCTTAATGCGTTGCTCGACCAGGGACAACTTCCGCTCTTGCAGTTCGTTCAACTTAGGGCGCAGCTTCGCCAGGGTGTACTTCACCAAGGCAAAGAACGTCCAAAACATCACCATTCCCCAGCCGACAATGCACGGAATCATGGTGCCCTTGTAGATCGTAAAGCCGAACACTGCTGCAATCGGAACTTGGATCATGCAGAAGGCGTACAGCGCAGCCAGGGCTACACCAAAGGCGACTACAGCAGAGCAGGCAATGCCCTGGATTACACTTCGTAGAGTAGTTCGGATGTACGAACAGGTTGTGTACTTGCGATTGCCCGCTCGATCACGGAACGAGTCGCCCTGGATGAAGCTGTTGAATCGGTAATGCCAGGAGCTTTTGGAGATTTGCATACTTCGCCTTCGCGGTCATAAACGTGGACTTCGAACCCACGGGTAATAAGTTGTCGTTCGATCATGGGTAGCACGTCGTCTTCCCAGGAGGCCCCGCCCAGGCCGCAACCAAGTCGCGGCAGGCAGATAGTCAGGCCAAGCTCACCACCTACTCGGAAGTGGCGAGCGAATGCGGCCATAGCGGCTTCAAGCTGGTCAGGAATCGTGAACTTGGTCCCGTTGTAGCCGTAGTTGTACTGGCCATACAGATTCACGATGTAGCCCGATAGTTTATTGATTGCCGCATAGCTGTAGGTGCCCAGTTTGAACTGGTCGCCCTTGATCGTCTTGCAGTCTGCTGCATATGCTTCTGGGAACTCTTCGCGGATGGCTTTCGCCACCCCCGAGTTCATGGTGTTGAAGCAGTTCGCTTGATGCAGTAGGGCGTAGTAGCGTCCAGTTTTGAACGCTTCAACCACACAACCCTTCCGGTACTCAATCATTCTGTTCAAACCCGATCAGCTTCCAGAAGCCATCTTCCTTCTCGAAGTTCCAATACTGGTTAATGCGTACATCACCAGACCCATCATTCAGCACAGCACGGTACAAGATGGTGCCGCGAAGCTTGCCTTGCTCAACTTTGCAGTCGATGAACTTGTGTTCGTACTCGATCACTTCGGAAGCAGGCGATAAGCACTCTTTAACGGGCAGATAGCGGGTGTTGTTACGCACGAATGCTTCGTTATCGCTGTTCGCCTGGAACTTGTAGAAGATATCCATGGCGAGCTTATCCAGCTCTTTACCTTCGCGGTATGTATCGAACTTCATGTTTACCTTCTCTTCAGCTACTTTAGCCTTGCCCAGTCGGAACAAGCGGAACGCGCCGTAAGCCAAGGCACCAACTACGCCCAGGAAGAAGGCCAGCTTCAGTACGAACCACAGGGAACCCCACAGCGCTCCGAAGAACGTGGTGCCCTGCTCCTGCTGCTGTGGAGCCTGATAGATCACTACCGGCGCCGGGGCCTGCTGCGAACGCGGCTGGGTGTACTGCTGCACTGGCGGTGCTTCATACTGCGACGGCACTACCTGGGGCTGCTGTACAGGCGCTGGCATCGGAACACCGGCTTGGTTGAAGTACTGGCCCGGATACTGCGGGTGGGTGTACATACCAGGGTGGCCAGGGCTGCTAATCAGGGCGGTGATAGCCTGAGCTGCCAGGATGCCGCCACCTACGCCTGCGGCGGTGACGCCGATATCGCGCATGGTCGAGCTGCGGTTGTTGTAGTTGTAATCGCTTCGGCTTGTGTCGCGGTAGTTGCCTTGCGAGTAGTTAGAGCTGTTACCGTTGCTGTAGCTGCGCGAGTAGCCGCTGTTGTTGCTGCTGCGAGTGCTGTAGCTTGGAGTCGAGCTTGGAGCCGAGTACGAAGGCGCCTTGTAAGTGGTAGCCGGTTTGCTATATGTAGGAGTAGCTGGGCGACTGTAGCTGCGGGAAACACCACTTGAACCACGCGAACCACCAAACGCCGCAAAAGAAACGTCAGTAAAGACGACCATACCCATCGCAAGCAGCGGTACAAACAACTTCCTCATTATAATTTCCATCAGTGATGTTCAATAATTTCTTTTTTGTCGAGAAGAGCCTTAATCTCTTCCCAATTCCAGGGAGACATATCCGCGTTAGGGCGGTTGTCGATTCCCACATTCAAACTTCTGCCCCGAACACTTCCATAGGTCGCATGCACGTGGCCAAACAAATGGAAGGCACCACGGTGGCATTGATTCCACTCATGAATCGGATAGTGGAACATCACTACTTTCTGATGCTCGATTCGAATCTCTTTGTACAGCGACCGTGAAGCGAAGTAGTTGCCGAACTTTGGTGCAGCCAATGCAGCATCGTGGTTGCCCAGGATGATGTGTTTATCGCCCTTCAGGCGCTGCAAGATCCGTTCGGTTTGCTCCACGCTCGCAAAGGAGAAGTCTCCTAGGTGATAGATCCGGTCCCCTGGGCGTACACACTGGTTCCAGTTGTAAATCAGTAGCTCATCGTGTTCATCAAGCGAGCATTGGGGCCGGGTATCTGGGCAAAACTGCTGTACACGGTTGTGGCCAAAGTGTGTGTCCGAGGTAAACCAGATGTTACTCATAAGGAACAAACTCACCATTCACAAAATTGCCATCGCGGAACATCTCCCCAGTGGGGAACTGCGGCAACAACGTTTTCTTATATCGCTTTTGAAACTTAACTTTCAGGGCCCGGACTAGCCAGGGCAGGCCAGCAGCATGCCTGGCCTCAATCTCTGAAAGCATTGCGGCTTTCTCAGCCTCAGTGCCAAAGATTACAAAGAAGTCTAGGTCGTTAATGTCGTTCTTACACTTCCAGACGACTTTCCCTTCAAGGTCTAGGGTGTAACCAATTACTTGAAACTCTGCATCAAGGAACTCTTTGTACTTCTGAAGATCAGCCGACCGCTTGCCGCTTTCATAGAGCCCATTGCGATTGCGTAGCATGACGCCTTCATAGCCCTGTTCAACAGCGAGCCGGTGAAGGTTACGCATCGCGTCTTCAGAGAAGACAAGGGCGTACTCGACTGACCTAACAAAACCGCCCGGAACAAAGCGCTCTTGAGAAATCTTGTGTAGCTCTTCGCAGCGTTCATGCCACGGCTTACCGCTTGGAACATCGAAAACCACAAACTGAAGCTTTGGTCGAATCTGGTGAATAAGTAGCGCTTCGCGCATGTCGGCGTGTGCCGCCTCATTCGCCTTGTACCACTCATCATCAGATACTCTTGGATCCTTCTCCATCTTGTCGGCCTTGACACACTTTCGCTCGGCCTTATCAATGGCCGCATGTGTGTCCGTGCGTTTCACTGCCGAGGTGATATCTTCCAGGCATTCGCCGTGAAGATATGCCTCACCATCGAGCACATCACCAGTAGCCATGATTCCCAGAAGCTCCGCTTCAATGTGGGGGATCGAATACGGTTGGCCAGTTCGACTCTCCAGAGTGATAACCCGGTGGCCAAGGTTCTCATCAAAGAAGCACTTCGCCAGGAGCCTTAATCCGTCCAACTTATCGGAAACATAGACTCCACCGTCATAATCCATCCTGTGACCTTGCTTCCGGTAATCGGTAGCCAACATCGGCAGGAGTGGCAAGTCGAATAGTTCCGCTACGTTATGGCGGTAGTTTTTATCCAACTGCCTCTTGATCTTCGCCTTCGCCTCGAATATAGCCTGCTCGATTACTGTGCGGCCCTGCTTACCTTCATCAATCCGCGTTACCTGCTGAGTAGCTGCACCACCAGAGCGGCCATGCCGAACAATGATTACTGACGAAGATCCATCTGCTAAGTGCCCAACCTCAATTTCCCAGACCTTGATTTCTGCACGCTTCGTTAGCCCGTACAGCGTTTCCTTGATGTGCTCTGCCAAAGTCACACCTTGGCAACTGCGTCGAAGGCGCGTGCTGTGGTCTGATTCTTACCACGGTGCTGGATCAGCACTTGCTTAGCCGTGACCTTGATTACTTCGCCTAGTCGCATTTCCGTGCCCTTCCCGCCCAGGCAGAATGCAACACGATCACCGACTTGCAGCAGTTTCCCGTCTACATCGAGCGGAGTGAGTTTTACGTGAATTTCGCCCATTACTCTTCCTCCGCGAAGTAGCCTGCGGTGAACAACTCTGGCACGGACTCTTCAAAGAGGACTTCGACTGTGCGGCGAAACTCTTCTGCTTGCTGCCCATCGAGTGTGGGGCTACGCAGAACATCCGCACAAATCAGGCAAATCTCTTCGCCCTGGAACATCTCAAGGCCAGCGATTAGTTTCTCTACTGCATCGTCTGGATTATCAGCTACAACAATGCAGTTGGAGAGGCTAATATTGCTTTCGATGGCAAGTGCGACAATGACGCTCATTTGATATCCCTGTAAAATTTATGACTGCCTACAGTGGCGACGTATTGCATCTTCTTCGCCCACTTAGGTCTTACTTTCAACGTGTGGTAATGGTCAGATTGTCCGATGGGGTTCTTAACCTCCCCATGGAGAATCTGGTAACTTGTTATATACGCCCTTTCCCAATCTTCCGGCTTTGGCTTTACTTTCTGCCGCTTACCGATATATGAGAACTGGTCTTTCTGGGAGATAACCCCTCTCACCGTCTTAGGCCAGCGGGTGGGGTTCTTCGTCCGTTCAACAATTACATAGCCAACTGCTACAGCCCCCATGAGGGATTCGCCCCTGGCTTCGTACACCAGGGCCTCAGCCATCTTTGCGCATTCCCGGCTCGCCTTGCAGCGGCGCTGCCTGGAAGCATCGGTAAGCTCGATGGCCACGGCCTTTGGCTTTGGTGCCTCAACGTGTTTCAGCTCTACCGGGACGCTCTCTTTGCGTTCGGGCTCTGGGGCCCAATTGCAAGGGTGCATTACCAGGGCAATGACCAGGGCCATTGCATAGAAGTGCAAATTAGCCCGGCGAAACATATTCCTTCCTTACTTACATTGCGCAGTTGCAAGACTCTTTGCAGCGAGGCGACATAGGTTCGAAGTCTTGCAACTTCAACAGCGTGAGCTTATCGCCAACCGCTAAGAAGACTTCCACACCGGCCTTCATCAGGTGCTGTATCCCTGCATCATCGCGGTAGAAGTTGCGGAACACAAAACGCTCAATACCGGCGTCCACAATGTCTACAGCGCATAGGTAGCAGCATGAGTGGGTGCAGAACATCATTGCACCCTTAGCGCTCTCAGAGGACCGGACAAGGCCCATCAGAGCGTTCTTCTCGCTGTGCCTTACCTCGGCCTTCGTATTGCCGCTGGAATCCTCCAGGGGGCCATCCAGATGCTCTGGTAAAGCGTTGTACCCACAAGAGATGATCCTGTTGCCCTTGACAATGACCGTACCCACTTTCAACCGTTGCCCGACACTACACTTGGCGAATACTTCAGCACACTCAAGGTAGGCCAGCATATGCTTCAGCCTCATGGGTAGATCACTAGAACCTGGGTCAGGTCTTCTTCATACAGCCCGTACTCTTCAGCCTCGGCCAAGTTATCAAAGGTGGTTTGCAGGTCGTCGGTCACGTAGCAAGTACCCACACCCTCGGCATATGTGTAAGAGTTGCCTTCATCATCTGCCTGAAGTAGCACAGGCATATCACCGGACAGCAGCCTAACGTGCCTGGAACGAGAAATTAGTTCACTTGCTCGCATTGACCACCGCCCATTCCATCGCCAAGTAGTTACGCATGTACTCTCGACGCAACTTTGCGTGAAGCTTCTTCATCCGGTACTCTGGGGGATGGTAAGCCTCTTCAATTTCACTTGTGTTGAGTCGGAGCATATGTCCGAAGTCAGTCACAATTTCATAGAGCGGAGCTTGATCCTTCAGGAAGGATGGTAATACCGCCTCTTCAAATACCCGATAGATGATTGCATTTCCCAGCTTGCGTCCATCGCGGGATGAAAGCTGGGCATACACCTCTAGCTCGCCATTGAGTTTCTTGTCGGCCCAGTGGGGCACAAAATCTTCAGAAAGCTCGGTTGTCTCATTATTTTCTTCAGTGAACTTAAACGGCATTACTCATCAGTCCTAAATTGGCGCCCGCGAACGGGCGCCGTACAATCAATCTTGCTCAGCCTCTTCATAGAGACGGCGCATCTCTGCGAACTCCGCCTCTTCACGCTCAGCCCGGTACGCTGCGTACTTAGGCAGACGCTCACGCAAGTCTTCTGCGTAGAAGTACAAGTCCTTCCCGTTGTCGAGGATTTGCACGAATTCATCGTCGGTCAGGAACCCACGGTAAGTCCGCTCCACCCACTCACGGTTAACACGCTCTGTATAAGCAACGCTCACCCGTACATCTGATTCCTTACCGAACCCTGGAGAATAGGAGCAGGCATGAATCATCATCGTGCTGCTGTCGTAGATCACCCATTCATCAGCATGCAGAGCCATAGCTGAAGCAGCGCTGGCACAAGTCAAACCAATCTCAGCGACGATCTTTGCTCGGCATTCATCCATTCGGCGACACAGGTAGTCGCAAGTTTCCAAACTTCCGCCTGGGGAAGAGAGTTGGATATACACCTCATCATCTTCCGTGGCGTGAGCAAGAATCTCGACTTCCTCACCAAACTCATCAATCTCACCAATCGGGGTAGTGATCGGAACCACATACTCCGTAAACACCTTCTGGCGAGCGATGATGTTCTTGGGCCGCTGGCCAGCGATTGGCATCATCACCATCTCGCCGGGGAACCCATCCACCTTCTTTGCACACTCAGTCATCACCATGCCCCCTGCTTCTCGAAGATCGAGGCCAAGTGACCCGAGATGCCCGACCGGCAGTTGTGCTCTGGCGAGAACTTCACCACCACAGCATCATCGTGAGGGTGAGCCGCCAGGGCCTCTTCCAGCTTCTTCAGGCCGTTCTCAGCAGGCTTGAGGGCCGACTGGGTGATATCCCCTGCACAAAGGAGCTGACAGCCTTCCTCCATGCGTGTAACCAGGGCCTTGATCTGGGCCGGGAAGGCGTTCTGAAGCTCATCGGCCAGGATGATCGTTTTGGGTCCGAAGGAAAGGCCCTGGATCTTCTCGATAGGCACGATCTGGATGCCGGAAGCCTCTTGGAACAACCCTTCCTGTACTTCATAGCGGAAGTTGTTTTGCAGGATCCCAATGCCCAGGTACTTCTTGAACTTCATCAGCATGCTCATGCAGAACGGCAAGAGCTTCTGTGTATCGTTCCCCGTTACAGCGCCGTAGTCATTACCCAGGGACTGGTGCGGTCGGCAAATCACGATGTTGTCGATCTGGCCTTCCAACCACTGTTTGCTGGCCCACCAGGCCATCAACTCAGTTTTACCAGTACCAGCAGAGCCGGAAAGTACAACCATCTGCTTAGCCATGAATGCAGCCAGGGCCAGCTTCTGTGGAGCACTCTTCGCGGAGAGAGCAATAACCCGTGCCTCCCGTTCCGCCTGGAAGCTCTCTTTCTTAGGAGGGCGACCACCACGCTCTTGCTTAACTACTTCACGGCTTTGCTTCACCGCTTGTTGCGTTCTTTTACTTCCCATACTGCTCCATGTATTGCAACGTAGCGGGAGTCATTCCCACCGTTTATTTCTTCGCAGCAATGTCCTTAGCCTTGGTCACTCGCTTGTTCATACGGGACAATGCAACAGTTGCTGTTCCCATATCGAGCGGGTACTTCGGGTTCTCGAAAATGCTCTTGAAGTTATTCGCCATACGACTAATCGCCATGACGTTCCCTGGGATATAACCCTTGGTGTTGTCGATGCGGTCAATCGTGATATCCGTAGGCTTCGGTGTGGACAGGTTCGGCTTTGTCATCAGCACGCCTGTGTATGGACACACCGTCGCTCTCATCATGTTACGGAAACTCATGAGGCTGAGCTTCCAGGGGATATCCCGCTCAATAGCAGACCGGGACTTCCCTACATAGTATTCAGCTACGAACCGCTCGAACTCAGCAGAGATGAATTTCATTGTCTTACTTCCTTACCGTCTTACGTTCTTACCGACTTACATTAGGCGGGGCAATATCCTTGTAACTTTCCCAGGCAAGATTGCCTGCGTTCGGGGCCAAGCTCAACCGGTCTAGAACCCTCACCCTGGAAGCCTCTTCAGGCGCTTCCATCCACACATCAGCTACCAGCTTATGCACGTAGCGGGCCTTGCCAGCCAGCTTCACCCGAAGGTACTGCTGGTCGGGGTATTCCGGTCGAGGGGTGATGCACGTAGGGGTCAGATATCGACCGCTGCGAGCGCTCCAAACCCGGCCATCCTCGGTGACGAAGTGGTGAGGGAACCCCTTGCATTTCCGTACCGCTTCATCAGGCATCATCATCGCTTCTGCCCCCGCCGTGTCTGGGTTCCGGTGCAGGTAAGCCCGCCCTTGCCCTTCTGGATCTTCGAGGCGTTGACCGTGTACCGGCCCTTCCCAAAGAGGTCATCACACGCTTCCTGGGCCTTCGCCCTGGCACGGGTATGGTAGAAGTAGTACTGCCCCATCGCAGAGCGGGTGAAGAACGTTGCAGGAGGCTCAAATTCGAAGTCTGCGAACTGCTCAAACTCCACCATGGTGATGCGAACCCCTGCTGCCTCCAGGCTATTCATCTGCTCTGTGTAGGCGGGGGTGGTTTCTCTTACACTTACGTTCATTACCGTCTTACGTCCTTACAGTGTTGCTGGGGAGCCATCGTAGCAGCGAGCGGAGCAGAGTCAACTACCCAAAATAGAAAATCTCGTACACTCCCCGTCTATCCCCTGTTTATTTTATTATTTTAAGCATGGTGGCACTATGGCCCTTGACAGCAGGGAAAAACGTGTTAAGGTCAGTTGACCTTTAACTTAGAATTAATAACTCTATTAAGTAATTCTATTAAGTACTCTATTATTTAACTACTCTATTACTTATCTCTTCTATTATATAACTCTATTAAGAATTCTATTCTTTACCTCTATTCTTTTACTCTATTAAGAATTCTATAAGCGCGCAGGCGCAAGCCTTAATAGAGCCCCTCCCCCGTGGCACTAGCCACCCCACCAACTCATCCCCCAGGAGTCCGCATGGAAGCCTACCTAGCCGTGTGCCCAGTCCACGGCCTCACAGACGTTATGCCCGCCAGTGGCCGTTGCCGCGTCTGCATCGAAGAGAGCAACGAAGAAGCCCGCCCCTACCTAGAAACCGCCCACACGCTGGCCGAGGGCTGTAGGACCGTCAACAAGTACTTGCGTGAACAGCAAAAGTCTGATACTTCTATCGCGTAGTGTGCGCACCATAGAAATAGCCAATTTGTGAAAACTCGCTCACTTCCGTACAATCGCCACCAACTCTAGATGATGGCGGTGTATGCTGGCCGCTTAATCAGTGCTATTCGATTAATGAGGTTGACGATCAAATGACGAAAACAGCAGAGAGTATTCTCGCTAAGCCCGTGATTAAAATTGCAGATAAGCAACTCGGGCTGAGGATATGCTACAAGTCTAGTCGTGCGGTAAGTACGATTATGAAAATGCCTGACGGTAAATATACAGTGGTGGAGGTGTATAAAAAGATCATCCATGACGAATTACCAAGTTATGCAGTAGCAAAAAGGGTTGCCGAAAGTGCCGCAATGCAGAAAGGGCGCCGAAGCCCCAAGCAAGCACTGCCCACCTCCTTGCAGGTAGTGGAGAGGCAAGGCCGAGCAGTAAGCACTATCCAGAAGATGCCTGACGGACGCTGGATGGTGGTTGAGCTTTACGAAGAAAGGGCTGAAAGTTTTGACGAGCATTTTCTAGCCCTGGAAGTCGCAGACAACGCAGCAATATCACAAGCACCTCGCACCACTAAGGACGCCGCGTAATACAGGAAGTCTGTAAGGAAGTGCCGAGCATCGAACCACAGTGAAGTAGTTTCGGGGAGTTGTAATGCCATCGGCACATAGAGAGGCAGTAAGGGACTTCGCTACAGAAAGCCAGGATACCCGCATGGATATCGGCGGTCAGGTAGGCGAACGGAGAAAGAAGCTAGGGCTTACCCCTACTCAATTCGCGGAAGCAGCACAGGTCACGGAGATGAGCTTGCAGCAACTTGAACAGGGGGGTGTATTCGAGGATGAGCACAACACGGTAGTGGCTGTGCTCAAGACACTGGCCATCATGGAAAGTCGGAGGGACGGACGCCCCCACTGCCAGATGGCCCGCATCGAGATTGAAAGAAATTAGCTAATGGCTATTGACAAACCGGAACTTTCGTGGTATAACCGCTGACTTGATCCGGTTTTGTCTGGCCTTAGTTCACGTTTTCTCGTACACTAAGCGCGATTTTCTCTTACACTTTTTTCATTTACCCTATTGACCGGGCATGAGAATCGTGTATTATGGCGTCTCAAGTTTGCCGAAGCGGCAACAGTAAGATCGTAAGTCCGTAAGAACGTAAGATTAGGAAGACATATAAGTGACCCAGATTTCCGTAACCCGTGCCCTCGCCCAGGTTAAAAGCCTCAACGACCGTATTCAACGCGGTGCAGGCGCCCAATTCATTGCAGTTTCCGTAGGCGGTAAGATCACCGGCAAAGGCTCCATTCAAGAAGCCGAGCAGATCCTTACCAGCAACCTTCAGTCTGTCCAGGGCCTTATTGCCCAGCGTACAGCCCTGAAGTCGGCCATCGTTCGCAGCAATGCGACTACCACCGTTCAAATCGCTAACCAGCGTATGACCGTGGCCGAAGCCATCGAGCGTAAGTCCTCGATCGTTCTGGAACAACAACTGCTCCAACAGCTCAAGACCCAGAAGAACCAGGGCACGGCTATTGTCGAGCAAAAGAACGTCGAAGTACAACAGCGCATCGACGCCCTGCTGTCTCAGTCGTATGGCCGTGACGCCAAGATCACTGAGCAGGACCAGCAGGCTGTAGCAGGCCCATATGAAGCTCGCCACAAGGCAGCTCTGGTGGACCCAAACCGCCTGGACGATATTATCACTAAGATGCAGGAAGAGCTAGATGGCTTCCTTCTCGAAGTGGACTTCGCCCTGAGTGAAGTCAACGCTAAGACGATTATCGAAGTAGCGTAAAGCAGTTTTCTCTTGTGGCAGCGAGTTGTCTGAACTAGCTGGGCTTCTGGGGGTGAGCCGATCACCTCTAACATTACTGGTATGTAATCATATAGATAAATTCCCCGCCATTTTTGGGGAGTCTCCTTTGCGACAAGGAACTCGAACGCAGTGACTAAGGTCAACGTTCAACGTTCAACCAGTAAAGTTACAAAGCTCGAACTAGTAACCTTTTAAACAGGTAACGTGCAAAGGCCAAAGTTTTTAAAATCCCAGATACAAGGTTGATGAGTGGGTAGCTATCGACTCTGACGACGCCCTGGGCTGCTGTTCACAAGAAACCTTACAGTTGACTGATAGTGAAGTTGGTTATCACACGGGACTTTGACTCCCGTATCCTAGGTTCAAATCCTAGTCGGTCTGCCAATTTGAAGCCACCATTTAAACTACTAGTCTGTGCATTGGTGCGTAAAGGCTGGGCTTCAAATCGAGTTGGATATAGCTTAATTGGAAAGCACCCGCCGTGGAGGCGGAAGATACAGCCGCCATGCTGTTGTCCATCCACACACTCCCGCGCCTTGGGATTCTCTAGAACCAACCTAGAGTGTGTATCGCGCTGAGGGCCGCGATTAAGAAGTGCCCTCACCCATTTCTATCTAGGTAGCTCAATTGGCAGAGCAGCGGCCTCCAAAGCCGTTGGTTGAGGGTTCGACTCCTTCCCTGGATGCCACACGGA